GTACTTTGGTTCGCCGAGAGTTGGTAATCGTGAATACTGTAAATCTAATATTGCAAATCATATTAGATTTGTAAACAATAATGATATAGTACCAAGTGTACCGCCTGCAATCTTTACTTATAAACATCATGGTAAGTTGCGTTATATTAATTTTTATGGTAATATTCGTAAATTGACACCATGGCAGAGATTTAAAGATCAAATGAGAGGGAGATGGGCCGCATTAAAGAAAAGACAATTCTTTGATGGTGCTTATGACCATAGTATGAAATATTATATGAGATATACGGAAGGACTAAAAGAGTCCATAGGAGACAAAAAGTGACTGCAGAAATAATTGCAGATGTACGAAGATTGAGGGATCTTAATCGTAAAAAATTAGATGGCAAAACCCTCGTAAAGGCAATTCCAGATCACATTAGATCACATTTGTTAGGCGAAATATCTGGATATAACAAAGTAATAAAGATATTGGAGAATAAAAATGTGGGAAATGATCGAGAGGATGGCAACCGATAGGTTGTGGATTTATACGGGCATCGCAGGAAGTCTTTTTGGTGCTGCATTTTTAATGTGGTTCAAAGATACTCGTATGGGACTATGGGGATACGCCAAGTTCGATACTTTTATGGAGTATCTTGCAGAGAGGTGGGGTATTGCATGGTTGCAAGAACCACCAGATGCTTGGCGCAAAAGATATCCTAAAATGACTGGTAAGATTGACGAACTGGAAGAAAGACTCAAAAAATTAGAAAAGTGAACTACTTTACACGAAAAATGATAGCCCATAAAGATCTGAATAGTAACGGCACACTATTTGGAGGCAGGGTATTGGATTGGATTGACGAAGAAGCATATATTTATTGTAGTTGTCAATTGGATAATGATAGAGTTGTCACACGAAGTATGAGTAATATTGAGTTTAAACATAGTGCTATTCGTGGTGATATCATTGAAATAGGAATGGAGACAATTGCATTTGGCCGCACAAGTATTACTATCAAATGTGATGTAAGAAATAAACGTACCGAAAAAACTATCACAAGTGTAGATAGTATTGTATTTGTTAATTTGGGGCCTGATGGTAAACCAGCTCCACATGGAAAATCTTAAGTGTATTAAATTATGAATAATGATGATGTAGACCCAGAGATCAAGGAAAAGTTTGAAAAAAGTCAAATGTCCAAGGCAGGAAAAATCGCCATGGAACTTTCTCAGGAAAGAAAAAGACTTAAAGAAGAACTCGCCCAGTTGCAAAGTGAAGTAGATGATCTTACTCCAACAACACCAGTCGGTACATTTGACTGGTATGTTAAATGGATGTCTACTATCTTTGCAGTTTTTGGTATTTTTTCACTGAGTGCTGGTTTTGAAATGGTAGGACAAATCTTATATGTCATTGCAAGTATAGGGTGGGTTATAGTAGGAATGCAATGGAGCGACAGGGCAATTATGATAGGCAGGTCTATATCTTGTACTTCTGTTGCTTTAAATCTTGTTGAATTAATTACTAGGACATAAATTTTTATGAAAGGATTGTATACTGTAGTACTTGCACTTTTTTTGAGTGCATGTAGTAGTGGGGAATCATATCCCCTAGCCGGGACACCAGTTGCAGATTATTGGTGTCAAAACTACTCTAAGTTTCAAGAATACCACGATGGTAAGGGCGGAACTTATGTAGTAGAAGAAGAGTTATCAGAAGATTGTGGTTATGAGGAACCAGTTGTCGTTTTTAAAATGACTTTGCCAACTGGTGATAGATTCAACCCCGTTGTGGTTGAAGTTTCATATGAACAGTTTGGTGAACCAGTAGAAGATATTATATTAGATTGGTGGTATGAAACTACAAAAGAAACAATAGGGTGGGTTGAAACTCCCGATGAGTATACACTTTTAATTTATGGTGATGGAAGAATTGGTGAAGGTACGATTATTTTAAATGATGAAGAATTCCTTTACACTATAGAAGATGAACCAAGATGTGCCCATGAAGGTCTTGTAGATTGTCTTGGATATGCGGTGTCGAGAAATTCACCAGAAGAAGGATTTATTTTTTATGGTGAAGATGATGAATCTATTGTTAATTTTGAATTAACTATCTTTGAATACGAACCTCATATTGAGGGTGATGACATGGAACCAGGCCTTATTTCAAATATAGACCCGAATAACGACCCTTCTAGATTGTGGGCGAAGTGGAATACAAGAGTTGAAAAATTTAACAAACTGTATGAAGATTCTGGAGTCTTTGCTAGATTTGTAATCAAAGAAATTTGGATATCCCATTATCATGGATTATATAATTTAGAAAAAATTGCAACAGAAGTTAATGCAGACATTGTATTGGGTGCAGGAACCACATATCCAAATACTTGCGGTGTTGCATATCCCAACACTAGATTTTATGAGGGGTATCCTATTGTTTCAATGGCAGCGTGTACATGGAAAACCGATTTACACGAAATCGGACATTCGATAGGACTTGCCCACGGCCCAGAAAATCAAGGATTCCCAAACTCTGGTTATATATTTCCACAGTTTGGTCATGGGTGGAATGATGTGTGTGGAGAACATGATGATATAATGTCTTATGGATATTGGGACAATTTCCATAGTAATTCGTTACTTACTTGTGGACAAATTCTTGGCGATGCATCTAGAAATATACCAGAAGATATTGCAGGGAATCGACAAATTACGGATACTGCATATGCAATTAACAGAGTGAGATATGATGTATCTCTTATTAATGATGACAATAAATATAGGAATGACGCAGCTGCAACTGTTAGAGAAATAGAAAGATTGGATAGACCAATCATCATAGATTAGGAGTTTGAAATGGGTGGAGACTTACAATTAGCACTTGATGTGATATCAATACTTGCAGTGTTAGGTGTTTCTATAGGAATATTTCTTAGTATCGTATTTGGTTTTATTAAGTTTGGTTTCCAGCATTCTTTATGGATTGTTCTTGCATCTTTGGTAATATGGTATATAACTTGATGCAAATCTGACAAATGTTACAAAGGGTGGTATCATTACTGCCCTTTTTTTTGGCCTAGAATGAATCAAAATCATAAATACAGGTGAGAGGATTCTTTTATGGACTTTTTATCTTTAGTAGCCGATGTCGGGTTTCCGATTGCCTCTGCTCTTGCCGGAGGTTTTTTCGTTTTCTTAACATTAAAATTTATTCTTGCTGGGGTTTTGGATAATATCAAAACACAAAGAGGGTTTGTGCAATCTTTAGATAATAGAGTGAAGACCATGAATAATGAACTCTTGCGAATTGATATACTAATGTGTAGATCATTTAATATTCCATTATTGCCTGCAGATCTTAATAGAATTGCAAGAGCGGATGGACAAACAGATGCGAGGAAAGATTAATGCTTTGGAAAGACTTACTATTAATGAAATTTAAAAACGGATTTAGAATTACATCGGCAAAAGATCCAGACGATAAATTTTTTGTTATTGATGATGTTGAGTTACAGATTGGTGATTTATATCAAGTTGGGCCTAATGGTTATTTTGAAAAAATTGGAAGTGTTGCAGAGGATACTACGACATGATTTGGTTAGAATATGTCATCGAGCAAGCTGGAAGGAACTTTAAAGTTCGTGGTGAATGGGAAGGTGAACTTATGGGAATAGATGCAGACGGAAGTGAGAAAGAACACTTTCTGTATAAGCCTGGAGACCTTTTTCGTGTGAACGAAAAAGGTTGGTTATGTCATATCTCTGGCGATGACGGTGTAAATAGAGAGTAAAATGGAATTAGAATTAGGATCATTAATAGGACAATATGGATTTCCTATCATAGCCGCATTTGGACTGGGTTATTTCATATACTATATCTGGCATTGGGTAACAGAAGAGGTAGATCCTGTTATCGAAGAATCGCATATGACTCTGATAGCACTAATCGATAGGGTTAGAATGTTGGACAATGATTTAATAAGATTGAACACAAAGTTAAATATGATTTTACAACAAAAGGGAGTTGTTGTCCCATCTGACGAAGAAGTAGAAGAAGTTATAAAAAAACGAAAAGAAAATTCCTAGAGGAAAACTTATGAAAAAAATACTGACAGTTATAGGTTTAATATTTGTGAGCAGTAATCTATATGCTTCTGAACTGACATGGGGGTTTAAGAATCCAGCGTTTCACTATGGAAATGGTTATTCTACTCATGTTTTGAGTGTCGAACAGTTACAACATAATAGAAAAGAGGATTTGAGAAAAGAGGCAGAGGCAGAGGCTGCAAGAATTCAGAGAGAACTTGAAAATACAACTCTGGCAAAGTTTCTAAGAAATATCGAATCTAGAATTTACGCAACACTATCTAAACAGATGGTAGACGCAATGTTTGCTGATTGTGGGGATGTTTGTTCGAATACTGGAACCGCTGAAATTGAGGGTTCTACTATAACTTGGATAAAAGACCCAGTTGCTGGTACCATAACATTAACCGTTGTTGAAGAAGATGGAAGTGTTACTGAAATAACAATTCCAACAGGGGAGTTTGGTTTTTGAGAAAGTTGTTACCATTAATATTTTCTCTTTTAGTTTTATCTGGATGTGCAACTCAAAAGAGTCTTGAGACTTTATGGGATGTTAATACTTCTCCAGAATTGCAAGAGAGTCCTATCAAGGAACGTCTTGCGGCGGTGCCACCGATTGACGGGCCAAAAATTACGATTGCAGTCTATCAGTTTTTAGATAAAACTGGACAAAGAAAGGCGGCATCTAATATTGCAAGTTTAAGTTCTGCAGTAACTCAAGGATCAGAAGTTTGGGTTATAAAGGCACTTCAAGATGTAGGTAATGGAACATGGTTTGAAGTTGTAGAGCGTGTTGGTATGGACAATTTAATAAAAGAAAGACAATTAATTAGACAGACAAGAGATGTCTATGATAAAGACAAACCAGGCGGCCCAGAACCATTAAGTCCTATGATTTTTGCAGGACTTATCCTTGAGGGGGGAGTGGTTGGTTATGATTCAAATACGGCGACAGGCGGTGTCGGCGCTAGATACTTAGGGGTTGGCGCACAAACAGAATACAGAATAGATACTGTTACTGTGGTTATGCGACTAGTAAGTGTTAGTACAGGTAAGGTGTTAATGAGTATCGCAACGGATAAAACCATTGCAAGTTATCGAAGTGGTGCAGATATATTTAAATTTTTAGATCTTGGTACAAAACTCGTAGAAACTGAAACCGGCTTTTCATCAAATGAACCTGTTAATTATGCTGTCAGAGCAGCAATAGAACAGGGCGTGATCGAGTTAGTTTATGGTGGAGTAAAAAAACAACTCTGGAAAATGGAATTAAATCAAGAGGACTAATATGTTTAAAAAAATACTACTAATTTTTGCACTTCTGTACACTATTCCAGTATACGCTAATGAAATCTACATTACACAATCTGGCGATAATCTGGACTTAGATATTGTACAAGATGGGCAAGACAATAAAATCGGCGATTCGACTACTGATATGACACTGGAAGGCGATACAATGACATTTGATATTACCCAAACGGGCAATTTCAATGAAATTGACGCTGTAATTAAAGGTAATACCTATACAGGAACATGGGCGTTTACTGGAGATACAAATACAGTAGATTTGACTTGTGATGCCACTTCAGGCGTTAACTGTGAAACTGTTACATTAGATATTACTACAACTGGCGATAATAACCAATTCCAAATGTATATCGGTGAAAATAATGATGCAGAAAATTTGGTTGCAGATTTCACAATTACTGGTGACGGTAATGTGATCGATTTAGTACAAGATGGAACAGAAGCAGATATCACTGTTACAGTTGATTCTTCTTCAAGTCTTGCATCTGGCACAATCACACATGCAACTACAGGACTTTCTACAAGTGCGCCAGGAAACTACATTGATATAGATCAAACTGGAAATGGGGATATTAACGGACACAGTATTACACTAGACATTACTGGTGGTGGTGGAAATTTTAAAATTTCCCAATCAGGAATTTATGATACCTTAATTGACGCCACTTTTTCTGGCGATAACGCAGACGTTAATATAACACAACGAGACTGATGTTTAGGTACATCTTCTTATTACTCTTAGTGTTATGTTTTCCACATAACCTATATGGTGCTGCAGGGACTATAACTGACCTGAGTGGAAGTGGAGTACTGGAAAGAGATAGTGATGTTATTATTGGTGATTACGGCATAGGTGTTGAGTCTATGGATGTCGCAGTTACTGAACGTGGTAAGATGCGAATAGATTTCATTGATAATACTAGAGTAGACTTGACAGAACATACCAGACTATTAATAGATGATTTTGTTTATGACCCCAATAGTGGAACTGGTTCTCTTGGATTGAGGGCTACATTAGGCACTATTCGTTATGCAAGTGGTAAAATCGCCACAAACAGTAGACAAAGAGTTAACATCAGAACTCCAAGTGCAAAGATTAGTGTAAGGGGTACTGATTTTATTATGGTTGTTGATGAAATTGGTGGCAGTATGATTACATTACTGCCAAGTTGTGATATAGATGGTTATTGTGTCACTGGTGAAATTTTGGTTGAAACTGATACAGGGTTTGTTATAATGACTCAGGCATTTCAATCTACTATCGTAAAAAGTATGTGGTCGAAACCATTACCGCCAATTACACTAGATATATCTGAAGGCGATATTAATAATTTATTAATGTTAAGAAAAAAGACACCATACGAAGAAGAAGAACAAGAAATTGCAAAAAAGGCCAGAAAAATGTTTGATTTTCTGGATATAGACTTTCTAGAATTTGATGATTTAGATCAAGATGCATTAACTGATGATATTAAAAATATATGGGTAACTGAATTGCACGATTCTAATTATTATCTACAAGAACTATTACACGACATGTTAGATCAGTTAAATTTGGCACTTGCAGAAATATTTAGAGATGAATTAGATAAACAGAATGAAGAATTTTTCGTAGAAAGAGTGTATGGTTATGACGAAACAACAAGAATCACCATAGAAGATATTAATCCTATGTGGAGAATTATAAGAGAAGATGCTGGTGTTACTCAAAGACTAGATTTGAAATTGCACCAAGAAAACGGATACACAATAAACGTGGAGCAGGGAGATGAAGCAGTATACGATTACCGCCTTGGTGTTGGTACTAACACTATCGATATCACCCAAAGTCAGTAGTAACGAAATCTATATTACTCAAAGTGGAGACAATCTCACTTTGGAGATTCAACAGCGCAGTGAAAATAACTATATTAATCTAAGTTCTACAGGCCCAAATAACGACATTACTGTACGGCAAGGTATTCACAATGATAACACATATGATGGCGATGAAACAGGCGGACATGAAGCATACTGGACTGTAACAGGCGATGGAAATACAGTTGCAAGTTACCAAACAGATACCAACAGAGGCGGAGGTGGCGGCGCACCACATCACATAGCAAATATAGTAAATGGCGACAGTAATACAGTAGAACATATACAAATGGGTAAGGCTGGACACGATGGTTTTGTAGAGATACAGGGCGACAGTAACACAGTAGACCTATATCAAAGAGGGAATGGTGGACAGAAATGGGCAGATATTGTACTTACTGGAGATGGACATACAGTTGATGTAGACCAAAGAGGTAGTCATAGTGCAACAGCTGCAATAGATTTAACCAACTCTGGTGGTGCATATACCTTAAATTTAACTCAAAATGTAACTTCATCTCCAGACTCTTATAGTGTTACAGGATATTGTACAAATTCGGCGGGATGCTCGGTAACTATAAACGGAAGTAATTGAGGTAAAAATGAGAAAGTTTTTATTATCCCCCATATGGAGTATTATCATACTTCTTTTATGTACTTATGGATACTATACAAATCCAAATTTATTAGAAAGTTTAAGACTTAGATATTTCGATAGTCTTATAGTAAATCAACCAATTCAAGAAAATAATATCTATACTGTTAATATTGATGATGCTACTATTAATCAATACGGACAATGGCCATTTCCACGAAACATATACGCTGATATAATTAAAGATTTGTACGATAGAGGTGCAGGATTAGTTGTATTTAATGTACTTATGAGTGAGAGTGATAGATTTGAAAAGGATGAAGTTCTATCAAGAGTAATGATGGAATATCCAGTCATTCTGAGTATTATAGGATCAGAGGAGAATAAAAATGAACCGATTAACCCTGGCGCTGGAATTATTAATTCTGAGTATATGCATCTCATTCCAAGTGTATCTGGCATCACATCTAATATTAAACTACTTGAAACTTATGCACTTGGTTCAGGGATAGTTGATACTTATCCAGAAATTGATGGTGTTACAAGACGGGCTCCACTAGTTTTTGAATCTGGTGGTGTATTATACCCTAGTTTGACGATGGAAGTATTAAGAGTACTTGCTGGTGACAAATCATTCCAAATTAAGTTATCTCCATTGGGGGTAGATAAACTTAGAATACCCCAATATGGGCCTATTCAGACAAATGAATTAGGAGAAGTTTGGATTGATTGGTCACAGGGATATAGAAGTGCAAGTATTATGGATTTACCAGATAGTTTTGACGGTGCGGTTGTATTTGTTGGAGTTAGTGCATCTGGAGTCACACAACCAATTTCTACTGCAAAGGGTGGAGTGTGGCCACACGAAATACAGGCAGCGATGTTAGGAACCGTATTCAACGAATCTAATATAGTAAGACATCCAGACGCAAAGGCATGGGGAGAAATTGCCGCATTAGTAATTGCAGGACTTCTTGTCATATTATTATCAAAGTGGACATATCTAGGATTAGGATTTTATGTTGTATCAATAGTAGGATTTGTTGGTGGATCAATATATGCATTTAGAACAGAGAATCTACTCATTGATGGTGCAACCATTTCTGCAATATTACTATTGGTTGGACTTAGTAGATATGTTGCAAAATTTTTAGATGAATTTTTACAAAAACAGGCTATCAAGAAACAGTTTGAAGGATATGCGTCACCAGCAGTGGTTAAAATATTACAAGAAAATCCAGACCTTGTGAAGAAAGGTACGAAAAGAGATATCAGTATCTGTTTTTCTGATTTGAGAGGATTTACTCCGTTGGGGGAATCTTTTGGGGATGATGTGCAGGGATTAACGGAAATAATGAACGGATATATGGATGCCATTACAGAACCAGTACTAAAAAATAATGGAATGATAATTAAGTATATTGGTGATGCGTCTATGCATATTCATAACGCACCAATTGATGATGAATCACACGCACACACATCTGTAAGAACAGGATTGGAGATGTTAAAGGCGGTTGAAAAGTTTAACGATAGACTTGTTGCAGATGGAAGACCACCAGTTGGTATGGGTGCTGGTATTAATACTGGTGTTGGTTATATTGGAGAGATGGGTTCGACTAAAAGATATAGTTATGATGTTCTTGGTGATTCGGTTTCTACTACTGCACGATTAGAGGGACAGTGTAAGGCATATGGTGTACTGTTGATCATCGGCCCAGAAACATATAGAAGAACTAAAGAAGATTTCTTTTATTTAAAATTGGACGACCTTGCGGTAAAAGGAAAAAGTATTGGTTTGCCGATATACACAGTTTTGGATGATGAAAAGTCTGATTGGTCAAAGTATAAATTAGTACATAGAAATATGTTAAAGTTTTATAGAAAAAAACAGTTCGACAAAGCCATAGAACTGTGTGAGTTATTGAAAGGACAATTTGATGGCAAAATGGATGGATATTACGATATGTGGATGGAACGTTGTGATTACATGTCAACGCAAGATCTCCCAGAAGATTGGGACGGAATTTTTAGAGCAACAACAAAATGAACGAGAAGAAAGAACAAGACAACTCAAACAAAAAATTGCAGAACTTAGAAGTGGGTTCACTGAAACAGAATACATTCATTCCTTACGGCGGGAACGCACTGTTGAAGTGGAAAAGAGGAACGAGAAAAAAGTCGCCAGTAGTGAAATGGACTTGTTGCGAGAAAAACTAAGAAAGAAGAGTAAATGACAAAAGTATTATCAATTACCGAAAGTGCAAAAAAACATCTAATGAATATTTTAAATAAAAATAATGAAACTCATATAATGTTTGGACTGCAAGGTGGTGGGTGTGCTGGGTTTGAATACTTTTGGAAACTTGGTAGTGAAGAACCCATAAAAGACTTAGATGAAATTATAGAATTATCAGATGGTAAAGTCTTTGTAGTAGATAGTCATAGTTTAATGTATATATTAGGTAGTACTATTGACTATCAAGAAAGTCTAGCAGGCAGTATGTTAGTGGTAGATAATCCACAAGCAAAGAGTTCTTGTGGATGTGGTGTTAGTGTAAATATTTAACATTTTTTTAAAAAAATCATAAGTCCTTGTTTTTCAAGGACTTTTTTTTGAACTTTTTTCTTCAAAAAGCTTGACATTTGGTTCGAAAACCCTTATATTATATATGTAAGGTTGATAAAGGAATGATGATGTACAAAGTGATATACAAAATCTACGGAAAGTACTCTCATGTCTATTCATTTGAATCGTATGAACAGGCAAAGAAGTTCTTTCACAAGATCCGCAAATCCCCCAAAGTAACATATGCAGAATTGGATGTAGCATAATGAATGTAATGTTCCAAGAGTTAGAAATCGGTGCCCCTATCATTACTGATTATGGGTACTGGACAGTAAATGGTGAAGTAACATCTCTTCATACTGATGCAAATGGTGACGAATTAGTTACCGTCATGTATGAAGATGGTGCAGTTAAAGTTTATCGTAAAGAGGAAATACAATAATGCAAGTTGCAGTAATACATACCGCCTTTGAAGATGCGCCACAAACAGTAGCGTTTGTAGAAGTTGGTGAACGAACAGGTACAGAAGCGCTTGAGTATGCGTATCGTTGGACTAATAATGTAATGGGTTCTTGGAGTATCAAAGAACAGTTTCTTGGAGGCGAAAAAAATGGAGATTACAATGATGATGTTACTGTCATGGCTCCTCTACATTGGAGTGAACGACACCAGACTCACATGGGATTGCGTTCAACCAGTGTTGGTGACCAGATGTTGATGGGTAATACAAAGTACCGTGTTGCTGCAGTTGGATTTGAGGAAATCTAACTGTGGAAATTTTAGAGACAATTTTCTCTATTTTCTTAGTGATTGTCATGGTATTCTTTGCATACATGAGTGCTCATGTTGTTGAAGAGGGAAAAAGAGGGAAAAGAATCCCTCTTCCATGGGAAAAAGATTTTCGAAAAAAAGATCAAAAAAAATCATAAGTCATTGATTTTAAACGATTCTTTTTTGAAGAAAAAGCTTGACATTTGGTTCGAAAACCCTTATATTATACATGTAAGGTTGATAAAAAAGGATTCGTTATGACAGTTACTCCAGAACTCAAATCTTTCATGGAAGCAGTTTGGACTGCTTCATCAATCTCAGGTAACACGGTTGTTGACCGCCGTGTTAAATTCGGTTCACAACCCGATATTCAATTTACTGTTGAACTCCCTAGTGGGGAGATCGATTTCGTATCTGCTTTCGACATGTTCGAAAATAATGTGGAGTTTGTATAATGTTAAGTCAATTACCTTTTGAACGTCAAATGCAATATTGGGATGGTGTGAAGGATGCAAATGACTTCACTGCTCGTTGGAGTATTTACGACCATATCAATAGTTGTAATGAAGAGATGCCTCTCAAAGCTAAGACTCGTTATGTTCTTTATGAAGGACTGGAAGTTAAGGTTGAAGGAAATACTTGGTTAGATTTATATCGTGCTGCCAATGAGGCGGTTGAAAAATCTGGTGATACCCATCATATCTTCATTGAAAATTTTGATATGACAGATGATGGAAATTTAGAACTTTTTTGTGGGAGTTAATACATGACTTTTGGTATGTTTGAAGAAGTTGAGGTTTTAGAAAATGCAATCATTGCATTTAAAGAAGGTGCAAGTGACGAAAAACGCATGGCACTTACTACTCTGGAAAACCTTCTTAATCAAAAATTGGTAGAGGTAGAAGCATATGATGCTTGGGTTGAAGAACAGTCCCTGATCTATCTTGATGGTATCGGAGAAGGAATGGTGCGATGAGTATCATCGAAAAAACACTAGAAGAAATGGTATACGATGATATCCAAGAATGGATTACTAAGAAGTATAGCCATTTTAATAAAGATCTTTTCGAAGATTACGTCATTGAATATTGGGAAGATTATTTTTCGTCAAATAGTGAAAAAATGCTTGACAACTTCGACCCAATTCGTTATGATAATAATGAAGACCCGATTGATTACTAGGAGAAAGTTATGACAGAACTTCAACAATACATCGAAACCGAAAATGCCAAGTGGGTTGCAGAGTGTCAGGCTAATGGTGCAGAGTGGTATACTACCACTGTTACCGACCCTGCACATTGGGCGGAGATGGGCGTGTTTACTGTTGAAGATTATAAGCGGTATCAAGTAGTTAGTTATATTTCCGATGCACATAAAGATGCATATGGTTTTCGGCCTCGTGGCTACGATTGGGACACCATGACCATGGACGAACTGAATCAGTGGGCCGATGAGTTATCTGAAGAAGTTGCTCGTGAGATTGAGCGTGAAAAGGCTCGTAACGCCGAGGCTGTTGCCGAGTTTAAATCTCTAGTGCAGAATACAATTGAGATGGGTGCTGGTGATGAAGAAACTGCACTTCGTTGGTTAACTCAAAGTGAAGAGTTTTATCATTCGCAAGATGTGGAACATTGGGTATACAACCAAGGTATTTTGTTTACAGACTATGGTCGTGAACTGGTAAACCGTCTTCTTGAGGTGGTTTCATATAAAGAGTATGAGGCCGCATAAATATTAGATGGGTATTCCCCCTACAGAGAGGTATCAAGATGTTCAAAAGAGCAGTATTAGCGTTACCCCTGCTCTTTATGACAGCAGGGATTGCAAACGGACAAGAGATTCAACCAACACCGAGGCCAACACCAACGCCATTAGTAACCATGCATGGTTGTGATACTGAATCAAATTATCTATTCGAATTGGTTCAAAACAAATATGGAGAACTCCCACTAGGTAGTTCTATATCAACTATAAGACTATTAAATGGACAGTGGGTTCAAGTTGAAACTTTTTGGTTAATGAATCCAGAGAAAGGTACATATAGTATTATTGCGGTATTTCCAAATGGATATGGTTGTCTCATACTAAATGGTAATAATTTTGTGCCATATAAAAATGTAGAGAAGGGAGACCCTAGTTAATGGTTGACAATATCAGGCGAGAATCTTATTGGGATTATATGGGCCGGCGTCTTAGAGAAGAACAGGCGAAAGAAGAACAGTTGATGACAGTACAATTAGAAGAAGACGATGAAGGAAATCTTGTGCTGCCCCTACCTACTGAATTACTAAATCAAATGGGTTGGGATATTGGTGATGATTTATTATGGGAAGAGACACAACATGGCACTTACACATTACGGAAGAAAGATTAAAAATACTGCAGTTATTGCATTAAATGGACTTATAGTTGTTAGTATGCTCTCAGTCGCATCCGCAGCGACACACATGGATGAAAAACGAGAGATGACTGTTGATGATATTGCGTCCATTGAGTGTCTTGCACTCAATATATATTGGGAGACAAGAGCAGTTTCACTCGCTGATGCAATGGCTGTCAGTGATGTTGTTCAGAACAGAGTAAATCATAAACATTTTCCAGATACAATCTGTGATGTTGTTTATCAAGGTGAAAAGAAACCATCTTGGAAAAATCCAGATAAATTGGTAATGGTTCGAAATCGATGTCAGTTCTCTTGGTATTGTGATGGAAAATCTGATGTTCCAAGTGATATCACTGCATGGGATCGCTCTAGAAAATTTGCAAGAGATTTTTATCTTGGTTCATATCGTGGATTGACTGAGGGTGCAACTCACTATCATGCCACCTATGTCAAACCGTATTGGTCAACTAAAAAAGATCGCATTGGCCGTATTGGTTCTCATATATTTTATCGGGCAAAATGGTAATAAATATGAATGAGGAGACTAGTATGGAATTTAGAGTCGATAACATACCAAAAAAATATCATGGTATAATGGACGAATTGTGGAGTTGTACAACACAGACTGAATTGAGAATATATTTGACTTCATGTTCGCCAGGAAAAAGACAGATTGCAGAAACTCTAATGGAGTTAGTTAGGATAGAAATATTAGACAACCATTTTGAAAAAAATAGAGATCAGTTAATAGATCCCAATGAATTTAATGATATGATGAATCGGATTACGACTAAGAATAAGAATTAAAGACAAAGGGATGTAGAGAAAATCTTGCATCCCTTTTTTTATGCACAATGTGCAGTTTATACAGGGAGAAAAAAATGAAAACACGAAAAATATCTACCTATTACGCTGATAATCAAAAAGGATATGCAGAGGTGCATGTCGATTTTGTACAAAATATCAATTTTATTAAATATTTCGATAATGAAGGAATGTTATTTTTTACAGAAGATTTTCCGCAAAAATCGATAAACTATGTAGAGGATGCTGCAGAAAATTGGGCAAATGGAATTAAAAAACTTGGAGAAGAATTAAATGTATAAACTAAAAGATAGAGCTGGTGTTGCACGAAGGGCAAAAAAACATGGCCTGCATAACACTAAACGCAGAAAACATCGGCTTGCGTTAAAAGTTGCTGAAAACAACCAAAAATTGCAAGAAAGGCGGATTAGAAAAATGATCGCTCATGCAATGAGAACTCAGGGAATGCAAATGGCACCGCAACCAGAGGCGATTGTTAATACAGAAATCGTTGAAGAAACTGTAGTCGATGAAGATACAATTGTAGTCGATGAAGATACACAAGAACCAGAAAAGTATCCAGAAAACGGTATGTAATGAAACAACAATCTGTAAAGGATCTGTTAAACATCTATGAAGGTTTTCAGTTCTTAGAAAATACTCCAGTTTTTGTTGGTAAACTTCCAACTGCGATACACCAAGAATTACTGGAGTGGACTGAACATTGTAGAAAGTTTAAAGATCATGAGTTAAGTATATTATTAGAACATGTTAATGCTGGACTAAACAGCTATCAAATTAGTGTTCCTAAACATTTACAGGAGTCTTCTTTTACACAGGCATATTTGATTACACTTGGAAAGTTGTATATTGCAAAAACATTTCCACCATTGCTAAAAAAGAGTATGGGAGAAAGGTTAGAAATTTTACGCCATAGAGTTTCTTTTTATGGAACTCAAGATCATTATGATTGGGGTGTTTGGATTAATTATGCAAATGCTGGCGATGTAAATCCGATGCATACTCATGTTGGCCAACTATCTGGTGTTCTATATGTAAAAAATACTGAATCTTCTCCAACAAATTTTAATAATGAGGTTCAGTATAGTGGAAAAGACGGTTATGTTGCAATCTTCCCTGCCGATTATGAACATGGGGTTGCAGAACATAATGGTGATGAGAGAATAACAATGTCGTTTAATTTAAGAGCCGTGTTACACTAATGTCAGAAGACACAAACTAGCGGGAGATTGGGTGATGAACATTGAAGTAATATCAGTAGACGAAGAAACTGGGAAAGTAGAACTAGAACTTGACGAAGAAGCCCGAGCATGGCTAGTAGAAATCGGGTTCAATAAAGTTCTGCGTGATGCGATAGAGGCAATGAAAGCGGACTTTAGTTATGAAAAATAGATACGGTGTAGAATACAATTATGTCAAGTGTGACGATAAACTATATCGTTTTGATATGTCAGACGAGGGCATGAAGTATATGCGATATGGAGGCAAGGAAGGTCAAGAGGGTATTGACTACAGTGACCTTGGTATGTTCGATCCAAGCGGCGGGCCTTATGTTGCTATCGGTAGTAAAATCTACTGGGATGAGATTCACGAAGGTACTAAACAAAAACCGTTGATTGTGAAACGAATCATGAGCATCGATGAGGAAGGATTGTATGTTGAGGTTGAATGATGCTCTCATCTGAACAGATAGAGAATATGGTAGAATTGCTGGCCACCCTAGATAATCGAACAAAGATATATCTAGGGTGTGACAGTGTTCGTTTTCTTACTAAAAAAGGAAAGAAAAAGGCCAGATACGCTGCAGTGTGTATTGTCCATATGAATGGAAACAGTGGTTGTCGGATATTCTCTAATATATCATATGAAGATGATTATGATTTAAAGAAAGACAGACCTAAAATGAGAATGTTAAACGAGGTGAGAAAGGTATGTGAATTATATACACAAGTTATACCTTTTATCGATGAGTTTGATATTGAAATACATTTAGATATTAATACAAATCCCCAACACGGTTCTAATTGCGCCGCATCAGAGGCGGCAGGGTATGTTCTTGGTATGACTGGTATTCAACCAAAGTTGAAACCAAATAGTTGGGCTGCATCGTTTGGTGCAGATGGTGTAGTAAATGGTAAGAGTAGAACAGACACACCAGAATGGGCATACGAAAGAATTTTATAAAAACATATTGACAGTATATGATGTTTAGTGTATTATAAACATAATATTTGAATTGGAGACTTAAGTGTTCGGTAGGAAAAGAATTATCTATGACAGAGATGGTACTACACCATACATGCATCGCTGGCATCTATTGTTTAGAGATAAGGTAGACAATTTTTCAAAGGGACGGAAAGTTCCATTTAACGCCTACCTACACAAAATAGTTTTATCCGATGAACCAGTTTTTCATGACCATCCATGGGATTATTTTACCATCATCCTAAAAGGTGGTTATTGGGAACACACTCCAGAAGGTAAGTTTTGGAGAGGGCCTGGTCACATGAGATTTTCAAAGGCAGGAAGTCTGCACTATTTGGAAATTCCTCAAGGTGGTTCGGCATGGACACTGTTCTTTCGATTTGGTAAGAAGAAAGAATGGGGATTTATCAAAGATGGTGAATGGGTTCACTATCAAACTTACCTAAAAGAGAGAATGCAAACCCAATCTAGATTAAATACTTAAAGGAAACTAAAATGAGTTTAGAAAAAAATCAAATTATCACTGTAGTGACACCTGTTGGTGAGTTTATTGGACGATTAGTTGAGGATGATGCCACTGGTATTACTCTTAGTAACCCCAGAATGATTGTGTTTGGTGAAAATCAAAACATGGGGTTCGCACATGGTATTGCTGCAACTGGAAATTCAGACCCTACAGAAATGAAGATCCGACATGCAGTGTTTGTTACAGAAGCTAATGAAGATGTACAAAAGGCATGGCAAGAACAAACTAGTGGATTAATTGTATAATGTCGAATGAGGAAGCAGAACTAGAATATAAAAAATTTCTATTGATGTTTCCTAATCATCCAAGCCCTGTACACTATCCAAAAAGTTTTGCATATTATGTAAAGTTATACAAATTTCTAAAAGGTAAACAAAATGTCAAATGAAGATAGATATGTTGTTATGATTAATCCTTCTAATAGAGAGGATACTTGGATGTATGTAACTGAAGACACTGGCAGATGTGATTTTAACATGGTGCCTGTAGTATTTGACTCATATGATGATGCTGAATCATATGTTTTCAATCTTGGACTTGCTGGTGGAACAGTAAAGTCTAAAATAATTCAGTATATTAATGAATAAACTTCTTGACAAAGAGGAATTATTTGTGATATATTGTCTATAGTTAACATGTGAAGTGTTAACATTTCGTAAACTTAAAGTAAACTTAAAATGGAGAATGTAAAACATGGCTAATGCAAATGTTGTGACAAAACAAGATCGAGTCCTTGAGGCTCTTCGTAATAATGATAAAGGTTTGACTGCTGCTCAGATTGAAAACCAATTCAAGGTTGGAAATGCTCGTGCAACAGTATCTAGCCTTCGCATGAAGGGTTTTGCAATTTTTGCAAACCAGCACACTGATACTAAGGGACGCACTAAGACTTTCTATCGTCTTGGTACTCCGCCTCGTTCAGTTGTTGCTGCTGGTTATAGGGCATTGGCTGCACAAGCTGCATAATAATAAAAAACTAGGGGGGTGCAATGCCCCCCACATTTTGAGTCGATAAACTTGGTAACGACCTAAAAAAATATCCAAGTATTTGGACAGTCTATCGAATATCGAAGACGCTTATTAAAAAGGAGAATGCGATGTCAAAGCTACAATTCGCAAAAAAAACTAGATTTTTTCTGGAAACTATTACTGTTGGTGATTTATACAAACTTGCATCACCAATAAAAGATGAAGCTGGAGACAACACTTCATATGCAGTATTATCAACTGCTGCAGGATTACTTCAACGAAAACTACAAACAGATGCATGGGACAACCATCGTAGGCAGTCCTATCTTAACACTGTAATTCAAGGATTGGAATTCTTGGACAAAATTATCGTTGTGCCTGCGAACCTTCTATTGCAAGGATTGATCAACGATCACGACCGCACTATCGAAAAAGAACGAAAAACTGCTCTTGCACAGGAGATTGAAGAAATTCGAAAAGATGTTGCTGGTGGTGTTGAAAACTATATCATTGACGGACAAAACCGAATTTTAAATGCCATTGTTCCGTTTATCAACAACGAATTTCCTCTTGGTGCTACAGATATTCCAATTGTAGATGAGAATGGAAAAATTGTGGAGTTTGCACAAGGAAAACTTTATCAAGATTTGCATGAATCTCTTCAAGTTGCATTTATGAATATCGAATTGTTGTATATGGTTGCAGAAGAGGGAGATATCCAAGAACTCGTAAATGCATTGATTGCGAAAAATGAAGGATACCCATGGACAGAATGGCAAAAAATGATTACACGTTTCTGGTTCTCAACGTATCGCCGTCAATTAACATCAATTCTTGAAGACAAATGTGCAATTACTGCATTACAAAGTCTTTCTGGGAAAACATATAGTGAAGAACTTGCAGGACACGAATTGTTCTTGTCAGAAGTGTTTTACTGGATTGCGAAAGGTACACAACCATCTTCTTCAAAAATCGGTGCTCATGAACTCATGTTTTCTGGTATGGAGACTGTGACAAAATCCCAAGTAGATCAAGTAAGACGTTATCTTCGTGAATTTGCAATGGGAATGAAAACCATGACTTCTGCAAAACAGTATAACAATGTAATGGTACGAAACTACATCTATTTCCGTTATCAACTGGACAATCGAGTGTATGCGGATATTACGACCCCTCTATGGAAAATAAAAGATGTAGAAGGTTTTGTGAAAGAGTATGATGCCGCACAAAAATCAATGAGAGAAGATCCTGATGGACGCATTACTCATGATTTGAATGGGGTAAGACTACCAACACCCACAAAAGTACCGAATGGTTTCTTCTGGGCATGTTCTGAAATCAAAGAGGAGTTTATTCGTTGTCGAGTAGAATTACTCTGCAAAAAATTCATCGAAAATGAGGAACATTTGAAAAGTGACAACATCGTTATTGATGCAGCTCTTTCAATGCCAATGCCACAGAAAGAAGTCGTATGGGAAGCGAACAATCGAAAAGACTCAAAAGGAAATCGTATTTCTGTTCGTGACCTAAACAACTTGGATAGAGGACACATAGTCTCTAAACATAATGGGGGATCTAACTCTACTGAGAATCTTGTTCTTCAAGACTCTGGGGAGAATAGATCAATGGGTTCTGTCAATTTGACCTGACCGCCTGTGACCGCCCTGCGGTTACGCCCGTAAATTTTATTCCTTAGACAACGAGAAAGTGCTTGACAAGTTCTTGCACTTTCTCTATAATAAGAGAGTAATATGAAAAAAGGTAGAAAAATGCTAGAACAACTTATTGAAACTTACAACAATTGGATTGCACAACAAGGACTTCCTGCTATGAGTGCAGATGAACTTGCTTGGGAAGATTGTGTAAATGACGAACAACGTGAATGGTTGTTGGAGTTTAGTAAAGAATGGGAAAAATATGAAAATTCATGATTCAGAACAAGATAATATTAAAATTCATGATTCAGAACAAGATTTCATGAAAATATTTGATTTAGAACAAGATATAATGAGTTGTTGGAATGTATGTGAGGATATTGATGTCGTTACATCCAACTTCATAGATGCCCCTGAGTGGGAAGGAATGGATTCAAAGGTTGCAGATGCACTAATGAATCGTTACTTTGGTATTAAAGAATTGTATGATGTGAAGTTTCAGAAATTATGGACAACTTTCGAAGCAGTCTGCAAAGAACACCATGAGTTACGGAAACGTGCGGAGTATGCACAGAAAGATTCTGAGATTGATTGGGATCGTGCCCCTAGTAAACTCAATTCAGTTTCTGATGGAAGTTTGCCGTTTGGATATCCTGCATTTCATGAAGATGAACAAATAAAGTATGAGTAATCATGGAATTTATTTTTTTAATATTCGCACTCTTTATTGTTGCCTTCTGGTGGATTCTTAAAGGAGAAGATTGATGAAGTGGTTAATTTTATTTGTCATGATGAATACAGAACCATTTGTAGTAAAGAGTCTGCAATTCGATACACAGAACGAATGCAAGAGTTTCATTAATAACCCTGCAAATAGTGATCGTCTTGCAATAGAGGTGATTTCGATTGCTGGATTTAATGATGAAATTGTCAATGTTGCATGTCTGCCTGCAAATAGAATTACGAAAGAGTTATTGAATGAAGTTAAGACAAGTTACACTCGTTGAATTGAGAAAGATTCTTACAGAGAATAATCTAGAATTCTTTATTAAGAAAGAAAAAGATAATATTGTAAAAGTTAATTTTATCGTTAAGGAAGAGACTGAGTGAAATTTCTAAAAGAGATTACAGAGTGGGAATATCCTAATCATATCTATGCTTTTGAGAATGGACAATGTGTAGGATATATTAAACAAGGTACAAAAGAATTACTGAGATTTAATAAACCCTCTAAGCAGTTCAGTAAGTCACGAAGAAAGTTCGTAGAAGTTACAATTTAACACAACTAAAATAAGAGTAATTTCGTAGTATACTCTATAGATAAACTAAGGAGAAATGCTATGAAAAAATTAATATTCTTTTTGCCATTCTTGGTATCATGTACAGGTATAACAGAAACAAATTCTAATAGAGAATTACCAGAGTTTGACTGGATGCCAAATTCATTACAATGGGAACATAATATAAGAAATTGTAGGAGTCAGCCTCAGTGCAATCCTGCAGATTTATTTAATCGAACAGGGTATGTAAATACAATAGGATAAGGAGATGTATCGAATCATTACAAAGACAGAATTACTGAGTATTCTGATAGTCGTTTTTAGTCTTTCATGGACATATATGCAATTAACCTGAAAGAGTTATAAATAGGACTCAGAGGGGAAAAACCATGGAAAAATTGTCAACGTTTTTAGGATACTGCAGTAGAGAAGAATGCTTTGCGTATGGAGTATTGATAGGACTACTTACACACTGTGTTATAATGAACTGCATACCAAGAATTCTTGGAATATAATAAGAAATTTATCCAAATCATCCCACGTTTTCCCACAAAGACCCACAAAAAACCATTGAATCTGTTGCAGAAACCATAGAAATACGAGGGCTACAAGTTTTTACCCCCTTGGTCTAAATCTGCGGAGCAAATTTCTGCTCGCCGCTGAGGGGTTCGAAACAAATCATAGATAATATCGATGATATCTCAGAGAATTATCGAAAAAATCCATGAAAAAACCTTCGAAAATGCTTGACAGGGTCTCTAGGCCATGCGAAAATATGCATATTGTTTGGTTAGAGATATTACTGTATGGCTACGATTGCACTGGGACGTATTAAAGACTCTGCAAAAGTATATCAATATGTAAAAGATCTAGAAAAAGATCTAGGTATTAATCGATATTATTCCCGCCTTATTCAAATCCGTTTTCGAAAAGATTTAGATGATTGTCTTGGACTCTGTTGGGGTACTGAGAAACTTGTCTATATCGATATCTTAAAGACATCTGATATGAACCAGATGATGACTACACTTGCTCATGAAATGGTTCACGCAAAACAAATAATCAAGAAAGAATTGGTTGACGGATATATGTATAAAGGCCGTAATTATTATGACTGTAATTACGAGACACAGCCTTGGGAGATATCTGCTTATGCTCAGGAAGAAAAATTATTTAAAAAAAATTGGAAATAATTTAAAAAAGTGCTTGACTTCTTCTTGACAAACTGTTATATTAACTATGCTGATGATGATTCAGATAAATTTAAATATTCTATGGAGATTGTGAATGACTCATGAAGTTTGGATAGATGCAGAAGCTATGAAAGGTGTTCCTGATGCTTTCTCAGATGTTCTCTCAGAGAAGATTGAAGAAATCTTAGGGCCACTGAATAAGAGATCATGTCCTTGTGATACTTGTCCTTTAGCTGCTTCATGTATGGTAAATGAAACTGAATGTTCAGCCTTTCGTAACTGGGCTAGTAAGGGAGACTTCTTAGACGGCCAAGTAGGTAAACATGTTCGTGCTATGAGTTAGGAGAGTTAGATATGAATACTGTTTTTGATATGCAAAGACAATCCATTCTAAATGAAGCCTTTGATGTTTTGACAGAAGGTATGGAGAATTGGAAAGATCCTATTGAGAATGTTAGAATATTCTCAAAGGATTTCGACATCATGAATGAAGCCTGTATTCATTTTACAGGTAGTGAACTGAGAGTAATGAGTAGTGAAGATGAGTATGTGACTGTGAGTGCTGATGGCTATTATTTGACCATCGGTGCATGATATTTTACCTAAGTAGTATTAGGAACTGACTGAAATATCTCCTTAGATAATGGTAACTTGCCCTTAGGGAGTCTGCAAGGATTCTCTAAGGGTTTTTTTATTTGTCATCTTCGAAAATACTTAGAGTGTAACTTTAAATTTATGGGACTCCTAAAAAATATTGCGGAGATGATATAGTCACCCGACACGCCTCTAAAAAGTCTGCAAGTTTTCTAAAAGGTGTTTTTAAAAAATTTTTTTTGGGGGGTAAAATCTCTAAATACCTTTAAGAGAGAAAAAGAAGGAATAACACAATGCGAGAAAGTCTTGCAAGAAGTATGACAAAGTTTTTTAGGTTTTTTGCAGATACATTCTTTGCAAAGCGTTATGGACATCGTGCAGTAGTCTTAGAGACAATTGCAGGAGTCCCAGGCATGGTTGCAGGAATGTGGATTCATCTCAAGTCTCTAAGACAAGCAAAGACAGGTTACGGCCCTATGATTAGAGAACTTCTCGCAGAAGCAGAAAATGAACGTATGCATTTAATGTTCTTTATAGAGATTGCAAAACCTAATTGGTTAGAAAGACAGATTATTCTAATTGCACAGATACTCTTTTGGAATTTCTATTTCTTATTATACGTTCTCAGTCCAAAGACAGCACATCTTATGATACATTACTTCGAAGATGAAGCCGTCAAATCCTACACAGAATACCTAGCAATGATAGAGAATAAACAAATAGAAAATGTTCCAGCACCACAATTAGCAATCGATTACTATGGTTTAAATCAGAATGCACGTTTATCGGATATGATAAAGTGTGTAAGAGAAGATGAAAGAAAACATTCAGAAGTGAATAAGAAGTTCTCTAATGTCTGATATCCTAGTATTTCTAATTGTTTTTCTTCCTATCTGTTGGTGGGTTTGGTGGATGAATAAGGATACACCGAAAACAAAACTGGACTTTGGCCCAGAACGTCCGAAGTCTTTACGTTCCTTTGATGGATTTCTATACATTCTATGGAACTGGAAGTCTTATCTAGCAAAGACAGTCTGGATCGGCGCAATGCCATTTATTTGGTACTATGATGGATTCGGCGCCTTTACGACTTGGTTATTCTTTGGAGGCATTTTAATACTTCTTGGAAGATTTTGGGAGTTGTTTAAGAGATGAGAATTGTTTACATTCACGGTGCAACCGCAACTGAAAGAACCTTTGCGTTTATTCAAAAAAATATCAATGCAAAGAATCCAATATACCTTAACTATAATTCCAAAGATGCAACTGCGAAAGAGAACCTAGACTTTCTAAAGGAAACGTTGAGAGAACAAATGCGTCCTAATGACAAGTTATTTTATATTATGCATTCTCTAGGAGGCATCTACGGAATCTACTTGCAGGAAGAATTTGCATACAACTCTTCGTTTGCGGTTTCACTTGCAACTCCTTTCAATGGTTCTGAAGTAGCACAATGGGGAAGATGGGTTGCACCTCAATATCAATTGTTTGCAGATATCGTTCCTACCAGTCGATTTATCACAGAGTCACGAAAGATTAGAATTGCAATTCCTTGGAAACAGGTGATTACAACAACTGGAGATATTCCTTTAATAGCAGGAAAGAATGATGGCGTAGTCACAATGGAATCTATGATGAGTCGAGAGGATGTTGATTACTATGCAATTGACCGTAATCACTACGAGATTGTTCAATCAAAAAGAACTGTCAGTTTGATTTCAGACTGTTTAAAGGGAATTCGGAAGTGACGGTGGGAGTTTTCTCTCGTAGTTCAAAATCTTTTCTTTGAGTTCTTTCTCTTGTTTCTTTGCAAGATAGAGTGCCATCTCCAGTGAATTGATTTTATCGTGTGCAATATTGAGAGATTCTTCTAAGACTCGCATTCTTTCCATGGTTCTATTGGGGTTTCCTTCCGACATTTTCTATTGACTCCTGTAAGACTTTCTGATATAGTATATGTATAAATAGAAATGAGTCGAAAAATCGGTCAGGTCAAAGTCTTTAATATAATATGAAAGGAACTGTGAAATGGGATGGTGGAATAAACTAGCTCAAACTCAATTGAGTGAATGTGACTATGATAAACGTCATGGAGGCCCTTACGATAGAGGAAGTGCGGATAGTTATTATAGACGAGCTTACAGTCCTCACTATTATAAAGGTGCGTCATACAATTCTGACCGTGTTGAAATGCAGGATATGACTGCTCAAGAAATTGTAGAGTACACTAAAGGTTATAATGACAACGAAGAACGTGGTGACTTCAAGGATTGGGGTTAAAAAAGTACTTGACAAGTTTCGTTCTTTCTGTCATAATGTTATAGTGAAATAACGAAAGGATTAGATTATGATTCGTTTTATGATTGGAATGTTGTTGGTTTTTGGTTCTGTTGGTGGACTTGAACAGGATACTGCTACCTTTACGGAAGCAATTCTTGGTTCACTGCTTGGATTGACTCTTATGTTATGGGCAATTCCCAAACTTAATGCTCTTGCGGATGAAGAATACTAGATTATATCGAAATCTTAAAGGAGACAAAAAATGTCAATAGAAGCTTGGTTGTTAATTACTGCAGTCATTTTCACTGTGTTTGGTTTCATATGGGGCCGAGGAAACAAAAAAGAAAGTGATGTTGCAGCAATCGAAAACACTTTAGATCAACTCATCGATAATGGATACTTGCGTTTTCGTAAGGACAATGATGATAACATTGAACTCTTAAAGTGGAATCATATCGGTGATTAGTTTTTGAAAGGAACTAAATATGGATATACTATATGGAGTCCAAATCGAAATCGATGAGGGCGAATATGAATATGTTAGGAAACAAAAAGGAAATAGTTGGACGACAGCTGATTCCGTCTTAACGTTTGACAATAAAGAAGATGCTCTGATTGAAGCTAAAAAGTGGAACACTGGAGTTGTAGTAAATTTATCGAAACTTTCATCATGGAAAAGTTAGAAGAAAATTTATTTCATAATAAAAGAACTATTGTGAAATACAGAGAAGCATTCCAACAAGGCGCATTAGCATGCCGTGAAGGACTTGGATTTGAACATTGTCCTTGGACGGATGATGATTTTCGAAAACAGGCATGGAGAGATGGTTGGGAAACTGCAATGACTTGGGTTCTAGAGAAGGCATATTCTTAAAAAATAAAAAATAAAAAATGGAGAATAATATGCATGAAGTACAGTTAGAATTGTTTAGTGACCCACCATTGCCCCTTAAACATAACGAACACAATGAACGTATAGAGTATCTTGAATATATTATAACACAAATTGGTTTGAAAGTTAGAACATATCAAGAAACTAGAATAGATTCAGTTTTAGAAGTAATTCCATCATACATAGATGATTACTTTAGTAAATATAATTAAAAAGGATATCAAATGTATCTAGAATGGTGGATGATTATCACCATCGGGATATTCTTTGTAGTCGCACTTACAAGAACTTGGAAAAAGGCACACTTTGAAGGTTTTTGTATGGGAGCAACCGTCTTATTAAACTCAATGGAAAAAGTAATTCCAGAAGATTCAGTCGAGTTTCATAAAATAGTTAAAGAATTAACAAATAACCCCGATAAAAAATATAAAAAATCTTAAAATAGAGCTTGACATTTGTATGTGGAGTACCTATATTAATAGTATAGGGAACAGTTAGAGGTTGTTATGGTAGATTTTGAAGAACTCTATGTCAAAGGTTCCACTAAAAATAAAAGAAAACTGGCGGAGTTAGTAGTAACTTTCGCTAAAAGTATTTTATTTCCTCGACACAGAAACGTTGTTGTCGAAGTCGAACTCATTCCAAACTTAAATGGTAAAGAAGGTATCTGGGGCGATTGTATTGACGATGATGATCGTTGGTATATTGTTCGTGTTGATTCCAAATTGCCTGCAAAAGACTTTGTTGAGACAATTTTACATGAGATGGTTCATGTAAAACAGTATGTTCGTAAAGAATTAATACAACACTCAATCAAACATCAGTTGTGGAAGGGTGGTCAAATACCCTCAGAAACTAAATATGAAGAACGTCCATGGGAAATTGAAGCGTTTTCATTAGAAAAACAACTATCAGAATCATTTATTAATATTCATGGATGGAAATTCTTAGGAGTCTAACCGAATGTATTTGGCTGAACGTCAATGCCAGCAAGAAGAAGCGTTTGAAGAAATTGTAATTCAGACTGTACAGGAGTCTGAAAGTTTAGAACATGCAAAAAATGAGTGTATGAAATCTAAAGAACTTGTCGAACACTGGAGTCAAGAAGAAATTGATGACTTTATTGCAGACCTTTGGAGTGAACACTGGTCAAAATACTTGGCCGATTACTAAAAATTGTAAAATATTCTTGACTTTATCGTAATTTTACTGTATTATATAAAATATAGTGAACAGATGAGGTGAAAAAATGTCGAAGATGGGTAATTATGTTGTTGGTTTGATGGAAGATGGACTTTGGGATGAGCCAGATTATCCAGAACCCGACATTGAAGCGTATTATGAAGAATATTATAAAGAAAAACTTAGTGCCTTCAAGTCTGCTCTAAAACAAGCTATGATGATTTACGATTGTAGTTGGATCCCCGCCCTCAGAACCATGTATCAAGTAGAAAAAAACGATGCGGAACCGTTTGATCTTCAATCGGATGCATATTGTTATAGAAAATTAGAGAATTATCTCTACGAATGGGAATTGGGCAAGGAAAAAATTGACGAAATATGTAAAAAATTCTTCTTTAGGGCTTGACAAACACCCCAAAAAGTATTATATTATATATGTAAGTTGATGAAAACAGTGATGAGGATCTAAATTATGGCATATGTTTCCCAAGAAATGAAAAAATCACTCGCCCCTGCGATCAAATCCGTTCTTAAGAAGTACGGTTATAAGGGTTCGATTGCAGTGGACAATCATAGTTCTCTTGTTGTGAACATTAAAGAAGGTGTTGCTGATTTTATTGGTATGGCAAATGCTAAAAACAAAGAGATCGCAGAACGCCGCAATGGCCGTTATTATCCAAGTGAAGGATATATTCAAGTCAATACCTACTATCCCGAACACTACGGTGAAGCGCAAGAGTTTCTAGAAGAACTTATTGCTGCAATGAAAGGTACTGGTTGGTATAACAACACAGATGCCCAGATTGACTATTTTGATATTGCATACTACTTGGATATCAATGTGGGTAAGTGGGATAAACCTTATGTTTGCACGGCTCTAGAAGAGGCGGCATAATTCATGGCAGTTCGTACAAAAAAATACAATGAAAAAATTCATATCGATTTGGATGGCCCCCAAGGGAATGCATTTGTTCTTTTTGGTATCGCAGAAAAACTTGCCTCTATATGTGGTGTAGATTCGGAGTCTATCATACAAGATATGAAATCTGGAGATTATCTCAATCTCCTTAAAGTATTTGAAGAGAATTTTGGACACATCGTAGTTTTGGAAACTAGTAATCAGGAGTACTTAGATGTTTTTTGTTGAAGTGAAAGAAAGATTCGGTGAAGAAAAATTCCGTTGGGAAGCACTAACGGAAGAACAGGCATTAGATGTTGTTGCAAAACTTAAATCTGATGGTAAATATTGGTCATTTGAAATTGGAGAAATGTAGAATGTTACTTTACATTTTTGGTTTTTTCGACTAAGTATTATAGTTAAGGAGAATTATAAATGTCGAAAATACAAGAAAAAATAAAAACCCTCATGGATACTGTACAAGAGAGTTTAGAGAGTCAGAGACATATTGAGTCACCAGAAGAGTTTATGATTGAACTGGATAAAGTTGGACTTTACTTCAGTCACATGAACGATGAAGATCGTGATTACTATCAAGCGGCACAAATCGCTTTTGAAGAACAAAGGAAGTGGACTATTTAAAATGAAACTTGCAGATTTTAAAATGATTGAAAAGGACTATATGCCTGGCGGTTTCCATTCATTATTGTCTTTTGGTGAGCATCATCAACTGAGTGTTGTCAGTGGTGAAGGTGCATATGGTTCCAAGAATGCCCCTTATGAAATCGCAGTATTCATCAATGGAGAATTTGCAAATTTGCCTGGCATTGTTGAAGATGATGTTAAGGGATACTTGACAGAAGATGAAGTTGATACGATCATAAAAAAACTTCATACCATTACAAAAGAAATTCCTGTTCAAGTCAATTTGATGGAGAGTTAAAATGTCACAAATTTCTGAAGTAAAAAATAATATAGGTAGACTGTATTCTGTTGGACTTGATTATGATTCTGCAAAGAAACAGTTTTTTGAGTCTGCATATGAAAAGATTTCTAGAGAAAAGTTGGAAACAATTTTTGATGAAGAGTGGAATAGGTATGAACATATGTATTTCGCCAATTTAAATTTCTTCAAGAAAGGAACTTAGATGGATTTGGATGAGTATGAGGAAGATATTAGATTAAATGCAGTAAGTTATAGTATTATAGCATTTAAACCTCAAACCTCAACAAAACAAGTCGGGGAAACAAAAACTTTTGAAGATGCTATAAAAATGGCATATGAAATTCATAAAGAAAATAGTTTCCGCAGTGTATTGATTTATGCAGTTAATGAGACTGGACGATTTGTTTTAAATGCCTTCGTTAGAAGTGATGACATGAAACTCAAAATAATTGGGAGTAGAAAATGAGTAATCAGCGAAGAGGAAACTGGAAACCAGCTGCAATGAATGATAGTAGTAAAATAGATGCAATGTCTTTAACTACTTTCTGCAAAAATGCAAAGGTTCTTTTAGAAGAGCGTGGAGAAGAAGATGCTGCATTCTACTTTGGACAGGTAGAAGATTGGTTGCGTGATGGGGGAAGAATTCAAACTGGACACAATGATGTTGCCAGAATTCTTGGTGTGTAATGAATTTTTTAGAAAGTGAAGTTTCAGATATTCGTATTAACGATGATGAAGCAAAAATGTTTGGTATCTCTGATAGAGAACTTATTAAACATCTTTTTAAAAAGGTTGTTCTATTAGAAGAAACAGTTTATGAACTTGAGCATCAACTTAGAGTTCATGAAGAATGGATAAAGTTAAGGGAAAAAAATTAAAAATATATTGACAATATGTTTCATATATGGTACATTAATACTTGTAATGACTATTTTATGAAACATAGAAATCTGCCCTTAGCTCAGCTGGATAGAGCAACAGCCTTCTAAGCTGTGGGTCGTAGGTTCGAATCCTACAGGGCAGGCCAATTAATATCGGGCGAGTCGGACGCTCGATTTGTCGAGTGAGTAAAAACACGGTTAAGCCTGAAAACGACACTAAATAGAAGACTCAGGTGGGAAGTTGGAAATCCCTCACTAGAAACCAACAAGATTAAACAGGGGCGGACAGTAGGAAGAGGCGACTAATGTATAAGAAAATAAAGCGGCCTGTAACCCCTCAAACTGCTAAAAGTAAAAACACCTACTGTCCCTTTTATTCGGAGTTACTATAATGCAAGTATCACCAGTACCACCAGTAAGAATTGTGAGTGAGTATGTTAGGCAACTAAATGTCGGTGATAAGATTCATAACATTGTAGTAACGCATAAAGACTTTGGAAACTCTGTTAGGGTTGAAGAAGTTTATAGAACATACGACAAAACTGGAAAGATTAGAACAGTCGAACCAGTTAGTAAAGTTGATGTTGAAGTTTAGGCGGATGTCGTATAATGGTATTACCTTAGCCTTCCAAGCTAATGACAGGGGTTCGATTCCCCTCATCCGCTCCAAAAATTTATCGGGGTATAGCGCAGTCTGGTAGCGCATCTGCTTTGGGAGCAGAGGGTCGTTGGTTCGAATCCAGCTACCCCGACCAATTTAGGAATATTCCCAGATAGCTCAGTTGGTAGAGCAAATGACTGTTAATCATTGGGTCGGGGGTTCGAACCCCTCTCTGGGAGCCAAATAAACAGTAAGGACACAAGATGTATAAACCTCTACCAGAAGAAGTAACAATAAAAAAATCAGGTATACATGGACTTGGCCTTTGGTGTGTAAAACCGATCAAAGAAGGAACAGAGATCGGAATGTCACATTTTTATTGGGGAGAAGAATTGCAAAGAACTCCATTGGGTGCTTTTTATAATCACTCTGATGAGCCGAATATAGTAAAGATTAGAAAAGATAGTAGGTTCTTTATTGTTGCCACTAGAGATATTTGGCCAGGCGAAGAACTTACATGTGAGTATACATTATACGACATAAAATAAACTTATACCCCATAAAAAATTTCTGTGCAAAAAAGTCTTGATTTCTTATACTTTTTTGATATATACTAGTATCTGTTAGTAATTAATCATTTACTAATATATTAGCACTACCGCACCAATTGGTGCAAGGAAAATACAATGAAAACTTTAATCGCAATTTTGGCAATGACTTCGACTTCTGCATTTGCATTTATCAATGATGGTAATGGCAATTCGTCTGGTGGCGCATCATCTACAATGAACGGTGACGCAGAAGGCCGTGGTGTTGCAACCTTCTCTATGAACTTCTCTGCATCTGCAAACACCAAAGCAGACTTTGATGCAGATGGTGAAGGTTCGATGCAGAACATGTTCTCTGGTGAGGATACGTCATACTACTATCGCCCAGAGGGTTACGGTAAATAATAAATTTACCTATTGACAATCACTCCTCATTGAGTTACACTGGCTATTAAGTGAATTTGATGAGGAGTGAAAAAGGATTTATATATTATGAAAATGCATTCTAATTAAGTTGGAGTTAACTTTAAAAGAATAGGAACAGTTATGTCACTTGGGTTTAGGGACAATTACCAAAACATAATTAAGAATTTAGTTCAGAACGCCGATCAGTGCAGTCAACAATGGATACTTACTGGAGATGCAGAATGGTATGAAGCATACATGATGTATGTTGAAAAGGTATGTGAATTAAAGGAATGGATTAAAAAAAGAGAAAGTGAAATAGAAAATACGCCGCTGTAGCTCAGTTGGTAGAGCAACTGATTTGTAATCAGTAGGTCGGGAGTTCGAATCTCTCTAGCGGCACCATTAATATGGGTGTGGTGTAGTGGCAACACATCAGTCTCCAAAACTGAAGATGGCAGTTCGATTCTGTCCGCCTGTGCCAATTAGAGGAGAATCTTATGTGGACTTTAGTTTTTATTGTCTTCATTCAAGGCGAACTAACGTCTACAGTGGAAGGAACATACCCAACAATGTACGAATGCTTTGACAATAGAGAATTATTATCGTATAAAGTTGGCAGAGGTGATGGTTATTTTAAACCAGACAGTCAGGCAATTTGTATATATAGAGAAGATATTGAAGTATAGTTAGGAATTTAATATGTTTAATTGGATAATAAACTTCTTTAAAATGAAAGAACATCACGGCGATCTTTCAAAACATAGATTGCATAGCGAAAGATACGAAGACTGTTGTATGTAAATGGAAGACAAAGAAAGAAAAATAATTCTTCTAACTGATATAATAGAACAAAAGGTTCGAAAAGAAAAAGAGCTTGAATATTATCAACGAGAGTTAGAAAAATTAAATCATAAAATGTTTTTCATTCGCAAAGAAATCGACCTAACAAATCTTATAATAGATATGATTGGAAGAGAAAAAATTATGGACATTCGTGAAGTCATTGATGACAAGAGTGCAGAAAAATTGATTGGGAATGATAATGGTGAAGAAGACGGAAGCGAAACCTAAACGGAAAAGAAGAACAAAGGCAGAAATGGAGGCCGCCCGAGCGGCCGAGTCTCAATCCTCAAAACCAAAACAAAAGAGGAAGCGCAGAACCAAAGCAGAGATGGAGGCCGCTCGGGCAGCATCATTACCACCAGAACCCAAGTGGTATGAGATTGGGTATAAGGGCCCAAAACCGTCCCCACCAAAATCAAAAAAGAAACCTCGTTCATATCCCCCACCCCCACCAAGACAAAAGTTCGATACTAGTTTAATTGATGAACAAATAAAATTTCCAGGCAAAGATGGCGCCAAGTACGCAATTACTAAGGAAACAAAACATGGTAGACATGTATTGTCTTGGGGAATGGGTGATTGGAGTATATTATATGATGCAAAATATAATGATACTGAAAAACATTGGAATTTTTATCTTGACTTATACAAAAAAACATGCGATACTGATAAAAATGTAAATGCAAAAAAGGTGAGAAATAATGGTAGAACAAATGCAACAACAAAGTCCAATATCAAATCTGGACGCACCAACACTAAGGGCAATACTACAGGAAAAGGCACAACGAGTAGTGTTCGAAAAGGCAGACGGAACTCTAAGAGTAATGCATTGCACGACAAATCCGAAGATCGTGCCGTGGCCTGATAACCCAGTAGAGGTGGAAGGATCAGTTCAAAAAGAAAAAGACCCAAACCTTATTGTTGTTTGGGATTTGGAAAAAGAGGGATGGAGATCGTTTCGATTTGAAAGGCTTAAAGAGTATGGAGATTTAGATTAATGGGTGGAAAATCAAAGGGAAAGAATTACACATCTAAGGGCGAACGCCCTAGTGTATCACGGAAGAATAGAACTAAAAACCCAAAAGGAACTCTTGCACATGCAATTCGTCAACGAGAGGCATGGCAGCAAGGAAAGAATGTAGTTCTTACAATTCCAAACCCAAATACCTCAGAAACAAATAAACCTTTTATAAGAGTTAAGGCAAGTGAGGTTTGGGGCGATTTTAGAAAACAGAAAAAGTTTATGATGAGAGGAGAACCGGCTGTATGATAGAAGGATTTAGACCACCTTGTGTGGTATTCAGAACTAGGGTTAGAGATGAATCAATCGAAGGCCCAAACCCATTTAGATGGGAAGATGTAACAAGTGATGAATTGTTTAAAGGTAAGAGAGTAGTTTTATTCAGTTTGCCCGGCGCATTTACGCCCACTTGTTCTACATACCAATTGCCAGGCTTTGAGAGTAATTATTCAAAGATTAAAGATTATGGTATTGACGAAGTATACTGCATTTCAGTTAACGATGCATTTGTTATGAATGCATGGGCCAAGGCACAGAACATTCAAAATGTAAAAGTGATTCCAGATGGTTCTGGAAACTTTACTCGTTTCATGGGAATGTTGATTGGTAAAAACCACTTAGGTTTTGGTATGCGTAGTTGGAGATACATGTGTGTAATTAATGATGGGGTTGTTGAACATTGGTGGCAAGAGCCAGGCATCAATAACGATGGTAGTGATGATGACCCATATGTTCAAACAACTCCAGAAAATATGATTAGTTATCTAGATCAGAAAAGTATGTGGAATGAAGTTGAACAACGAACCACTATGGGCGATTATAAGGTTGTTTAATGTATGATATAAGGCCCCTTCACAAGAATAATGCTTCTGTATTTGTTGCAGAACGCCATTATTCTGCAGTTATGCCTCGATTAACTAAACATTATCTAGGTTTTCACTTAGATGATAAGTTGGTTGGGGTTTTAACATTAGGATGGGGAACTAATCCGATGGGAACTATTAAAAAGATGTTTCCAGATTTGACTACATCCGATTACTTTGAGATCGGAAAGATGTGCATGGATGATTCTATGCCCAGAAACTCCGAATCCCAAATGTTATCTCAAACGGTAAAGTGGATGCGTGAAAATACAGATGCAAAATATCTGTATACTTGGGCAGATGGAATAGTTGGAAAGCCAGGATATGTTTACCAATCTGCAAACTTTCTTTACGGCGGTTTTATATGGTCTGATGTATATGTCTCTGAGACAGGCGAGAAGGTGCATTTTAGGACTATACAGAGGAAGATGAAGAAAGAGATGGGTAGACATGATACGAAGTATGGCCCTCGACCAAATGACGCCAAAATGGGTGATATGGGGTTTTCAAGAGTATGGGGTAAACAGTTCAGATATATCTATCCATTGACAAAAACAGATAGAAAGTATATGAATAGATATTCAACTTGTTGTTGGACAAATCAGTATCCAAAAGATGATGATTTGCAGTGGAAAATTAAACGGCCTGGCGAAACAGAATACGAATGGTGTGATGATATGCCATTCATTCACAGTAATGACATAAAACATAATAAGAGTAATATCGCAAGATACAAGGCAGATATTACGATTGATAGTTTTTTTTGATAACCTATATAATTGTGGAGTATATAATGAAAAGATCAAATATAAATCAATTAAGGATTAGATTGCGAGACGCAAGGTCAAGGATGAGGCAATATTTACAACGACAGGCGTATATAAACAGACAGATGAAAATATCTCAGGAGATTAATAATGGAAGACTATAGTACAAAATACACTTTTAGTAGTGTACACGATGACGGGGGCAAAGAAGATGTTGTTACTTATTCATTTGATGGGACAGATGCAACACTTGGTGAAGTGTTGGAGAAAATCGAAATCTTTTTGATCGCTGCAGGTTTTGATTGGATTAAGAAAGGTGAAATTCAACATATCGAAAGTGTTTCCGATGAAGACTATGACCTTGCTGCAGGAAAAGAATTATTTGATGAATATTCTGTAAGTGCAGAAGAAATGTATAATAGACTTAATGGTTTAGATACCACTGCCAAAATTGTTGAATTTCCTAAAAAAGAAGATTCAGAAGATACCATAACATTAACTGGTAATGGGTTGGATGATTTGCTTTTTACTGGAGATTATGACATCGGTTCTGTCACCTTCGATAATATGGATGTCACACTAGATACTTCTGATATCACTTTTACAGACTCATATAATGTGTCACTTACTCCAAGTGATATTACAATTAATTTTGACAAAGACAAAGAAAAGGATTAAAAATGACTTTTAAATTATCAAACAGATCACTTTCTAAACTGGAAGGTGTTCATGATGACATGGTTAGAGTTGTCAGCCGTGCTATCGAATTGACTGAGGTCGACTTTGGAGTGATCCAAGGTTTAAGAACTCTTGAAGAACAAGAGGCTTTAGTTGCTAAGGGTGCAAGTCAAACAATGAAGAGTAAGCATCTTGACGGACTTGCAGTAGACTTAATGGCTTATGTTGGAGGCCGTGGAGTCTGGGAACTCAATGTGTATGATGAAGTTGCAGACGCAATGAAGGCCGCTGCAATAGAAGAAGGTGTAGCAGTCCGCTGGGGCGCAGCCTGGCACATTGATGACATTAGAGAGTGGGATGGTTCCATGGAAGACGCCATGAACGCCTATGTTGATTTGAGGCGCTCTCAAGGAAGACGCCCATTTATTGACGCTCCACACTTTGAGCTGATGGTATGAAAATAAGTTGGGGGTACTTTGTGTGTATCCCCATAGTTTCTTACTTTATCCTTTTATTCCTTTTAGGTTTATTTGGAAAAAGTTTAATGGTATTTACACCAGAAGAAAATATCGTATTGTATGAATTTCTTGGTGTTGTATTATTACACTATATTTTTTATATTATTTTTTGCTTGACAAAAATAAAAGAATAGTGTATAAATAAACTTGTAATTGTTGATACGATTCAACATGCATACTGGACTTGGGGGCAGTACCCAACGCCTCCACCATAAACACATGAGGATATAATGAATTGGGATTGGCACTGGATTAGTTGGTTTAAAGGAACACCTTTTCAATGGGGCGAATTTAGATTTAACAGTGGGAATCCTTATAAAAGTTATAGATTTGGGCCATTACTTATTCGTGTGTTTATGATGGGGGCGAACTAGGATCGACAGGTGTGTAGAGATGAGAGTAGATTACCGTGTTGACCTACGATATTCGGTCGAACAAAACTAAACGCAAACGATAACTTTGCACCTGAATTTGCTCTAGCAGCATAATCAGCGGGGTATGGGCTCCACCTTGTTACCAAACGGGCCCGCAGTCATAGTAAAAGGATTTAATAAATGACAAAGTTTTTAGTTGGAGCCGCTTCGGCGGTTTTTTTATGCACATCTGCAATGGCAGAAGGCATTAGAGGCCATGTAGATGGTGAAGTTGAATATAGTTTGGAAAATGAAAAATTTACATCTGAATTAGGATACACAATGGCACTTCCACAAGGATTGGTGCTGCGCCCATGGGCAGATTTTTCATATGACCGTAACTTAGCATCTGATACAATTAATTTTGACGGTGTTAATTTGGGAGTTTCATATGCAGTATCTCCTGCACTTTCTCTTTACAGTGATATTAGTGCAGATCATGACTTTGAATATGAAGATACATCAGTTGGTGTTCGCTTTACATTCTGAGTTTCATACTATATAATAAAGGTGGCAACTTCCTATAAAGTTGCTAATTACACACATCACACAGAAAAGGAGAAATATGATGAGTAATAAAAATCCATTTGAAATTAGATTAGAAGTTTTAAAAATGGCAAAAGATATGTCTGAACAAAGTTACCATATGGCAATGGATACATATTGGCAAACTTTGAATGCGACTGCAGAGACATGGAATAAAAGTGTTGAGGAATTGGTTCAACATACACAACACTTGAAACCAGAAATGCCCGCCCCTCAAGACATTATGAAAAAGGCTCAAGAGTTGTATACTTTTATTTCAACTAAAGAGTAAATTTGATGGGGGGTGCAATGCCCCCCATTTTTAAAAATGCGTGAAACGCAAGGTTGTAGACATTGTTAGTGATATATAATGATAGAGGTAATTAAACCTCTAAAACCTTAACCAATGGAATACTATTGTGAAAAATAAATTCACGCAAGAACTTATTATGGAGAAACAATAAATTATGCCAAGATATGATTTTAAATGTACTGATTGTGAACATGAATATGAAATTTGGTGTCGTATTGCTGAAAGAGAAGAACATTTAAATGGCTCTTGTCCCAACTGTAACGTTACAGGAAAAATCCAACAATTTCTTACTGGTGCTCCTTCTATTGGAGATCCTATTCGTATGGGCAGACAAAAGGTTCCACAATCATTTAAGGAGAATGTATTAGATAAAGTGGCAAAGGTGCCTGGAGCAGCTAAAACAGAGTCTAAATTTAATATGTAATTTTTCGCCGTAGATTCCAGCTTTCAGAGGAGTCTCATTAGTGAGTAGAAAAGCTAGAAAGACAAAATCAAACAATAATAGTAGATTAATAGGGATTGACGCACGAACACAACTAAAAAAAATTACACCAATAACACCGGCACAAGAAGAAGTATTCGATGCCTTTTATGAAGATCATTTGTTTCTTCATGGAGTTGCAGGGACAGGAAAAACATATATTTCTCTATACCTTGCACTAGATGAATTAATGAACAAATCTTCTAGTTATAGAGATATACAAATTATCAGAAGTGTTGTTCCGACAAGGGATATGGGTTTTCTGCCCGGCTCGGAAAAACAAAAACTTCAATCATACGAAACCCCATATAGAACCATAATAAACGAATTATTCGAATGCGGTAGTGCATACGAAAGTTTACGAAAAACTTCCCTCATAAATTTTAATTCAACATCTTACATAAGAGGTATGACCTTTTATGATAGTATTATTATTGTGGATGAATGCCAGAACATGAATTTTCATGAACTGGATTCTGTCATAACTAGAATAGGAGACAACTGTAAAATAATTTTCTGTGGAGACTTTAGACAGTCAGACTTTAAATGGAAAGATGAAAAAGATGGAATACTTGACTTTATGAAAATCATAAAAAGTATGGATCGTTTTTCTTTCATTGAGTTTATGCAACAAGATATTGTCAGAAGTCCTTTGGTAAAATCCTACATAATTAATAAATTAGAATTGGGTTTTGCCTAAAGGAGGCTCAAAATGAAAAACATAATCGAAGCAAAAGATATTTTTTCTGCTAAAACAAAATCTAAAAGTAATAACTTGGAAGATATAAAGTCGTTTATTAACTTAGGTGGTATGGATGAAGATTATGATGTGTCTATTGGAATGACAAATGAACTCCTTGATGAATTTGTTTATATTATGTCAGACGAGTATGGATTTGATTTAAGTAATAAAGTTCTTGTCGATGATTTAAGTTTCCTTGGGATTATACTGCAGGCCATAATGGATAGACATTATGGTATTGAAAATGCAATGATACAGAATATTGATGAGGCGATAGAAGAACTTAAGTCGAGACACGAAAAGGAAGAAATTTCATAAAACTGCTTGACATATCGAAGGATATTTGATATACTTTAATAAATTTGGAGTAATTTATGTTTAATCATGTTGAATTGGATCTGCCTGAAATTTCACTTAGAAGTGAAACCCTTAAGTCTGGTACTAGATATTACTATGATGAAAATGGCAACAAATATCCTTCGATAACAACTGTCATATCACATTTTTCTAAGAAGTCCATTATGGAATGGAGAAAGCGTGTAGGCGAAAAGGAAGCTAATAGAATTACCACCCAAGCTGCGAGAAGAGGAACTTCTGTTCATCAGTTGTGCGAAGATTATATAAATAACATAGAAATAGATTATAGTAAACTCATGCCGAATGATACAGAGATGTTTCTTACATTGAAAGAAACTCTTGATACTAGATTAGATGATGTGTATGTTCAAGAGTGGCCAATGTATTCTGAACATCTAGGAATTGCAGGAAAATGTGATTGTATTGCATATTTTGATGGTAAACTTTCTATTATTGATTTTAAAACATCAAGAAAGTCAATGCATCCAAATAAACTGGAAAACTACTTCAGACAAGCATCTGGTTATGCTGTTATGTTTGAAGAGAGGACAAAAATTCCTATAAATAATCTAGTAATCATTGCGGCCATTGATGACCAAAAAGATGCGGAAGTTTATACTTCTAAACGTGATAGTCATATCAATGGATTGATAGAAATGATAACAGAATATAAAGCACAATTGTAGGAAATAAAAAACATGGTTCAATATCTAAAAAGTAGTGCAAGAAGATATGTAGGAGTCCCAGACTATTTGGGAGTGATGTATGATTACAACACAAGAACAAGAGCGGGACATTTGTTTGTCGGTGGTTTTAAAAGAAAGCCTGGCATTCGATCTAGTGATATTGTACTATTTGATGGAAACATTCTTTTGCCTGCTACTAACAATTACAGAGAAAAAATCTTTCGAGTAAACCCCGCTACTACTATTAAATTTGAATATGAAAAAACAAATACTTTAGATCGAGTTCAATGTGGTATCATTCCACTTGATGAACCAGAGATTGGTGAAAGTATTAGCACCGCAAACAATTCTACCCACATTTATCAAAACAATACAGCACAAGAACAATCTATAAAAATATATTGTAATTATAAAGCATCAGTAGATTCTAAGTTGAGATTCAGAATTACAGAAGTAATCTCTGATAATACTCCTGTTCGTAGTACGGAACTTTATACTAAAGGAGATTTATGTCCAGGCGCTCCACTTGGATGGCAAAGAATTTTAAGATGGGATATAGATAAGATTCCAACCGTAGGATTTTCTTTGTCTGTGGGCAAGGAACTTGGCGAGAATGAGTTTATTTTTAGAGATTTTATAAATTCGCAGAATAGTTATTTTAAAGTTCTGCCCAATTATTTTTCAAAGCAGGGGTCTAAGGTAGACTGCAGGGCAGATATCACCTTCGAAACAGAAGATGTAAGTGCTATGAATTTAGACCCAGTGGCACAAGTTGAAATCACAAGCATTATAGGGAGAATGTAATATGGTAAATTGGATCAAAGCCAGATTGGCAGAAAGAACATCATGGGATGGCGGCGCACTTATTGCGATGGGTGTTGTTGCACTTCTCTTTGATGGTTTAATTACATGGGCTGCATATGCAGCGATTGTTTATGGTCTTTGGACTATCTGGAAATCAGAATAATCTATTGACAAAACGTGTGTTATAGCGTATTATACGCTGTAACACATATCTAAGGAGAATTTATTATAATGTTGAAACTTAAGAGTTCGAAAGAATTTAGTGATGAGATAGAAAAACAGGTTTCTAAATTAAACAGTTCGTATATCGACACAATCACATACTACTGTGAAAAGAATAATTTAGAAATAGAAAATGTAGTTTCTCTGTTGAGTCCTTTCATTAAAGAAAAAATTAAATACGAGGCAGAAGGACTGAACATGGTTCAGAAGTCTACAGAAAAATTGCCTCTATGATTACCATGTCTGGAAAAAAGATAGATGACTTTGAAGCGTTTAAAATTTATCTTGCAATGAAAAGTCATTTTAATAGTGAGTATGATTTTATAAAGTATAAGGGGAAGGTTTCCCCAAAGAAAGAAACTTATTATAACAGGAGAGACAGAAGAACTTTTGAAGAACTTTCCAGAAGATTTGATAAAAAGAGTTTGGAAGAGTTTTTACTTGCCTTGTTCTTGAATGTAACAGAAAATGGTAATCTTGCAATTTCTCGCAATGAGTTTATGTGGACAGGAAATCTTTTAGATAAAGAATCCTATGATACATATAAAAATTGGAAGAAAAGAATTCAAAGTATAAAGTATACTTTTACTAATGATTGTCATGTGTTGTTTACAAGGGCGTCTGAAGAAAATATGGAATTCAATTCTATATTTAAATCTATTGACAATGACTACCCATTTATTGTATTCTTAGAAAAACGTGGAGAACTTTCATTAGAAACGTTAATTATCTTTGAAAAGATTTTTGCTTTCATAGATAAGGTCAAAATAAATGATACAACTTATTGGCCTATATATACTAAGAAAGTAAAAGACTATATGTCTTTCTTGGACATAGATGTTAATTATTATGTTAATGTTCTTAGGGACATATTGATTGATGATTATTATGAAGATTATGGTCAATTAATTAAAAAAACTAGTTGACAGCTCTTGGATAATATAGTATATTAGTAAAAATACAAAACGCATATAACGTATAAAGGAGAAAATTTATGTCTTTTGCAAACCTTAAAAAAGGTCGCTCTAACTTTGCCCGTCTTGCGGAAGAGTTGGAAAAAACCCAATCCCCACAACAAACCACATCAAATATCGATGATCGATTTTGGAAACCAACTATTGGTAAGGATGGTAACAGTTATGCTGTAATTCGTTTCCTTCCCCCTGCAGATGGTGAAGATATTCCTTGGGTTCGTGTGTTTAATCATGGATTTAAAGGCCCAGGCGGTTGGTTGATTGATAACTGCCTTACTACAATCAACAAACAGTGTCCTGTTTGTGAGTCTAACACTGAACTATGGAATACTGGTTCACAAGACAATCAAAACCTTGCTCGTGATCGTAAACGTAAACTCAAGTTTCTTTCGAACATTTATGTTGTAAAAGATCCTGCAAACCCAGATAATGAAGGAAAAGTTTTTCTTTACTCATACGGTAAGAAAATCTTTGACAAGTTGAACGAGGCAATGAATCCTCATTTTGAAGATGAAGCTCGTTACAACCCATTTGATTTTTGGGACGGTGCAAACTTTAAACTGAAGTATCGTACTGTTGATGGTTATGGTAACTATGATAAGTCTGAATTCGACTCTCAAGCACCACTTGCAGATGATGATTCAGAATTGGAAACAATCTATAACCAACTATATTCATTGCAAGAGTTTGTAAGTGAAGAGAAGTTCAAGTCTTATGAACAACTCAAGGAACGCCTTGACCGTGTTCTTGGACTTCAACAGTCTGCAGTTTCAGTAGAAACAGATTTTGTTTCTGATGATTCTTCATACTATACTGAACCTACTCAGACTAAATCTGCGCCTGCGCCAGAACCAAAGTCTGTATCTTATGATGAAGATGAAGAAGACGATTCAATCTCATACTTTGAACGTCTTGCAGATGAAAGTTAGACAGTTGGTGGCACTGAAGTGTTAGTGTAAGACACGACACAGAGTCCATACAGGTAATAGAGGGTATACAACACACTCGACCGCCATCTATTATCGCATACAAAGAACTGAGTGTGGGAAAGGGCAGGGAGAAATCCTTGCCCTTTTTTTGTCTTAGATATGTTTAGATTGCATAACGAACTTGCAATAATTACATGACAATTTTCTGCACTTGCGAAATAAATATTTTTGTCAGAATCGCTGACATTTCACACATATCATACACAGGAGAATAGAATGAGTGTCGAAGAAATTATTAAAAGTTTGAGTGTTCTTACTGTATCACTTACTATTGTGGCTGCAGTTATGTTTATGTCTATTTTACCGTATGTTAATTAACGGAGAATTAGATGACACAATTAGTATTAACAGCATCAGAATGGTTAAACATTTCTTCATTTTTAGATCTAATTGATGATTTAAAAAGAAGAATGAAATTGAGAAAACTTCAAAAAGAAACTATAAAAGAATTAAATTCACTATCCGATAGAGATTTACATGATATTGGTATTGCTAGATCACAGATAAAATCTATTGCAATGGAATTGGATTTAAAAGATGTTTAAAAGAATTTTAGAAACTTTTGAACGTATTGGAAGAGCAAGAGCCGCACATGTTCTTGCACAACAGGGTTTATACGAAGAAGCAAAAAGAGTTATGTGTGGGAACTGAAAGGTTCCTACCATGCTCCCACTAAAGATAACTTAGCATCCCTCACAGCACCATCAGTATGTCTTACTTCTGGTTTTTGTTTAGGCATAATTGTTGAATTGTTGGTTACATTATTCACAGTATTTTGTTGCGGCGCATTTATAATGTTCGCAGCCTGTTTCGCTTCTGATGTAGATTTATCCATAGCAACACTGTCCATCATATTAGACGCTTCTAATTTTTTGTTAGGAACATCACTTGAGAATGATTCTTGTGCAGAAACACCAGAATCAGCATCCATCATTTCTTGTGCAGAAACACCAGAATCAAAATCCATCATTTTTGGAGTGATGTTCAATTTGTCTAATTCAGCTTGTAGTTTTTCTATTTCTGCTGCATCTTCTTCTCTGCCTTTAGAATCTCTGCCCCAATAAACATTTTCACCACCTTCACTTCTGGTAATTCTATCTTTTGCCTCTGCAATTTTTGACTGAAGTTCTGCTTTTTGATCTTCTGGAGATATCTCTGGAACTGATGCACCTTCTTCTCCATCAAATGCACCCATATCCTTCGCCATGAGTCCAGCATCAATCGCCGTTGACGCAGCAGTACCAAGGCCTGGTATTATACTAGTAAGTCCAGAAAGTACCTCTAGGCCTGCACCAGAGAAGTCTCCACTAAATGCTCTTTGAGCACCAAATCCCAATCCTGCAATTAAACCAACGCCGGGGATTTTTTTCAATAAAGATTTCCCAAGTCCCTTACTAGCAGTTTTACCAGCAGTTGCAGCCCCCTTTGTAGCGACACTTGCGGCGCCCTTTCCAGTTACTTTAGATGCAAGTCCACTTATTTTTGCACCAACTCCTTTTGCTGGTGCTGTTATTTTATCCATTACTGATGGCATTTTTGGGGGCACTGAAATACTTGGCGTTTTTGGAAGTTTGTCGGGTATTGCACTACCAACACCTTTTATTCTATCAGGCATCGAAGTCATTGTATTTTTTACATTACTCGCAACATTACTTGCAGCGTTTGCTGTTTTTACCGCTCCAGTTGCAGCAAGTCCTGCTACTGCCCCGCCGCCAAGTTTTAGTGCATTCAATCCAACGTTTTTAATTCCCCCTAATACACCCCTTGCAGCATTCAATCCACCACCAATAAAACTTCTTGCTCTTCCTGTAACCCCAGTTCCTACATTTCTTACAAAATTTCCAAGTCTGCCAAATCTTCCGCCGCTTGCCCTATTCACTACTGAACCGACTCGGCCGACACCACTTCTTACCGCTCCTCCAACCCTTGAGAATGCACCTCTAATACCGCCTCTTCCTCTAACGTTACCTCGGCCTCTTCTACCTCTTCGTCCATCTCCAACGCCGTCTAATAGGCCACCTCCGATTCCACCTAACAATCCGTCCAAAAATCCACCCCCATCACCAGAGATTTCATCTAAGTTTCCAGTGTTTTCTACAATCTGTTCGAGAAGTTTGATTTGAGTTTTTTCTAAATCTTGTTCAATTTTTCTTTCTCTATTATTTTCTCTTTGATTTTCTAAATCTAATGGAGATGGATTGTCAGAAGTATCCTGCAAGAATTTTAGAAGATTTACTACTTCTTCTAGATATGGACTGTTTTCTCCAAGTTGTTCTTTTACTTCATCTAATTTTGTTGCTGTGATTTGAGAAATTTCACTTGGAGCGGATGTCTCTTCTGTAGATAAACTTTGAACATTTTCAGATGGAGATGGTATTGTAATATTTTCTCTATCGTCTGATACTGAGGTTTCTGGTTGTGGAACAGATACTGGAGACTCTGACATATCAAGTCCATAACTTTTTCTAATGGACTCAATTTCATCTTCTCTTGCCTTGTTTGCATCTTCTGTCTCTTTTGCAATCTTTGCCTGACGAATTATAGCATTCTTTTGTTCGTCAATAACCTCTTGTTCAGTAATACCTCTTGCAAGTGCTTGGTTCGCTACTTCTTCCGATGTTATATTTGCTCTTGAGATGGCTTCTTCATTTGATATTTGTGTTCTTAAAACAGAAAATTCTTCTTCTTCAATTTTTCTCTGTTCTATAATTCTTCTTTGTCTTTCTTCTTCCTCTGCCTTATTTGCTTTTCTTGTTTCTCTGAATTGTTTAATTCTGTCACCAACAAATGATGCACCAAATGCTAATAGTGGACTACCACTCAATGCACCTGTAATAACTCCACCAATTCCACTAATTGAACTTTCTACTGTCTTTGTTGCAAGATCACCAATAGATTTTTTAAATGTAGTGTTTTGTTTGATACTTTCTTGGGACGCTCTTAATATCTCTTGAAGTGCTTTCTTTTCTTGGTCAGTAGCACCTTCTAGTTGTGCCAAATCAGCATCAAGAAGGTCAATCTTCTTTTTGGTTTCTTTGAATTCTTTTACAGACACACCTTCTTGCTGTCCAAGAATATCAGCAACTTCTGTAAGGGCCTGTCTAGCGGCGGCAGATTGCAACTGATCGGTTGCAGCGCTAAATGACGCAGACAATTCCTCTTGGTTTTGTCTGATAAGTTTTTCTGTTACCGCTTTTAGATCAGGACTTGCCATTTATTACTTCTTCTTATCTGAATATGCGTTGCCCGCAAAGAATGCGGCAACAATTGCAGCGACAGAAACGAAGTATGTTGCCGCCATGTCACCCAGAATCTTTGATGCTTGATCCAATCCTGCAACTACTGCAATCACTACTGCGAATGGATAGAGTAACATACCGAATAAAGAGAACCAGGCCATTTGACGCATTGCATCTCTGCGAGCGTCAGCATCTTCTAGTTCTTTTCTTTTAAACTCAAGATACATCTTTTCTTCTTCTTTTGAAACCTTTCCATCTCCATTAGTATCGGCGGGGTGATGTCCAGATGCTTTAATTTCTTCTTCCATATTAACTCCTCATTGCGTCTTTTCTACGCTTTTCTTCTTCTTTAATATAGTTTATCAAAAGATTTAAATATATTTCTCTTTCCCACGGTATCATATCTTCTAATTCACTCAAACTATATTTATGGTGCTGCATCAACGCAAAATTATTTCGATACATCGATGCAAGGGACTCATGATTTAAACTTAGGAAAAAAAATCGGTAATTCCTTTTACTTTCATCGATTTTTTCCATCCACATTTTCTACAAACAATATTTACATCACATGCAGTTTCTGGCATTGTATTAAAAAAATTGTTAATAGATTCAAACTGTTGCTGTGTTAAATTCTCAACAAAAGTTTTTAATTCACTTTCTGAATAATCAGACGCATTATATACTTCACTTCCATCAACGATCATGTCAATACAAGTAGCAACAACATCAATTACATCATCTACACTATCTGCAGTTAATACAGAATTTAAGATATTAAAATCTGGATACTTCATAATAATTTTAATATCTGACGTTAGATTCAATTCATTGGTGTGTCCTTCTTGATTTTCAATCTCTGCCTTTTCTAAGTCTAATGTGAAAGGAATTTGACAGCCCCCCTGCCCCGCTCCTTCTTCTGTACAATCTTCCCGATTGTAACTCAAACCAATTACGTTTCCAATAGACTTACTTCTAAGTTTGATGAAAATGTGTTCAATATCAAATGTAGAAAGTTTATCAACATCTACATCAGATACTAAACAGTTTCCAATAATTTGTTTTATCGCATCAATTTTTTCTTGTAACTCTTCTCCCTCTTGTGCCATCAGAAGAATTTTTTCTTCCTTGACCAAAAACGGACGAAATTTCACACTTTCATTTGTTGATGGTATAGTCAAATCATATGTTGGTGCATTAATTGTAGGTAACATATTTTATCCTCTTCAAGTATAATTTAAATTATTATATTCTAAATGTCTATATCTAGATTGCTAAGTTCATTTAGAAAATCACGAAACTCCGCTTCAGATTTGGCTGTTTCAGAACGATATTTTCTATAGAACATCGTAATCTGACATTGCGCTGGTTCTTCGTTTGCATATGCATATTCAACTGGTCCTATAGATAATGGATATAGATTCTCAAACGTTACGGAATGTCGTTTTACATCGTTTTTATCATATGTAATGAGTTCTGCCTGTGGCGCCACATAGTCGTTATAATATGAAATTTTATGTGTAGTAAAATCTATAACTTGGTGAAACCAATCTTCAAACCAATCTCTTTCTTTTAAGTTATCACTCAAATATATATTAAACGTCAATTGATCGTATGTAGTTGTGTATGGTGCCATTCTTACCGGCCCATAAATCTTGGTTTCTGTTGTTGCAATAGTTTTGCCTGGCAAAGTAATTGACGGAACACGAAATTTTAAGAAATTGTCTGGATTTGTTAGAAACGACTTCGGCGGCGGTTGAATTCTAAGTTCATACCGATTTACCTGAGTAAGGCCAGATTTTGAAATATTTCCAATGAAATCATCTATTGACGCCATTTATGATCTCCTAGCAGAATCTGACCAAACTTTTGAAGCAGCGGCCTTTTTGAATTTTTGTACTGGTAAAAACAATGCGATATCCCATTCATTTGCCTCAATTTTTACAAACTTTGATCTAACATGAGCAAACAGGTATTTTTTGAGACAAGGTTTTATGACATTATATTTAGACAGGCCTTTTAGAACATTATAAGATAATCTGAGTCTTGTAGTTGAATCATATCTTTTGTTTGATGCAATTTCGGATAACGCATTCATCACAACAATTCTATTTCTTGGAGAAACATAGTGCAAGTTGATTCCAACAAATCCCCCAGAAATTCTTTCCACCATAAAAATAAGTGGAAATTCATCATAGTATGGTAATTTTTTTGCATACTTAGGGTCATATTGGTAACAATACATACTTCCAACATTGGGTGTTGCCGCAGAGCGATCTCCATCTCCCAATAGAGATGCTCTTGTGATTCTTGTTTCTCTTGCCTTTTTTCTAAACCATTCCCTTGCCTTGTCGGTGTTTGGTCTAATATTTCGGGTAGCGAGTCTATTTAATAGTGGTGTAAAGTCTGTCATTAATTTATGCCGTTTTTTACTATTTATATCGTTTTATTGAGCGAGTTGATCTTCTGTTAAAATTTTAAATTCCCATTTCCTATCTTCGCAGAATTCTTTTGCATATTTCCACTTGGCCTCATTGATACTCCAAGTCTTCATTTCACTCAGATATCTTGGTGTAATCTTGGTACGCTTTCTTGGGGGTTTGGTTTCTTTTTTTGGTTTTACTTCGATAACAATAGTTCGGGTTTTATTTTCTTCTTGGATCTTTATTACAAAGTCTGGATAGTATTTGTGTTGTCTTCTGTCTATTGGTGAAATGTAAGGTATTACTAATTCTTCGCTCGACCAGAAAGTGATTGCTTCGTTGTTGTCGCAATACACCATAAACCTTCTTTCCCACGAAGAACGATATACAATGTTATTCACATTGCCTGCATATTTTTCTGGATTTGCTGGTTTGTATTTTCCTTTATAAGTAAATCTTTTTCTCACTTCATAAAAACCTTTATAAATAGTATCAAAATATTTAGGAGCAAGTATTTAATGGCCGCAACAGACTTACCATCCACACTAACGCAACAGAGACAAACAGTTGCAGCGGGCGGAGAAACTTATATCTATCCAATGTCATTGCATGAACATGCTGATGTAATTCCAATGCGAGATTTTGTTAGATTCACCGCATATAAAGGTGAGCAGCCTGGTTACACGACTATGCAGACAAGAGGAAGTGCAGTCGAACTTGAAAAGATCGGGAGTGTCACTCTTCATCTTCCAGAAAATATTGAAAATTCAACAAAGTCCCAATTTGAAGGCGCTGACAGTGGTGCATTGGGTATGCTGGGCAAGACTGGTGCAGTCGCAGGCGAAGATAATGGATTTCTCGACAAAGTACTTAATCTTGGTGGAGAACTTTCATTATCAGCAACTAAATTTGCAGGAGGTCTTGCATTTGGTGGTGATGGCAATTTGCAATCTCAAGTTATTGGTGGTAGAGTTTCTGGTGCGAATAAACATATGTTATTCAGAGGAATTGATTTTAGGGCGTTCAATTATCAATATAGTATTCTTCCAAGGTCAGATAAAGAATCTATTGAAATTAATAACATGATAAAATTTTTAAGAAAGAATATGCTTCCTGAAATGGCAGGATTAAATTTTTTCCAAGTTCCTAATACATTTACTGTTGAATACTACTTAGGTGGTAGACCTGCCGAGTTTCTTCACAAAATCAAACCATGTGTATTAACTGACTGTACTGTTAAATATGGTGGCAACGGTGCGTTTGCAACTTTCAATGAAACAGATGCTCCTGCAGTTATTGAGTTATCTCTGACTTTCCAAGAGGTTCAGTTAGTAACATCTTCGGATGCAGCGGAGGGTTACTAATGTTTAATTATCTAGAGAAAAAGAAATATGATTTAATGCTGGACGGAAAACCAAAAAAGGTAACTAATATCTTTCAAAATGCATACATTATAGAACAATACAGAGAAAATCCTCTTTCGCATTATGAGTATACCATAAGAGATGAAGATACACCAGAAACAATTGCCCATTTATACTATGGCAGTCATACATATGGCTGGGTTGTTTTATGGATGAACGATATTGCAAATGTTTATGATGATTGGCCAATGACAAGTAGAACACTACAAACTCACATCGAAACCGTTTATGGGGCTCCTGCATATGAAGGGTCAAATTTCTATCCAAGAATATTTAAAACTGGTGACTATATCTATGACACATTGGAACAAAAGGTTTTTGTTAGAAGAAATGACAGATGGGAAGTTGTGTTGAATGATTATTCCGCAAGCAATTTAAACGGATTATCAATTGCAAGGAATATTCCTATCCATTATACTCACAATGTATTAGGACATAAAATCTCTCCAGACACATATAATCTTCTTACTCCACAAGATAAGAAAAAATATACAATCTATAGTGCATATGATTATGAACACGAAAAGAACGAAAAAAACAGAGTAATTAAATTATTAAGAGCAAATTTACTGAATGATTTTCTTTTGAATTTTGAAGAGGTTATTTAATGTCAGATACATTTAAGTTAGGTGATTACAATATTCGTAAATTCACTATTCGTTCACACAACGGATTTGAATTAGATCTTAAAAGATATTTTACATCAATTCGTATTTTCGAAGATATACTATCGTCTAGTATTACTGCGACAGTTAGTTTTATGGATGTAGAAGATATGCTAACTTTTATGCCAATCGTGGGACAAGAAGAAGTTTCATTAGATTTTGAAGTTCCAGAGTGGAAAAATATTAATTTGGATTTTCTTGTTCATAAAATCTCTGAACTGACAGATGAGGATGGAACTCAGACTTATAATTTAGAATTGATTTCAAAAGATTTTGCAAAAAATTTTGAAGAAAAGGTGTCGGAATATTTTCAAGGAAGTTCTACAGACATTGCACAAACTATTTTTTCGAGACTTGGTAGTTCAAAGAGTCTTTCTGTAGAATCGAGTAGTGACCAGTATAGTGGTGATAATGGATTAGTAATTCCAAATTATACTCCAATGAAAAGTATTTCATTTTTATGTAATAAAGCGTTTAGTGAGACATATAAAAGTTCTTCCTACATGTTTTTTGAAACAACAAAAGAATATGTTATGAAACCGTTAGAAATGTTGACACAGGCAGAACCAAAGAATAAATTCATCGTTGGTGCATACAAAAGTGCTGGTGCAAAAGAACTTGATGATATCTCAACAAATGTTGAAAATAAGAAAGTAATTAGTTTTAATTTTGATTCAAACTTCGATGTTCTTGGAAATATGACAAAGGGGTTTTATAATTCAGAAGTTTATGCTGTGGATTTACTAACACGACAGGTTAAGAATTATACACACTCATATTGGGAAAATTATGGAGACTATAAGTACTTGGACAGTAACACTTTTCAAGATACTACTGGCCAAGGAATGCAATATAAACCAAAAAACTTATATGTTGTTCCAGAAAGAGACTTACAGGGCGGAAACCCCACATTCAATCAGGAAAAACTTTTTCTTCCAAGATTATTTTATATGCAGTTGATGAAAAATATAAAAGTAACTATTACTGTTTTTGGAGATACTGATGTTTGTGCTGGGGATGTCTTAGAACTTGAAATGCCAATATACCAAAGAGATAATACAGGAACAAACAAATATTATAGTGGAAAGTATTTAGTGTTTGCAATTAGACATAGAATTGAGGGTGGGAGATATCAAACCGACATTGAGTTAGTTAGAGATAGTATTGGACTTCCGTTACCAGCGGAATCGCCGACACCTCCATCTGGTGGGAGTATACAATAATGGATATGAATATGTTTTCGGGTAGAGAAGGAATGGTTTGGTGGCAAGGTGTCATCGAAGACGTAAAAGATCCAGAAGCTCTCGGCCGAGTAAAGGTTAGAATTATCGGATGGCATACTGCAGATAAGGCAATTCTGCCCACAGAAAAACTTCCATGGGCGTCCCCAATCATGCCTATTACTAGTTCATCTACTGGTGGCATCGGACAATCTCCAACAGGTGCATTGCCTGGTGCATGGGTTATGGGATTTTTTAGAGATGGTGAGCAAGGTCAAGACCCTATAATTTTTGGAACAGTTTATGGCCGTCCAACAGAGGGTTCCGAAACAAACGCAGATGGAACATATCCTTCAGATAGTGGATCAGTATTTGGTGGTTCTACTAAAGACGAATCTGATGTTAATAGACTTGCAAGAGGTGTAAAGGATAGTACATCCAATACAAACGGTGGTGATGAAAACACATCTTCTTCTGGAAATACAACCGAATGCGGAAAAGAAGTTAACCAAGATGGCGTTTCAAGTGATAAAGAAAATAGAAAAAGACTTAGTAAGATTACTACAAAGTCTGGAAAGAGTGCTTGGGTTGCTACAGTATTTAAAGATCAGTTCCAAGGATTTGTGAATGAACTTGAGGGTACAGGATATGTTATTAAAAGTATTGGTGGATATGCATATAGAAAAAATGTAAATAATCCAAGTAGATTTAGTTACCATGCCAGTGGTGCTGCTATTGATATTAATCCTGCCGAGAATCCTAATGGTAATACACTAATAACAGATATGCCAGATGGCGTATCATCTATTGCCAGAAAGTATGGTCTAGGTTGGGGTGGCGATTGGAATAGTGTTAAGGATGCAATGCATTTTAGTGCTGCGTCTGGGGAAAGGGGTTCTACTCCCTTAAAAAGAAATGGTATTGTTCCTGACCCAGCATCAGGTAGTCAGGCTGAAAGTACGTCTGGTGGTGGTACTGAGAAGCCTGGAGAGAGTCAGGAGTGTGATACTGTAACGACTAGTGAATCTGGAGCAACTTCTAGTAGATCCGCAGACACTGCTGCACAACAACAAAGTCAGGCGCCTTCTGCAAGTGCAACGCAATGGTCTGCTGGAAAATCTTATAATGAAGGTGATTTGGTGAAATCGCCGCCACTAGAAGAGGGAGAAGAGTCTAGTGGGCCTCCATATACAATGCGTTCTGGAACTTTGGCAGCTGCCGAAGCACTTGGAATCAGTGCGATTGATCTTGCAACAGTGATGTCATATGAAACTGGTGGCACACTCGATCCTCAGAAAAGAGGGCCCACCACTAAATGGGGTCAACACAGGGGACTTATTCAATTCGGAGAGCCACAGGCAAAACAATACGGCGTAGACTTCAGTACCCCACAAACAGCAATAGACACTCAACTTGGCCCAAGTGGTGCGGTGGTTAAGTATTTACGAGATAAGGGTGTCAGGCCTGGCATGGGTAGACTAGAAGTTTATTCTGCAATCAATGCTGGTGGTATCGGAGAAAAGTATTATAGTCGCTCAGATACCGCAGCTGGCGGGGCAGCAGGGACTGTAAGAGACAAAGTAAACAATCAGATGGAAGGACATGAAAGAAACGCCAAGCGTCTTCTAGCGGGTTCTAATGACAGTACATTTGTCCAACAAAAAACCTTTATTGCAAAAAACTCTGGAACATCTGATGTGGAAGGTAACGGCCCAACATCATCAAGTTTAAAAGATGGTGACATTCTTTGGGAAGTATATGAAGATCCATTACCAGTGATTGATGATGCAGTGGAAGAAGGTAGTGTGGTAGATGTGGATCAGTCTCCATCAACATTTAATGCAAACTCTGGCAACTCTTCATATGGACAGGACACATATAATCCACGTTCTATTGTCGAAATGAAAAAGGAAAGCACTGAAAGTACAGAACTATTTGATGAACCACCAACTCCATACGCTGCAGAGTATCCACACAACAAAGTGTTATCTACTGAGTCTGGACACCATCAAGAGTTTGATGACACGCCCGGCGCAGAAAGAATACATACATATCATAGGTCTGGAACATTTGAAGAAATACATCCAGATGGTTCTGTGGTCACAAAAGTTGTTAAGGATAATTATGAAATTATCTTTGGTAATAATAATATTTACGTTAAGGGAACGATTAACGTTGTTGTAGATGCAGATGTAAATATTAGAGTGGGTGGCAATGTCGATGCGAAAGTCGGTGGAACAATTGATACCGAATCTGGTGGGAATACCACAATAAAAGCACCAAACATTCATTTAAATCCATAAGAGGAAGTCATGTCAAATTTAAGTAGTGCAGAAGAAAAACTTGGGATATTACCATCTAAGAGAGATCAATATATTGATTTTGATCTAACGTTTAGACGAAATCCAGTCAGTGGAGATGTTTTAATCAAAAAAGATATTAGTTCAATAAATCAAAGTATTAAAAATATTTTATTGACTAATAAACTCGAAAAACCATTTAAACCAAGGTTCGGTGGAAATATTTACAACACTTTATTTGATTTAATGACGAATTGGGATTATAAGGGTTCGCCGCATGACATAAATATGCAAGAAGAGATAAAACTTGCGTTAAAAATACATGAACCAAGAATAATAGTTTCTGATGTTAATTTTTTCTCTAGAGAAAGAGTTATGTCATCGTTGAAAGGAATAAAGACAGAAGACGAAAGAACCAGACAGGCACAGTTAGTAGATAATAATACCTTGGAAGTTAGTATAGTATACAATGTCCCTGCATCTGAAGAAGATATATCATTTCAATTTAGTATAAAAAGAGTACGATAAATGGCTAAAAACATAAACATATCAGATTTAAGTTTTGATGGAATAAAAGACAATATCAAAAAATACATGGAGAATGATAAAGTTTTCAAAGACTATAACTTTGATGGCTCTGCACTGTCTAGTATACTCGACATACTATCATACAATACATATTATAACTCATATTATATGAATATGATTGCAAATGAAAGTTTTTTAGATACCGCAAGAATTCGTGAGAACGTTGTATCCAAAGCAAAGTTATTGGGTTATACCCCACGTTCTAATAAGTCTGCGACTGCATTGGTTGCAGTAACATTTAAGATTATTAGAAAGAATAGGCCCGAAAGAGATTATCAATACAACACATTAAGAATCGATAGACAACTTGCATTTTCTAGTTCGATTGATAACGAATCTTATATTTTTGTTCCGAAGGTTTCTAGATCGATTACAAGGTCACGCTCTGAAGCAGAAGGCGGGGCAAGAGCGCACTACTATACTATAAACGATTTAGAATTGTTTCAAGGTCAACAGGTAGAAGAAAAGTTTGTTGTTGATATTAATAATCCAAACCAAAAATTTATTTTATCTAACGAAACTGTAGATACTGACACTATTCAAGTTCTAGTACAGGCAAGTGCAGAAGATGATGTTGTCACTGAATTTAAATTGGCAACTGATACTACACAACTTTCAGATATTTCTAAAACATATTTTCTTCAAGAATCGAAAGATATGAAGTATGAAATATTTTTTGGAGATGGTGTTCTTGGTGACGAAGTAGAAAATGGTAATATCATTACGGTTCGTTATATTACAACAAAGGGCGCTGATGGAAATGGTATAACTGGAAGACTTACTGCAGTTGCATTACCTAAAGGTGTGATCGTTGATACTGAAAATGTTCAGATTATTGGTGAAAGTTATGGTGGTGCTGACAGGGAAGATATTGAGTCTATTAAATTTTTTGCACCAAGAACATTCGAAAGTCAAAATAGAGCAGTTACTGCCAGAGACTATAAAGCGATTGTTCCACAAATTTATCCAGAGGTAGACACGATGAATGTTTGGGGTGGAGAAGATAATGACCCTCCTGCATATGGTTCTGTGTTTATGTCTATTAAACCAAATACTGGATTAATTCTTTCCACTCAAGAAAAACAATATATTTTAAATCAGTTAAAAAGTAATTATTCGGTTCTTACTCTTTCGCCTCAAATTGTCGACCCTGATTATTTAAAATTGAAGATAACCACAAATGTAAAGTATAATGATGAGGCGACTTTATTAGACGAATCGGCACTAAAAGAATCTGTAAGACAAAATATCATTTCTTACAATAACGAGTTTCTAAATGAATTTAATAGTTATTTTAGATATTCGCAGTTCTTGTCTGCCATTGATAAAACCGATGATTCTGTTACAAACAATATAACAGAAATTTTGATGATTAATGAAAAAACTCCAGTATATAATGGTGTTGCATCATATACATTCAATTTTAATAATGCAATACGTCCTAATAGTTTGTATTCTAATGCATTTACTATTGCTGGATCAAGTGACCCTCATTATATTGAAGATGACGGATTGGGTGGATTGAGAATATACACATTAACTCCATTATTCGCTAGAAAATATAATAATGTTTTGGGCGGAACTATTAACTATGGAACTGGTAAAGTTGTTTTAAATGATATTCAGATTACAGGCATTGTTGGCTCAACCGTTTTAGGTTTGGTTGCAGAACCAGAATCTAATGATATATTTCCTGTTCGTAATCAAATTATCTTTATTGATTATGACGAACTTGATATTGTAATGATGCCTGATACAGATGAGTTTAATGAAAACTATGATATCTCTTCTCAAAGAGTGGTTGTTACTAGATCTCTTAGAACAACATATAATACATCACAGGCAAGTATTACAAATGTAATATCTGATACTACAACATAACAGCAGAAGTTAAATTAAATGGATAAAACTAATTTACAAAACATTGCATCTAGAATAAGAGAACAACTCCCTACTTACTTGAACAGTAGTGAGTATGATAACTTTGTTCGTTTTTTAGAATTATATTACGAATGGTTGGCGTTAGATGACAATGTTAGTAATGTAACTGGAAAACTTACTTCTCTAACAGATTTAGACGAAACTTTTGATATATTTGTCCAAGAGTTTAAGTCTGAACTTGCTGGTGCATGGCCCACAATTACTAAGATTAAAACAAATAATCAAATTGCAACTGAAATCTTGCAAGAAGAAAACAATGGTGAGGATGCAGAAACGTCTATAGATACTACTGCTGACCAAGAATTTTTTACCGATGGAGTTTCTGCAAAATATGTAATGGATTATTTCAATCCGTTTTATTATTTTTCAGATCAAAATGTAGATACAAAAGTTACTAAGATACGAGTCTTTATAAATGATGTTAATTTTGCTGGAAGGGTCGGTGAATCATTAAGTGAGGTTGTGGATAATTTAACACCCCCAAATGATGACCCAACAGCAAGCACTGGTGATTGGGTCGAGTTAATTGAGGGAATTGATTATAGACTTTTAGAAAATTCTATTATTTTTCAAGATGAAAATAACGATCCGATTGTTCACGATAATCGTGATATTATAAAAATCAGATTTTATTTAAGAACTTTTATAAATCCTGTTGCAGACGCAGATACTGAAGATACAATCCAAAAATTAGTTGAAGAAAGTGGAAAAGAAAAAACCAGATATACTAATGAAAGAAACTTTTTAAAATTAATTAACAAGTTCTACAAACAAAAGGGCAGCGAAGCTTCCTATAAGTTTTTGTTTAGGGCGTTGTTTAATGAAGATATAGAAATATATTATCCAAAAGAAAACTTGTTAAAACCAAGTTCTAATACTTGGCAAACACTAACAAGTCTTAGAACTGTTCCGTATGAAGGCCCAATTAAAATTAATCAACCACTATTTATTGAAGGTGTATCTAGTGGGGCCTCAGCGAACATCGAATATTTTAATGACTATACTTTAAGTGACTATAAAGTTCGTGAATATGTAATTAGTTCAATCAATGGTGAGTTTTCTAGTAAAGAAACCGTAAGAATAAAACAAAACGATGCCTCCATTTATGAAGAAAGTTTATATGAATGTGTCGTAGGATTTGAAATAGAAAATCCTGGCGAAGATATGCCAAGAAATTTAACACTGCAAAATAACTTGTCTTCGAATGGAAGTGGTTATGGGTTTGCTGCAAAAATTGCACATACTTCTTATGGCCCAGTTGAAAATATCAAAATTGTCAATAATGGAGATCAGTATATTACTGGGGAAACAATTGAGTTTCAAAATGGTAATACATTAGGTTCATATGCTATTGGACAAATTAGTTCGATTCAATCTGTTAAAAATAATTTTAGTGTTTCATTTTTTCAAAACCCAGAAAGTTTGGAATATCCAGTCATGTCATTTGATATTGGACTGTCTGGTTATGATTTTGGCCCTAGAGCCCAAAACCCATCTGTTACGATTGAGAATATAGATTATCTCTATGATGATGTTTTTTATCTATATGACTATGAGGACATTTATAATAGAAAAATCACACACCAGGCCCAAACATTTTTTGCCGCTGTCAAAGATTATAAAACTGGGGAGTTGAGTTCGACTTATAGAAGTTCTATAACTCCAGTCGAAGAACCACCATTCATAATTACAAATTTAAATGAAGGTGACCCTACAGAATATAGATTAAGAACAGACTTAGAATTTCAAGTTACATCTGTAAATGAATTTGGTGGTATTACTGGAGTTTCAATTACAAATAACTTAGCAAGTCCAACCAATGTTTTCCCACAAGTCGCAGATGTGAGAAATCAAACCGCAACTTATCATCAGGGTAGAGGTGTGGGTGCGTTGTTTGATGTTGCATATCTTGATAATGCAATAACTTCTGTTACTTTAGGAAGTCAAGATAATTCTAAACACTATGTTCCTGGCGATTTTATTAAAATTGATGGTGAACAATTTTATAATGGTGTGTCTGGTGTTCACGATATCTTTATAAAAGTATTAACAGTTACAGGTGGCGCAGCATACTTAAATCTAGATTCATCTTCATATACTACAACCTCTAGAATTGGTTCGGGTGCTGTATGGGATATTGATACAGACGAACCAACATATCCTCAAAATCTTTCTGTTCTTTTGAGTGATGCAAATGCACAAGGAATTTTATCACCAACCACGAATTATATTGTCGGTGATAAATTTACAATTTTAGGTTCTGTTGTGGGTGGTACTGATGGAGAGAACGATATAACAATTACCGTCACACAAGTCAATGATGAAGGACGAATTGAAGATTTTGAAGTTTTTGCCGATCCAATAGGTGGACATATAGAAACATTTGAAGTTTTAAACCCAAATACTCCAATGCCGGATGGTTACTCATATTACTACGCACCACAATATACCGCCTCTACTCAAAATGGTGGAACTTCTGGAACAGGTGCAATATTTAATTTCATTAGAAGAGATGGAACAACATATTATGTGACAAATCCTGCATCAAGATTTAATGGAATTAACTATTCTGTTGGAGATTCAATCACAATACTTGGTAGTGAATTGGGAGGTGTTGATGGAATTAACGATCTAGTTTTTGATGTAATTAAGATTGATGATAATGGTGGTATATTACAGATTGGAAATATTACTGGTACGGCGATTAATTCATCACCAGAAAATCTAGACAAAAATGAAAATCTAGTTAGTGTTATGACCAATGGTTATGGTGCAACCTTTGATATCAATATTAATAACGGTGTATATAGTGTTACACCAAATCAACCAGGCGCTAATTATCTTGAAGGACAAAATTTTAAGATTAAAGGTTATAAATTAGCACATCAATACTTAAAAGAAGGATTTAAGGCGGGACTTTCGAAAGTTGGAGAACACGCACTATACACAGATTATGGATGGTTAAGAAGTGATAACATCGATCTAAAATTTGATAATGAGTTAACTAATAAAGAACTAACAATAGACTTTTGGTATTTCAGAAAATCTATCTCTATTACAGATATAGATTCGCCTGGCGGTGTTATCTTTGCAATCAATAGTGAAGATGGTGGAACTCAGCATTTAACTCTTTGGCAAAATTATGATGGTACAATTGATTTAATCGATTCTTCTGGTAATACCCTTGGTGCAAGATCAGTTCCATTTGGAGAATGGAACCATATTGCAATTTATTTCTCTAATGGTGGAACTTCTATCTATATGAATGGCCTATTAGAAAACACTATCCCCGGCGTCAACATGTTGAATTATAGTACAAATTCAAATTTCTATATTGGCGCAAGACAGATTGTAGATGGAAATTCTTTAGTAATTATGAATGATTATACTCTTGGTTTCTTTGGTGCATTCAGAATGACTAAAGGAGAGAGATACGTTGCCAGTTATGAATCTAATATCAATTTGCAAGGAGATCCTGCAGCAATTGAGGCGGCATTTGATGCTTGGTATAGATTTTCACATTCTGGTGCATCATCATACCAAGCAATCCCCAGCGACTTGTCTGCATGGATTTATAACTCTAGTACAAATAGTATTGAATGTACCGCAAACACAGGTAGTTTTACTGGTTTTATTGGCCCAACTCCTGCAACAAACTTAGAATTTGAATCCGTCATGTCAAGTACTTCATCAGATGATGATACACTTGCGCTTATAATTGGATTTGTGACTAATGGATTACAACCTACAGACGCTGGATATAAAGAATATACTTTAAGTGCGGTCAGAAATATGGGCGGAACTACTCCTAATGTTGGTTGGGGAATAGTATATAATTATCTACAAGATGATCAGATTGTTCTTCAAACATCTAATGTACCATTTATTTCTGGTGGTTGGAGTGCAAATGGCGCCACAAAAGTAAAAGTAATCAAAAATGGTGCAAATATATATGCAACTACTTCACAGAATGGATCAACTTCTTTAGATTCATCAACTACACTTTATGTCGATTTAAGTACAAATCCAGTCTTAAATAAATTTGAAGGTGCAATCCAGTGGGGATTTGGCGCACATAGTCAAGATGCTGCAAACTTTTCATTGTTAGATGCATCGGGGTCATCTACTGGTGTTACAATTGAAGACAAAGGAACCCAGAATCCTGTTTCTGGTAATGGAATAAGTCCTGAACATGTCAATCCTATTCCTTTTAAACAAAATATTAGACAGTCATCTAGATATGTAGAAAGAGTGAATGCCGTTGGCGGAGAAACGGAAATTGAGTTATTCTATGACGTTGATTCCGCATTGAGAATATTCAAAGTTACAGATAGTATTATCACTCCAGAAAACATTCCAGATGCATTCCCAACAAATCCTATAGATCAGTTGATATGGGAATGGGCTGATAATTATTATATCTGGATTGATGGTTCGTGGAAAAATTATATTGAACTTGACCCAGCTGATTATAATGCGACAACTGGTACTGCGATAACCTTTACTAATCCGTTGGCCGCTGGTGATATTATAATGATTAGATATTATGGTGCCTTATCAGACAAACTTGAATATGTGATATTCAATAGTGAATCTTTAGTAGAACCAAATAAAATCAGATTGAGAAGGTGGGTAGATAATCCTCAAACTCTTGATGACACTATGGCTCAATATCAATTGCCTGATGCCCACACACTGACTGTTGAGTGGGAAGAAATTCCAAAATCTGGTATTGAGACTACTAGACTTATTACAGGTGGCGAAGGTTATGTTAGATATCCATATGGAAATGTGGCGAGAGAAACATTGTCATACACTTCTACAGGTAGAAATGGAGTTTTACGAGGACTTGGAAAAGATATTGGCAAGATTAATAGATTGGAAATATACTCAAACCCATTTAGAGAAGATTTTGACGGTTTCGGGGTTGGATATGATACACCACCTGAAGTTGACTTGAGTGGTTATGGTAACGGTCAGGCATCTATTAAAGTATTAACTGGGCCTCTATGTGTTCGTGAAGGTGTTTATGTCAATCAACAAGGATTTATTTCAGATGATAATCGTATTCATGATGGATATCTATGGCAGGATTATTCTTATGTTGTAAAAGTAAACAGATATATTGATGAGTGGAGAAGAATAGTTAAGAAGATTATTCACCCCGCTGGTTTGATGATGTTTGGAGAATTTACTACTCTAACCAAGGCCTCTGTAAGAAAAGGACTTGGAGTTGTATATCGTGAACTCATGTATGAGATCATTAAAAATGTTAATTTGAGAATGCGTAATATGGATGGTAGTGGAAGTTGGACATATGCTACTGCCCAACAAACTGATATCAACGATTTGAATTCTCATGGTTATTATTTTGTGTATGATAATCGTCAACTTAGTATTGACAGTGAAATTGATGGTCTTTATCAGGGTGTAGGAACTGGAGAGATATCTGATGATACGGCCGGTGCAGCAACAGTAGACAGTGGGTCTGGTAGATACGCATTATTGGATGAAAATGGAAACAATGCGTTGCGTTGGTCAGATGTAAAGAAAATCGCAATCAACTACAAAGACGCATACGGAAAAGATTATGGACATTATTGGTCATCTAAAATCCTTGGTAACACATTTACAATATACGATACATCTGATGAGAGTATGACCAATGATGAATGGATAAATGTAAGGCCTTGGGCAAAGTATGTTGTAGAGAGTGTGGAATTGGATCCTGACTATCTTGACAGAATTGCAGTTTTTGATGTGAAGATTATTCAGTCGTATAGAGAACTTCCTTCTACCGCTCCTCAGAATAGAGTTGAGTTTAGGTGGGACAACATTTGGCGTGGAAATGTAAACAGACAACCAAACTATTGGGTTGGTGCTATTGCAGATGGTGCAAATCCAAGAGATGAAAAAATGGTGATAAATATAACAGGTAAGTATATGTTCTATAAAAACTATACTGGCGACCTACCTACATTGCACACTACATATAGGTCACTAGAAAGGTTTAAGTTTTACTTTACTTCCAGATTCCCTTGGGAAAGGTTGAGACCATTACTGTTTAGTCCTCAGAGAGAAATGGATAATTCTCCATATCTGATAAAACGACCAATTGTAAATGGAAATGGATTGACTCATATTCCTGCAAAGGCAGAAGGTCTTGGAATTTGGTATCACTTACCAGTGGATGCAACAGATAATGATTGGATTGCAAATACAGACGGAACAGATCATAATTGGAGAAATACTGTAATTGAAGACATTGTAAGACTTGCAGATAACAAATATCGTGCAGTTTTAGATTCGTTTATTAATATTACACCTGTATTCTTGATAATGAGTGAGGAAGAACCAGATATCCCAACTAGAAAAAGACTGGGCCCTACAAATTTAACAATTGAGAGAATAAAATTTAATGATAGATTACAATCAGGACTTGATTATAACGTAGATAGAATTGACTATGACGAAAATTTATTAGACTTGAATACTTTTATAAAGTATCAGGCAGAACATATTCACGATAAGTCAAATGTCGCACCAGAATCGTCTATTGTACTGTATAATACGAATCCAACAACAATTGAAGAATTAAATGAACAGATTGTTCTGAAAGACTAAAAAATAAATTATAAATAGTATAAAATTCATGACACTAAAAAGGTAAAAAAATGGCAGCGATTATTACAAACAAATTAAGAATTTTCAATGCAATGGAATTCTTACAATCAATTAACAGATCCGCACCTAATTGGAAACCTAACTATACCTATGCAGAAGGCGATGTTGTGGTTAACAACCAGAACTCATTTATTGCACTAGGAAATATTAGTGGCGCTTCCACAAGTGGTGTTTCTGCTGGTGATGGGGATGGCCCAACACCAGATACTCTCCAAGATGGCACTGTACAGTGGGCCCATCAAGGACAATCGGTTTACAATATGCTTTATATGGCAATCGGTAAACAAACTCCTTGGTTAAATGATTCAAACCCACCAACACCAGAAGATTCTATTGGTTATTCGTATAGATTTAAATACGATACAATTGCACTTAAGAAAGTCAACTACAGTGACATGACTCTTGCAATTCCAAGAATTAACTGGACTTCTGGAAGAGTGTACACTATGTACGAACACGACAACCCAGAAGAAATTATCCCAAATGGATATGTGATCGTTGCATCTGGAAATCAATTTAACGTTTATAAGTGTATTAATAACCAGAAATATGATGCTGCTGCCCAAACAGTGACTACAGTTGCTTCAACAATTCAACCATCAACTACTGGAACTGAAATTGAAGAGACTGCAGATGGTTATAAGTGGAAGTTTATGTATGCAATCGACCTTCAAGATTCTCTTAAGTTCTTGACAAAAGATTACATTCCAGTTAAAAATCTTCTAGAAGATCCAGTTGCGCCTGGTACCGCTGCTCAGGTACAGTGGGATATTAAACAAGCTGCATCACAACCAAATCCTGGCCAGATTGAACATGTAAAAATTATGCCAAACGAAGAGGGTGGTGTAATTGGTGGAGGATTGGGTTATCACCCAAACATCCAACAAACTGCTTCTGTTACACTAACTGGTAATGTTGTCACAATTTCTGGTGTCGATGGTGCGACAGATTATACTGGTTATGATTTAGTTGACCTTGGCAACCAAGAACAGTTTAGAATTACAAACTGGAGTCTTAATGGTAACACTGCAACTGCAACCGTAAATGGTTCATTTACTGGTGGTGCGGGCAGAGATATTCTTATTGCGCCTGGTATTAGTATTTCTGGTAATGGTTCTTCTTTCAGTGCGTATGGGCTTGTTGTAGATCAACGAATTGAAAAAATTGTCATCACAAATACTGGTGCAAATTGGTCTGCTGTAGACAACGCAACTGTAGATGTTGATAATGTTCCAGCATACAATTTCGATGGGACGTTGAATGTTAATGCATGTAAAGTAAAACCAATTGTTTCTCCAGAAAATGGACATGGATTTAATCCTGTAGAAGAGTTGGGTGGTTATTATGTAATGACTGCAATTAAACTTGAATATGACGAACAGTCTACAAGAGAAAATTCTTTAGGGAATTTAGAAACTAAAATTATGTTCCCTGTCGAAAACTCAGAGGCGCAGTTTAGACAGATTGCTATTGTTGCTGACCCTGATGCACAGACTCAGAGTGGTTCGACTCCTGCAAATGAAGAGTCATATAGAGGCCCACAACACCCAGATTTTGGTTCTGCTGATGAAGAAACATTTGATATTGTAACTGGTACAGGTAAAGTTCTTTACATCGAAAACCGCCAGCCCGTTTCAAGGGCCATTGATCAAATTGAAGATATTAAAGTAGTATTTGAATTCTAATTAAAATAAAAAACCAGTTGAGAGAAAAAGACACATGGCAATAAATTTAAACGTCACTCCCTATCATGATGATTATGATATCGACAAAGGGTATTTGAGGGTATTATATAAGCCTGGAAATTCTGTGCAGGCGAGAGAATTAACACAACAACAAACAATTTTACAACAACAAATTGCAAATATGGGAGACCACTTCTTTAAAGAAGGTTCCATGGTTATCCCTGGCAGTTCTGCTGTTGATGTTGCTGTTCCTTATATTAAAGTGACTCTTGCAGAAGGCCTTACTACCGCTGCAGAATTTGTTGGTAAAGTAATTCAAGGGGATAAGACAGGGATTCGTGCTATTGTCATTTCTTATGCTGATGCAGTTGATCTGAATCAAGATGCACAGATTGACAGTGATGATGAACCAACAACCTTATTTGTAAAATATCTTGATGGTGTTGCTGGTGGACAAAGAGTGGTAGACGGCGTTACACTTGAAATTGACGATGAAAATGGAATTGATTTTGTTGTTAACGGTAACACTATAAATTTAAAAGAGGGTGATACTTCTTCCTTTGTGGAAGGAGAGGTTCTGACTTCAACAAATGATGATGGTTTAAATTTAATCGCAACTGTTGCTCTTAGTGCTGATCACGCAAATCCTTTGGGTAAGGGTTCTATTGCATTTGTCGAAGAGGGAATTTATTATACTCAGGGGTTTATGGTCAAGAACCAATCGCAAAGTGTAATTCTAGACAAGTATGATGACACTCCTAGTTATAAAATTGGTTTTGAAATACAAGAAACCGTTGTAAGTGCAAATGAAGATCCATCTCTTTTTGATAACGCACAGGGAACAACAAACTATAACGCTCCTGGCGCCGATAGATATAGAATCAATCTCGTATGGTCTAAAAGAACATTAGATACTCCAACAACAGATAACTTTATAGAAATTATTACCGTTCAAGACGGTATTATTAAAACACATGTTAGAAATACAGAATATTCAGTAATTACAGATGTGCTTGCAAGACGAACATACGATGAGTCTGGTGATTACACAGTTCGTCCATTTAATTTAGACATTAGAGAATATTTCAAAGAAAATGGAAATGGTGGTGTATACACCATGAAAAACTTTGAATTTGATACCGAAGTCGCTGCGAAAGATTTCGCACTAAAGAATTTTGCAGATGAAGATGGAATGGTAGATCAGAACGGAAACGGCCTTGCACATACAGTAAGTGCATTGGAACTTATACAGTTTTCCGATCAAAATTTGGATTCGACTGGATTAAAATATTACCCAGGCTCTAGTCATCAGTTCTTGGTTGACGCAGTAAGAAATTATCTTGCACTAGGAGTCGAGAGTGGAAAGGCGTATGTAAGAGGTTATGAAATCACTAAGACGGCTACCACATATATTCCTTATAAAAGATCAAGAGAAAATTATCAAGTAAACAACCATTACATTCCTGTCGATCTGGGCCCATACATCTACATTTCAGATGCAAAGGGACTTCCACTGATAGACGAAGAAGTTAAACTTGTCAATATGAACATTTCTCCAGTGATTAATGAAGACTATACAGTTGTAACATCAAATTTAGACGATGCTGATACTGCATATTTCCAACCAGTAACATATGATGAAGACTTGACATTTTTTGCTGGTGGTGGAACCAACTTGGGCGCAAACGCATACGGTATTGATGTAATCGCAACGGCAAAAGTTAAGGCAGTAGAATATTTCTCAGATTCTGATGATGATGCGATAGATGATAATTATGGAACTTCTACTTTTAGACCTTCAAATACTTCCGTTGAAACTGGTATATGGAAAATCTTTCTATATGATATCGAATATGAAGTTAACCCAAGAACAAATGTTCCCTATACCATGTTGGATGCAAGGTCTATTGTTTCGACTGAGAAAGTAGTTCCAACAACATTAGGTAGTTCAATTTATAGATTTGGCGCAAATGTATTAACGGTGATGTCGTTGTCAGATGTACAAGGACAATTTACGTTAAAATCTCTAATTTATGACAGATACGATAGAGATGTGAGAGCTATTAACTATTATTATAACTCTGCAGACCAATTCTTATTGGTAAAAAATCTCAATACTGGAAACGGATTGTCTACAGAGTCGGGAGTATTGCCTAGTGCAACCTTTGTTACAAACGAACTAATCAACGAGGCGATTGCTAGTGGTTCCGCTGGGACGGACACTACATCTTTTGATGGTAATGCATCTGCTGATATGACAGGAACTCAGGCAAGGATTACTGGTAAATTTGTACTTTTATCAGATGGTGGTGCAAGTATTGTTGATACTGGTAAAAGATTTTTACAAACTGTTAGATTTGTTGATGATGAAAGTGGAAGAGAAACAGTAGATACTCAATACGATGTTTTAAAAGTTTATGAAGACCAAGTAGTTACCGCCAACGGACAGATTGTTTTAACTGCAACAGATGATAACTCATTCTTCATTTCGACTCAAAGTTTATATTTGGCATTCGATAGAGCAGATTTAAATTCTTCTGTGGGTGAAATTGGTAGAATTACAAGTATTTCATTTTCTTCTGATAGAAGAACTGCCACTCTTAATGTCACAAATTTGCCCGCAGGAACAACTGGTGTCACTGTATACGCACCAATCAAAAAGACTTCTTCCAGAGAAAAAATTAAAACTTTGAGAGAAAATCAGTTACATTTGCCTTACACCTTAGTGGATGCAATTGGACAAACAATTGGACAAACTGACTATGATAATGTAAACGATGCAAATAACGATACATCTCTAAGTTATGATGTAGATTTATTAGGATCAAATTCTAGTGTTGCAACAGGAGTTGTGAATTCTTCAATTCCCACTGGCGCAAATAATGATCTTATTCTTAGTGTGTCTAATTTTCAATTACCACATTCAGATGTATATGAAATCAAAAAAATATATGACACTTGTAATGTAAACAATACTTCTTATAGAATTTCAATTGAATCAAATGACAGAAAATTCCTACATGAAATGACAGAGGCAGATTTTGAATTTGCACTGAAAGCCTATACTTTTTATGAGGCGACTGGTGCCTCTCCATTTTCTGTTGATTTAGACCATACCGTATATCCAACACTTGCGAGTATCCAATCGCAACTTACTGTTGACGGAACCGTAAACCCATTCAAGGAAGAAATCGAAGAATTGTGGTTGAGTAATGTTGGTATCGAAACTCCTGCAGAAGTTCCTGTTAAAATTAATGATATTACTGACAGATATACTTTATTTTCTGGACAAAGACATTCTATTATTCAATTGGGCGAATTAGAACTAAAGGCTGGTACATTACCATGTGGCGGCCGCCCTATTATTATTTACTCATATTTTGAACATGGTGCAGGGGATTATGCATCCGTAGATTCATATGTTAATATACCATATCATAAAATCCCAAGTTTTGAGGGTGTTAGATTGCACAGCGCATTAGACTTTAGACCCGCTGCGGTTTACCAACAGCTGTCTGGATATCCGTATGGTAAAGGTGTTGTTTCTGGAATTTCTGATTATCCAATCGATGCAAGTGCAATTAGTGCAGATATGCGTATTTACTTTGGTAGAGCAGACAAACTTTATATGGATAAGTTTGGAAATATTAATGTAAAATATGGTGCTCCTTCCGAAACGCCAGTTTTTCCAACAGACCCAGAAGACGGCATGGTATTATATACACTTGAAACGCTACCATATACTGGCGTTCCTAAAGATGTACGTGCCAAAATGATCGACAACAGAAGATATACCATGAGAGATATTGGTAAACTTGATAAGAGGATTAGTAATTTAGAATATTATACTTCTTTAAATCTTTTAGAAAAAGAAACTAAAGATTTGTTGGTTACAGATGAAAACGGACTTGATAGATTTAAGAATGGATTTGTAGTTGAAAACTTTACTGGTTTTGGAACTGCAAACGTTTACGATTCTGATTTCAATGCCTCTATGGATACTGGAAAAGGAGAACTGCGTCCATTTTTTACTACTAAGAACATTCCAATGCATTTGGATGTCATAAACTCTGAGGGTTTTGAAGTGTCGGGTAGATGGGCAACACTTCCATATACGAGTGAATTATTAATCGAACAGAGAAAATCTTCAAAAACTGTTAATGTAAACCCCTTTGCAATTTTTAGTTTTAAGGGTTCAATGGTGCTTGTACCTTCAACGGACAACTGGCACGATGATCCAAAGTATTTGGATACAATTACAATTAATGAACGAGGAAACACAGATAATTTTGAAGAACTTGCCCAAAGGTCGGGAATTCTTGGAACCGTATGGGGGTCTTGGGAAACCACATGGACTGGGGTATCTAACGAGACAACAAGCGGCCCAGTCAATACTACCGAATCTAGTGGTAATTTTGACCGTACCGTAACAACTACAACCAGAACTTGGAATGATACAGGAACCAGATCCAGAGCTGGTGTTACAACTTCCCTTAGTGAAAGTTGGACTCCAGTTACAACAGACAAACTAGTTAGTTCTGAACAAGTTCCATTCATTCGTACCAGAGATGTATACTTTAAAGCTACTGGAATGAAACCAAATACAAAATTATTTGCATTCTTCGATAACACACCAGTTAGTGATTATGTTACTCCAATAAAAACATTAGATATTACAAATGTTCCACCGGCAACCGCACAATATATTAAAAACAACAGAAATATATTTGCAGATCAATACGGTGAGTTGAAATTGCGAGGACAATCCACCGCACATGAAGTTTTTGTTGCGGATATTGATTATTTGGATGCAACCTCTCTAAAAGTTTATGTATTAGAAAATGTGCCTGGCAAAAAGAATACTTCTTTTAGTTTAGGTGAGGTTTTATTCTTAGTTGAACGAGATGGGAAATCTCATAACATGGGAAGCTTCCCAAATGAAGGTATTGTTGGTGGTTCGACTTTAAGATCAGATTCAGCTGGTACGGTTTACGGTAACTTTTCAATTCCAAACGATAACCAAACTCCAAATGATGATGATTTAAAATTCAGAACTGGAGAAAGAACATTTAAGTTGTGCGATCAGCAAAATGGTAATCTAGATGATTCTGATACAGATACGAGTGCAACATATACTGCAAGAGGTATTATTGAAACTAGACAAAAAACAACCGTAAATACAAGAACAGTTGAAATTGTTGATACTACAACCACTCAATCAGAAGATGTTGTTTCAGAATTACGTTCCGACCCAACTACTACTTTTGGAAATTGGAGACAAGTTCGTGGTTGGGGTGACCCACTCGCACAATCATTCCTAGTTGATGTAGAGGGAGGTGCCTTTATCACAAGTGCAGAAATTTTCTTCTCTACAAAAGATGAGGTTGTTCCAGTAACTTTACAAATAAGAAATATGGTGAATGGTTATCCTGGCCAATATGTACTTGGTGAAAAGATGTTGGATCCAAGACAGGACTTAATTCAAATTTCAGATGATGGTTCTTTAGAAACAATATTTACCTTTGACGAACCAGTATATTTGGAAGAAGCAAAAGAGTATTGTCTCGTATTGATTGCAAATACGCAAGGATACAGAGTTCATGTTGCAACACTAGGACAAGAGGCACTTGATGGATCTGGAATTATTTCGGAACAACCTTACGCTGGTGTTTTCTTCAAATCGCAAAATGCTTCTACATGGACTGCAGAACAAATGGAAGATTTGAAATTCACAATTTCTAGGGCGAAATTTGATATTAATAGAGATAGTAGTCTATACTTTACAAATTCCGAAATTGATGTTGGAATGTCAGACATTAATGTTATGGAGAGAATATTCGATGATAATTCGATGTTTGTCCATAAAGATAGTTCTCTCATTACATTTAAAGTAAATGATAGTTCTGGGTGTGTTCCTACAAGTTTCTGGCAACCAAACGGATATAATTATGTCACTCTTAAAAATTTCCATGGAACTTACGACCAATACAGTGCAGCAGATTTAAATGGTTCGCATTTGGTTGTTGCAACAACATATAATTCGTTTACCATTGATATGAGAGGATTTTTCTATCCAGAAGGGGTACAAACACCAAGAATCGCTCATGGTGGAACTATTCCATCAGTTGATTCTGTGTTTACTCCTGCATCAAATACATTTACGCAGTTTAGACAAAAGAAACCCGCCAGTTGGTGTACTAATGTTAAATATGATTTAATGAAACCCAATATTACATCTGTTGAACTTGCTGGTACTGGTATTTCGATGAAATTTAAGGCCCTAACAGGTACATCGCAAGATTCGACTGAGGCGCCAGGAGTCAAAGATTTAAGTTTTAGAGGAATTACTCCAAACCAAAACTACACATTTAATAGACCAATGATGGTTGCAGATAATTACAATGAGACTCTTTTCGACACATCTTCGAATTCTCTTGATAAAAAGTCATTGATTTGGAAAGTAGATTTAGTTTCTAATAAAGATAATTTAAGTCCTATTATCGACTTAGAAAGAATTGCAGCTGTCTTGGTATCCAATGTAACAAATAGTGCAGAAAGTGTTCCTGCTGGAGTACGAGGACATGTCAATACTGGATTTATTGATGAAACGAATCCACACGGTGGTTCAGCAGCAACCAAGTATATAACTAGAGAAATTAAATTAGATCAATCATCGACATCTCTAAAGGTTTTAGGTTCAGTTTATCGTCCAGATATGACAGATGTAGATTTTTATTATAAGATTAAAACATCACCAGACCAAAATTTTGAAAAACTTGATTATGTATTACTTGACCGTCCTACCGTTTACGGTAAGGCATCTAAAGATGTTTCTGACTATAAAGAATTTGATTATGAAGTAAGAAATTTACCAGAATTTAATTCTGTATCAATCAAAATTGTTCTTAAGAGTAAAAACTCCAGTGTTGTACCAAAAGTCAGAGATTTTAGAGTTATTGCGTTGGCAACTTAATTGGAGAATATAATGAGACTAAAAGTTAAAGGTAATAAAGACCTTGTCAGAGATACGAACACGCAAGCGATAATAAATACTGATAACAATGGTTATAATAATTTTATTAGAAGGTCTAATGCACTTAGAAGGCGTGACGAAGAAATAAGAGATTTACAACAAGAAATGAATGAAATTAAAAACACACTAAACTTAATATTGGAGAAACTTTAAATGGCCGTAGAATATCCATCTATTGTAGATGTGTTGACAACAGATACTTTCGAAGAGTGGAGAGTCAAAACCAATAACTTGAAAGCATATGCGGAAGCAGCTGCTGCAAATATTGGTAATCTTGCATTCTTAGAAACTGATGCACAGTCTACAATCGTTGATGCAATCAACGAAGTAAACACTCATACAGATATCAATACTAGAAATATTGGTAACATGTCTACTCTTGACCCAGAAAATCGTGGGTGGAGAAGAGATAATCTTGTAGACACAATTAATGCAGAAAATCAATGGTCTGTAGAATATACAGATGATGAAGTAGAAAAAGAAAGAAATGCACGAATTGCAGCAGACAATGCCCTACAGGCAGAATTAGATGTAACCCAAAATGCTGCTGGATTAAACGCTGACGGAACATATTCATTACTTTCTACGGCAACATATGTTCCCGCTGCGACTAGTCTTAGACAGGGAATTAGTCTTTTAGATACCACTTTGAAAACTAAATCTGATTTATTAGACAGATTAAATCTTACAGTTGGTGGTGGAGCTCTTACAGGACAGTTTAACTATGAAGGTTTAGGTGTTAATTATCTTACTACAGATAGTGATAATAATGCAGTAGTAAAAACAAATCTTGTTGAATTGGATAGTGCAGTAAAAATCAATGAAGACGATATTACCGCATTAGAATCTAGAGCAACTAGATTAGAAAATGTACAAAACTTTTTGAAAAACTCAGTAGGCACAAATAATGATGGTGTATATGTGTCAGTGCCGGCAAATGAGTTTGCTATTCATAATACCGTAAAAGAGAATATAAACACTCTTGATTCTACATTAAAACTTTTAAGTGATGAAGTTTATGGCAGTCTTAAAGATAGAGTTGACAATATAGAAACGGATTTAGATACTAAAGAAGATAAGTTAATTGTAAGAGGGCCCGGCGCAACTGATGTAGACCCACTTGGCAATTTGAACAGTGGTGTTGGTGATACTACTTCGATTGTTGCCGCTATTAATGCACTGTATCAACAAGTTCTTCCACTAATCCAAGATCATAATGCTGGGGGATATGTCAAGAAAACTGGCGACACCATGTCTGGAACATTGACAATCGAAGGTGCAGACCTCAAAGTTACTGGAAATCAGTCACTGAAAATTGAATGTAGTGGTGATATTATTGCATTCCAAGTTTAATTAATTAGTAAGAGAAGAGAATTCTAACATGGCAATACCAGCAGACGGCAGACTGAAAATGACGCACATTGTTGCGGAGTTTAAACCAGTAAATAACTCCGCACCCCATTCTCTGTCTGAATATTATAGAGGTGGTGGTAATGTTCCAGATCGATTTAATAATAGAAATATTCCTGTTGGGCCAAGAGGGCGCACAATAAAATATTCTGATTTTCGTGGAACATCAGATGCAACACTTCCTTATAATATTTTAATTCCTACTATTTGTGTTGAAGACGCATGGAAATTTATGCGTCTTAAAAATGGAACATTCATGACTAGGTGGGATCAGATTAATGATAATAATACTGCCTATTTCACAAGAAATGAAGAACTTGGTTCTGTAAGAATTGATACTCCGCAGGATTGGGAATATGTTAAGTTAACTATTCCTGCAATGAGTTTCAAGATGGGAACTGAAGAAGGATTTGAACAAGTTGGGTATGAACAACACTGGTCTAACAAAGTAGATAATCAACAAGTCTTTGAGGCGGGTGATTGGAAAATTAGAATTCCAAAGGGATACAGAAGACTTAGAATTTTAGCAACTGGTGCTGGTGGGTCTGGTTCTTCACAATATATCCCTGGCCAACCTACTGTAGAAGATTATGTTCGTGAAGGATTGGTAGGTACAGAAGATCAAGGATTTGATGGTGAAGATACAACCATTACAATGCCAAATAATCAGAAGATTAAAATCTTTGGTGGCGTTGGTGGTAAACTTTCAAATGCAACAGGAGAATCTACAACAATTCCTGGCGAAACCACTGATACACTTCAGACGGAAACTGGAACAGTAACACTTGCAGGTGGGTTTTCAGAGACTGATTATGCAGAAGGTAAGTACAATGGTTCATATATTTTAGAAATTGATAACTCAAGTTATAAATTTTATTGGCAAAACCAACTTCTTGCAACATCAACCGATATTGCAGAAGATGTTAGAGATAGTTCTGGTTGGGTGTATACTTCGACTTCTGAAATAATTGACGAAAATTCTGAAGGTACATTAAAGTGGTATAAGATATCCAGAGTTAAAAGTTTAGAGGTCTCTGCAGAAGTTACGGATAGAATATACAATAGTATGTTGGAAAGAAATGCTTCTACTACAGAGAAGTCTAGACATGTAAACGCAGACACTGTAGTAGATGTAATTCGTTACATACAGGGAAAGCCTGGCTTTGTTGATATCATCAATGCAAATACAGACTTTGGCCCAAATACATTTGGAACGCCAGACGGATTTAGATATTTACTTGCTCAGGCAAGCAATTTATCTACAAGTACAACAACAAATATTCCAAACTATACTGGAACCGATACTGGTACTATCAATACTAATGGAAATCTCTATCAACACAGAGTTTATGCAGAAAACGGATCAACCGACAATAACAATCAAACAACAACTATAACTACATCAAATATAGTGGAAGATGCATTCGTTTCGTTTGAACACGTTGGTGACACTACTTATGTATATAGTGCAACTTTCACGAATCCGATTACAAACATCCGAGGTACAGTTGCCGCTGGACTGCCTGCGACAGGAGAATATATATTTACTGGTACTAATAATGTGAGGTATTACAGAGGTAATCAATTTGCCGGCAGGGACGGCAATGAAATATATCAACTTTGGACTGCATCGACAGCAACTACTGAAGTAACATCTACTACTGCAAATACTCCTATTCCTGCAAATTCTGCCACAACAGATTCCGAATTTGTTGTTTCAAGTAGTGGAAATTTCTATTATGAATATAATGCATACTTACAAAATACTACACAGAGTGTTCGTCCAGAATTAGAAATTTATGTGGACGGTGTTCGTCAAGTTAATTTTACTGGTTCAAGTGCTCCTACTCTAACAGGAAATCAAGGAGAAATTAGACTCGCATCTGGTAGATTGAATATTACGAATCCAGACTCCACAGTTAGAGTTATTACTGATTTAAAAACGATAACAACATCTACAATTTTACCAGAAATTGATGGAGGTGCGTTTAGTACCCTTTCAAGGAGTGGAACACACGATTTACCACTTGGTGCAACTGGCCAACCAGCTGGGAAGGGCATCTTTATTTGGGGTCATAATTTTTATAGATCTCAGAAACTATACACCGACACCAATGGAAATGTCAGTGTTGTACATCCAAGTAGTTCTGACCCAGAAACTTGGTTCTTTATGACAACAGAAGAAAAGGCTGGCCAGTTTAAAACTCCAGCAGGCACAGGTGGTAACCCGCACAGAGAACCTGTAGGTACTACAGATGCTGGGAAACCTGTATTTATTTGGGGAAAAAACTTTTTCCGATCATACACATCTATTGTTGAGTCTGATGGGCGTTTTGTTATGCCACATGGGTCGTCAAGTGATGAGGAACAATGGTATTATGCAGTTGGTAAAAGGGGTGCTAATTTTACAACTCCAGCTGGATCTGGAACATATACATTAAACCTTGGCTCTGATTATGCAGGAATGGAACTTTTAATTTGGAGTCATAACAGATGGGTAATTAATGGCAGTGCCACGGCAACCTCAACGAACCCCGCTCCAAGACATCTTGTTTTTGATTCTGAGGGTAAGGTTGAATTTTATCATACTTCCTTGGGAGATCATGAAGAAGAATGGTACTGGTGTGTTACGGATGGTGGTACTGTGTCTCAACCAACAGGTGTTGGTGGAGTTTCAATGAATAGTTTCACATTAGAAACTTCACTAGATACAGAAACCATTGATAAAATTTATCAAAAATATGTTGGAAGAAACTCTAATGTAATTGACAGAGACCTTTTCCGTCAACAAAATTATACAGTATTCCAAGGTATCAATTATGTTGTGGGTACTGCCGAATATGCAGCACAGTTTGGTTCTACAATTACAGAGGAACCTGTTATCATACCTGGCCAGGGAACTATACCAACAAAGAATCAATTGGTTAGTGTTACTGGTGGAGTTGCAACCAATAGAACTTACGCATTATCTACTTTACCAACAAACTCTTTGAAATATACAAGAGATAACTTACAAAGTACTCCATTATCATATCATGCAGACCTTCCATCAAGTGGTGCAAATATTGTAAGTGCATTGGTTGAAAAATTCCCAATTAATACTTACTGGTTTGAACGTTCAGGATTGGGGGAATTACATTTCTTTAATAATGATGGTGGAGATGGTGGTTCTTCATGGCATGGTTCTGGTACAAGTGTTGCTAGTGAATTCCCAACCAATGGAAGTCCATCAGAACCAAATCCAGTATATGGGTCGGGTGGTGCAGCTGGACAACACGGTGGAAGATATTACAATAGTACATCGAAAAGCGCTACTATTGGTGGCCAGGCCGCTGCCAGTGGATTCTTTGGAGACTTCATGGTATCGCCCGGCGATATTGTTGATATTAAAGTTGGTAGAGGTGGACAATCAAATCAGACTTCATACTTAGATTTGGTGCCTGGCAGTCAAACTCAAGAAGGCACTTACGAATCTAACTCAGGAGATGGTGGAGATGGTGTAGTTGTTGTATTTGGTTCTAAAGGAAACGACTATACAAAAATTTCAAAACCTGGCATTGCACTGATTGATGATAGGGGTGCGGTTGTTATGTACTCTGTTGCTAACGTGTCATGTGAAGGAAATCAAGAGTTAACTGGTTCGATTTCCTCAAAAGAAATTCTTTTATTTGGAAAGGGGAAACAGTATTACTTGGTTCATACTTTCCAATTACAAAAAAATGGTTCACAAAAATATCGTGTGTATTTTTGTCAAAATGGAGAACATTACGCAAAGGTAGAAAACAGTTTAAATGCGCCAGGCCCGTTCTTTAGTCCAGCGCCACCGGCTGGGTATCTACCATCTGTTAGTATATCCACAGATCCCGTGAATGCACCAGATGAATATGTTGTCACAGGTGCAAAGAGAAGTGACATCGATAATGATATTCAAAGTCCAGACCCATGGCCGATTAGAAAATGTACAGTTACATTTGATACTACTAGGTCAGCGGCGTATGAGAATACAATGACATTTACTAATATTGGTTCTGGTGGGATTGGCCCAGCATCAATTGTATTTGGTCCGAATGCAAGTACACAAACCATTAAAATGAGTGAAGACGATATCTATGTCTTAAATCCTTCTGGATTAAGAAGTAATGCATCCTCAAAAATGACAACAAGAGTAATTGATGACGGAAGGCCTCATCAAACAACTACTGGAACTACAAGTTCTAGTTTAGGTGTGAGAGAATATCCAGAGTATTTCCATTCTGGTAATTGTGATGAACCCGCTACAGGTGGTGCATCAGTTTGGGCTCAAGGTAGAGATCAAGACGGAAATACTAGGGTATTCATCAAATACGGAACTGAGGTGATTAAGGGCGATCAAAATGGTATATTTGGAACTGTTGCCAATGCAGATGGTAGTGGTAGTTGGTATGGATTTGGAGATAGTACTGGGTTTAATCCTTTAGGAACTGCATGGTCATTCAATTATGATGATCAAAGGCATCAAACTATAGATTATAATGGGTATCGTTATTATAGAAATGATCGTGAAGAAGATGCTCTTGGTGTATGTACCAAGAATGTCAATGATGATTTTACATTTGGTGGCGGCGGCCAATTCGAAATGAAATATACATTATATAAGGTCTTCAGAAGAAAGTTGGGTGGTGAACCGATAACTGAAGATAATAATAACAGTTGGACTACTCTTGAACTTGAAGACAAAACTGATAATGACTATACTGACTTAAGAGTTACACCTTCGTCAATGGGTAACTTCTATGTAGAGGGTGGACTAACACGTTTCTCGTGTTTCTCTTTGGGGGGAACTGGTACTGGAACAACTTGGACTCGCCCACCGCCTGCAGACACAGGTGGCGGTGGCGGTGGTGGTTCTAATACCACTACAACCACTAGCACTGCACCTATAACAGTAGTTACGGATGGAAATGGCAATCCTGTTACAGATGGAAACGGAAATCCAGTATATTCTGGTGGTGGTGGAAATGATGATAATAATAATGAACCGACATTTTCATCTCACTATGAACCATCAACTGGCACTGTAACATATTTTGATAGTCCTATGACACATGATGAAATTCAATCCCTAAGAGCGGATCAACCAGATGGTGTGTTCTCTACTGGAACAGGACAGACAGGGACAATGATTGGCCCAACTAGAGATGACAATATTAGTGATTCTGGAGGTAGTGGTACTTCTGGTCAGTCTGATAAAATTGTTTGTACAGAAATGTATAGACAAACACAACTAGATGATTGGAAAATTGCAATGAAGATTTGGGGATTGCATACAAAGACTCATTTGACTCAGTATCATCAAAGAGGTTATCATTTCTTATTCATGCCTTGGGTTAAAGGAATGAGAAAGAGTACCACCTTAACTAAGTCTGGTGGATGGTTGGCGCAAAGAAGAACGCAACACTTAAAGTATATTTTAAGTAGAGATGGTTATGCAGGACACTTAGGTATTGGTGAAAAAGAGAAAGACGATATTGTAGGAAGAATTTGGTGTACTGTGTGGCATCCAATTACTTTTGTAACAGGAAAAATTCTTTCAATATTTAGAGATAAATAGTTGATAAAGTAATGAGAGAAAAAAATTAATGGCACAGAGAAATATAGACCCAAACTACTTTCCTAATTTTGGAATATCTCGTCAAAGAAATTCGTTTACTTCTGTAATCGGCAACGGCGGCGTAAATAGTAATGATGGTAGTATTAGTGGTGGATTTATGGGCGTTCTTGCTGAAGATTTGGCAAGAGAATGGCCATTATTTGCTGGTGAACCAATCGCTGGAAATGAATTAATTGATGAGACTCAAACTCTAGTTACAACTCAGGTAACAAAACAGTTTTTTAGTCAGATATCATTAAACCGCCCATCTTCTGCAAATGGTGGTGGTAGTGGTGTATACGCTGGTGTTGCAAACTTCAGTGAGGTTGGTGATGGAACCAATCCAGAGCAACATGTTATGATTTTTCAGACTACAAATCAAATTCTGCCTAAGTCTGGTGCAGTTGCGAGAGGTATTGATCAAAATTATAGAATAAGATTTGAATTCGACCTTAGACCACGTTTAATGGGTGCTGGTGTTGGTACAACTGGTGATAGAGAATTTAATAATGAATTATATCAATTGAATCTTAGAATGGCATCACAAGGAAGACCACAATACCAAGAAGGAAATACTGTATTAGAAGCAGAGTATCAACCAGAATACCATCCAGGCTACAGTTATAATGGGATTTTAAATAGTGGTTGGGAAAGTACAGTCGGTATTCCAAATCCCATGTATGGATGGTTTAAGGTAAATGTAGGCACATCTAATCAGATTAGTACAGATGGAACTATTTCAAATCCACAACTTACGACCGATGGATTAATTACATTAGAGAATGGTTCAACTGTTGATACTTCTATTATAAGAATGCCGGGAGAACTAGCAGACTTGCATTTTGATGATGTAACTATTACTGCAGATGTTGCAAATACAGGGCCGTATTTTGTCTTTGGACAAAACACAGATACTGGTACTTATGGTGTAACTCAAGGTTATTACTATCCAGTATACTTGGACAAGGCTGCGGCAGATCAGGCAGATATTAGTGCTGGTGGAACAGGTTCTTCTACAGTTCATACTTTTTCGGAGTACCCACTTGCAACCTTCTATATGCCAGATACAGGTTCTTCTTTTAATCAGGCAGCTGCCCCTTCTGGAACAGATTATAAGAAATATATCAATAACAGATCAATTAGATTTAGAAACAAAAGAAAGGGTTATGGTTGGTTCAAAAGATTTCCAAAAATGAATGCAGAACTGCAAGGAACATACCCATTTTCGTATAGACTCACTATGACAGAAAAAGGTATTGTTCTTTATATGTATGATGATGCTGCAGCAGATCAGGCAGATGATTATGCATGGTTCTGTATTCAAAGAACATCAAGTAATGAATCAGGACTTCCAAGAACTGACGAAGCGTCTAAATTCCCTGTTCACTGCATGTACTCTTGTTCTAGAGAAAGTTTTTATTCTTCTGATGCTGGAATTTACTTTTCCAATCAAGCAGCAAACCTACAGACTGCAGAAGATTTGGTAGACACAGTATTTGACGAAGCGGGAAATATATACAATTTATCAAACATGGACAATTCAAAAACATTCTATATATTGAGTCCATACGATAGAGAAGACTATCTTGCGGATGAATGGCAAGCAAAAAATATTTGGAGATTTGTTGTAAGAGAATTTGATGTATTAAAACCAACTGATGTGCATAAATTTGCAACAAAACATCAGACAGATAGTAATGCAGTTATCAATCCATTAGAACAATTAGCCATCACAGATGAAAATAGATTTATTATCACTTTCCCAACTGGACTTACGACACAAAGATATATGTATCCTAAAGAAGAGATGGATATGATTTGTTTTTCTTCTGCAGAAGTAGTAGCAGAATCCAGTAATGTGCCAATGACAACATATCTATACAATGGTACTAATGTAGATAAAAGAAGATACCAAGGAATGCGTTCAACCATGGCGTTTGGAAATGGAATGAGATTACTAGTCTTAGTAAATGGACAATATATCTTTAATAGTGATATCAATCTTGACACATATGACCCTGTAGGAACACCAGCAGTATGAAGATAGTTTGAGAATTTAGTAAAACAACAAAAAAATTTTTATAAATATAAAGAAAAATACAAAGGAGATATGAATGTCTATTGCCAGTGGATATAGCATACAAAGAAATGACATTATCGATGTCCCTCACCGCAGTCAAGTTGAAACACACAATGCACTGAGTGGGTCTAATACTTATTTTTTAAGATCAAAAGTTGATATTTCTGATAAGGATTGGGAGTGGGACATCAGAATTGGAGAAACACGTTTTTACCTTAACAGACGTTTTGGTAATAACTCCTTGGTGTCTGGAGTAACTGCAACTGATGCAGAATTATACAGAGATAAAGTTTATGTGGAAGGTAGTACTTCTGCAGGACAAGGTTCAATTAAATACGATTCTGCATTAGGAGAGTTCGGTGCAATTATTTTTGCCGACAACGTTAGTCCTATTTCTGGAGAAGTAATTGAAATCAAGTATATCGAACATGTTACACATTTCACAGGAAATGATGGTGGACTTTTATTCCAACTGGCACACGATTTAACAGTTCATCCATTTGAATTCCCAGAAATATTTAATTTAAATTTAAGTAGAGATGTAACTTTTGATACTGCTGCAGATGGTACTCCCGGCAATGAAATTACCAGTGATTTTACAACAAGTGAAATTCTTAATGAAATTGACGCAGGAACTGGAAATCTTACTGCGTATCAACAAGTATTACCAGTCCAGTATAATAGAGATTATTCCGAAGATGGTACACCAGCAGACCAATTAGTTGCTGGTAAACTTTGGAAAGTTGTAAGAGAACATAAAGTAGTTACAGAATTAAACTTAGGTTCGGGTGGTTCAACGCCTTTTGCAAATATTGACCCTACTGACTCAAACACATGGCCATCAATTATTGGTGATTTCCCACTTACAATTTCTGACCTTGGTTCTGGTGAATTTAGAGTTTCTTTGAATGGAAGAGTTTTGCCAGAAGAAGATTGGGTTGCGACTTCTAATAATGTTTCAAGGTCAACTTTATTTAAATTTAAAAGAACAGAGGTAATGCCTTGGGTCGCAGACCTAAGTCAATGTGTGTTTACTATATCTTACCATTGGGGTAAGACAATTGATGTTCCATACGGTGCATTGGTGGGGCCTAACGGACTTGGCCCACAACAAGAGACACTTTCTGGTGGTGCAAATGATTATTCGTGGCCGAAAAACAATGGTTCCGACACCGATTACTGGGCGTATTCAAAAGCAACAACATCAGATGGAGAACCAACAGGTACTGCAGTAAATGGTTTTGTTGCAATTTTCTACGATCAAGCAAATAATACTCCAAATATTACATCTGCGATTACGGCATCTGGACAGAAAGATGAATTGGCAAGTACAGAAGAAGGCACATCTTGGATGCTTACATTCCAAGAAAATGATAACTTCCAAAGACCATTCGATTTGATATATCCTACTCCAGTTAGTAACGATAAAGAAGATGTTAAAGATGCATTGAGAAGAATTACAAATGGATTCTTAGTTGAGTCTAACAAAGGTGTCGATTTATTATCAGATACAAACTTAAGTTTTGCATCAAGTCTCTCTCCTTCTGCAGTCAGAAAACCACAGAAGTGGAGAATGAGATTTGAGTGGAATGATGATGAAAAATACTTAAAAGTAAATGTTGCAACTGCTTATCAATTGCAAGATGACTTTACGATTTCACAACCACAAGGCCGTGATGGTATTAAAAATCCTGTCTATAGAGAGCCCGGCGAATTGTGCGATGTATATACCTCTCCAATGGTCGGTAGAGGTGCAATCTTACAAATGAGTAAGGCAAAATCACAGTGGTTTAGAAAAACTCAAGTAGAAGACTCAATCTCAACAACATATCCAATGTCTTATAGACTTACGGTTACAAACCATGGTTTGGGACTTTTCTTATTTGACCATGCATCAGTAGATCAAGATGATGATTATGCATGGTTAGTAGTACAGAGACATGTTGACCAAACAACTGGCCAACCAGAGTTTACAGAAAAATCTCCAGTGCATTGTGTATATTCACCATGCAAACGTCCTGTAGATGTTTCTAGTTTGACACCATATTTTGCATCACAAGATTTGGATGATTTGAGTAAACCTGCCCCAATTCAAAACTCACTTGGACAAGTTTTCAGATCAGAAGCACCAACTATCTATGTTAACAGAGATGGTGGACTATTCAATGGCATTGTCAATGCTATTGACTTTACTGCACTTGGATACGCAACTGGTGGTAATACACAAAACTCACTTGGACAATTATATCACACCGATATAAGAGTAGATTTAACTAGAGGTTTTTCTAGTAATGCGATGTCAGAAAATCAAAATCTTTGGGGACAAACACTATACAGACTGCAAGTGGATGTTACAAACTCGCCTGGCGCAATCGCAGGGGAAACTTTGACGCCTGGTAAATATATTCTGGAATCTGATGCACAAACAGGTGGTGGACGTATTGTTTCATACAATTCTTCAAATGGCGAACTACTTGTTAGTGGTTGGTCTGCTGCAAATATTGTTGGAACAACACAGACATATGCTGCTGGCCCTCCAATTGTCCCTGCACAGGGAACCATTGAAGAAGGAACATCTAGTTCTGGTGATGTTATGGTAGACTTTACAGTAAATCCATCAGGATCACCACAGTGGATTATTGTACCAACCGATGGACTTTCTGGTTCAACATGGGCAGAACAGATACTTGACCCAGTATTTGACCTTCAAATTCAAGGTTTTAACTCATTACCAAGAAGAAAAGATGTCTCACTTGCTGCTGGGGCTTCCGCATCTCCCGCTGCTCTTGAACAAGTCACGGTTGGTGGAGGATCTCCAGTATTAGAACATTATGACAGAAGTGGTTCTTTGTTAACTGCAACTACTCCTATTTCGGCTAATTATGTTCTTGGAAACACTGCAGGAATTTCATTCTCCGAAAATATTGCGTTTCCACAAAACATTATTGAAAGAATGTCTACATTTAAAGATGCATCTCAAAGTGGAACAGGTGTTCCTGCTGCAACAGAATCTGTTGGTTTGGTTGATTATAAAGAAGCGGATTCTGCATTACTTGATATTCTATTTGGCTCTCCTGTCGGGAATATGGACAAAGTTTTTGAATCTTTGGTTGTTGCATTGGATGATGTTGAGGTAATTAGAGATAGTAATGCATATATTTTAACGTATGAAGATTGGGTTAACAATGGCGACCCAAGTACAGTTCAAAGATTTATTGAATCTCTAGACGCCGCAGGGGTTGACACGCTTGGTACAGACTTTAAATTCCCATCTGTAGATGGTAACTCTGTTGAGTGGAATAATAGTCAAATTACGCTTACAACTCCATATACAATTGATTCGGGAACTTCAAATAATTCAACTGGAAGAAACTTTTTCTCGCAACATGCATCAAATCCATCATCGCCAACTTTTAGTTTGACTACTGCACAAGCAGTTACGACAACAGGTAATTATCTATTGCAAAATAAGTTGCCTGGTGACCCTGTATTCTCCTCACCAAATACTTTGAGAAATGAATATATGTACGATTTCTTCAATCATACATTTTATTTCAAAGTTGCTCCAAGATCGGGTTCAGAATTGACAATTTCTTTGATAAATTATGTTACTTCAAATCCTGCTCAGGGTGCATACATCATAACTATTCCAGAGGATAGAGATTTCCCAGAAAGAAACATGAATGAAGTAAAAACAATCAATAGATTTGTTGTTAGAGAACAAGATGTATTAAAACCATGGGATTTCCACGTTTCTGCAACAATGCACGAAATTGATTCTCATGCTGTTATCAATCCGATGGAACAACTTTCTATCACACAAGATAGAAATTTTGTTTTCTCGTTCCCAACTCAGATAACAACTCAAAGATTCTATTATCCACAAAGTGAACTTGATATTATTTGTATTTCTTCTGCAGATTTCTCAACTCAGTCAGGACATGTAGAAATAAACAAATATGATGATTCGGATGGAGTAAACGAAGAATTTAGAGGTGGTTCTTTTGTTCCTGCCTCAATTTCTTCAACTTCTCCTAATGAAGTTACAAGATATGCAGGACATGAAGGCCCCGATGGGGTTAAGTATATTTGGAGAAAAAATGCCAGAAAGTATGAAGGAATGTCTGCAACATTACCGAATGGAAATGGTATGAGAGTGTTTATGCAAGTTACTGGTTCTAGTATTAGATACAGTGATGTAACGCCTGGAACAGCGCCTGGGTCGACACTAGGAAGTTAAAATAAAATAAAATAATTACATAAACTGGGTATAAATACTTGAAACACTTTAAAGTTATAAATATAAGAAAAAACATTCAAAGGAGAATTATTAGATGACTACTGCATTATCGACAGAGTTCCTTTCTGGTGGATTTTCTATTCAAAGAAACGAAATGGTATCTATGCAACAGCAGAAATACGCACAGAAGTTCGAATTTTTGAATAGTTTCAATCAGACATATACAAGGCTTTCAAAACCGGCGCAACACGAATTTGACAGAATCGCACCATACGCATTATCTTCACAGAGAAGAGTGTTTGTTGGTGGTACTGTTACGACTGTTACCCGCCCATTAAAACAAACATATAGAAACGGAAATCTTCCTTCTGTTCTTGGTTCAATTCAATTAGATGCAAACGGTGCAATTCAATCTATCAACGTTCTTGATGGTGGTTTTGGTTATGCACCAAATACAACTTTTAATGTAAATATTAGAGGTGGCGAACCAACAAGTGGAACATTAACTCCTGCAGTTGTAACTGCAACTTCTGATAATTCTGGTAGAATTGTTTCGGTTGATATTGTTTCTTCTGGTAACAATTACGATGCAGCTGCTGCACAAACTTTAAGTGCAAAAATTGATGAAAGTCCAGATGAAGGACAGTTTTATGTTTCGTTCTTTGAAGGTATTGGCGCACTTACTTCCGTAAACATCACTAGTGGACAAACAGGACATAGACCAGGCGTCTATTATGTTGCAACAACAACTACAGATTCTGTTGCTGGGAGTGGTGCAAAATTCCAAGTATATGTTGATGCCGGCGGTACAGTAACAAAAGTTGTTCCTTTGGAGTTCGGTGAAACTTATACAATTGGCGATACTATTACTATTCCAAACACAGAACTTGGAAACGATGGTGGGAGTGATTTGGTAATCACTGTAGAAGCAGTGACAACATCAACCCAACTTGCATTTGATTATGGGACAGTAACATGGAGAAGTGAGTCTTTTCAAGTTGGTGATACAGTTCTTTTAGAATACTTCATCGATACTGACAAAGATCCTTCTGCAAGTGACGGTTTCTTAAGAACTCTTGCAAAAGATTTATGTTTACACCCATATGGCAACTACTATAGTTCTGCGTTTTCTAGTGTTCCTCAAAGGTCTGCATCTCTTGTAATTAAGGGTGGTGCAGTTGATGGTGCAATTGTAGAACTTTATGACGATGCTGGTGTGCAATTTGGTGTAACCGATCAGGACGGTTTTACTGCTGCAGATGATGGTAAGAGAATTATCGAAGTAAATGGTTCTGGTACTGCAATTCTTAGAGTTTCTGGTGATGGACATACATTAAATCCATATGTTGCAACTCTTGAAATGACAAGTACAAATAATGAAGAAAGTAATCCATTTACATATGAAGATGCAACCGATGGTGAACCAATTACTGGTATGGTTGCAGGAGATAAATCATATGCAACAGGAAAATGGAGACTCGCAATTCCTGTATCCGATTTCGAAGCACAACCATATAATATCGTTTATCCTTTTGTAGACTCTGATAGTAATACAGCAATCCCTGTTGGAAATAACGGACAACAGAACCACAGAAATGTGATGTCATCGATTAAAAGAATTGGTGATATGTTTGTTGTTGAATCGGAAAAAGGTACAGACTTACTTTCATCCAAGAAAGAAATTAATAGTGCTACAGATGCGATTCCAACTTCAGTTTCATTGACTCAGCCAGTTAAAGATGCTCGTAAACCACAGAAGTGGAGAATGCGTTTCTTCTATGACACTAGAGACGAGTATCTTTATGTAAATGTTGCTACTGCATTGCAAATTAAAGATAATGGAGACCTTTCAAAAGGACAAGGTCGTGACGGTATCAAACAGGCAGTTTACAGACAGCCTGGAGAACTTAGTGAAATTTACTATAACTTCTCAAATGATAGTAACAAAGCAAAATCTGGATTCTTCCGTAGACAAGGTAAGACTACAGATGATACAGAACCAACATATCCAATCGCATTCCGTTTGACTTGTACTGACCACGGTACTGGACTTTTTGTATTCGATCAGGCCTCTGTTGACCAAGATGACGATTATGCATGGTTTGTTGTTCAAAGACATGTTAATAACATTTCTGGTAAAATTGAATTCGAAGATGGTAAGTCTCCAGTTCACTGCTTGTATTCTCCATCTTCTAGACCAGAAGAAACATCAGATTTTAATATCGGTTTCTTTGCAGAGGTTAGTGAAGAGTTGGATACAACTACTGGTGCAACGACAGTCACATCTAAGTCATTGGATGAATTGGAAATCTTTGATGTAAACGGTAGAAAACTGAAGCCGGGACTTCCAGTGAATGTAACAATTCCTACTGACTCAAGACCTGTTGCATTTATCCCAGAAGCATACGGTAGAGGACTTTCATATCTGAACACTTCTTCTACTGCAAACGTTCCACTTGCCGATCATGGTGCGTTAGGAACAGATTCCGCAACTGGATTTACAGTTGTTAACGACTACTATAAATTCCCAGAGATTAATGCCGCAAACTTCCAGGCGGGCCCCACCGACCGTGGATTGGGTACTGCAGAACTTGCAGTTGTCCAAAGTAATATTACTTCCGCAGACAGAGATGCGTTTGCACTGAATTTTGGTTCTGCATATGGTAGTTCATTTGTTCCAGTAGGTGACTATATTACTGGTTTTGAAAATGGTACTGGTGCAGGTTCAAGATATGATATCGCAGATACTAATGGTGCTCCGTCTTCTTGGACATTAATTAATGATGCAACTGGTGAAGGTTTGAAAAACTTCTCTGTTGCAAGAACACAAATGCAGGGCCCTGCTCAGTTAGGTTTGCGTACATATAGAGTTCGTCACAGAAGTTCTGATGGTGTTGATACTTTCTTGGACTACAATGATGACTTCCAGTTTGTAAGTAAAACTGAAGTTGCGCCTGCGACTGATGCAAACGGACAAGCAAGAGAACTTCCAATCAGTTCAACAGTTGCAATCTTTACACCAACATCTGTTGCTGCAAAACAACTTGTTGCAAAGAGAAGACGTAGAGTTCTTTTCATTGATAACCTAGATATTGGTGCAACAACTGGTACAGGTGCGAATCCTCTTCTTGGAACTGCAGGACAGTTTGCTGGTGCAGTAGGTGGTATTTCAGACTTAACACTAGTTCCTGTTAGTGGTTCATCATTTGGTGGAAATGCCGTTGGACACAAACTTGCACTTGATGCTGCTGGTACTGCAATCCAAACTGGTGCAACTGGTGGTATTGGACAAGACTTTATTGTACTAGATGGAACTGGTTCTACTGGTGATGTAAAGGTTGGAGATGAACTTACAACCGCAACTGCACAAACTGCAGGATTTGGATTTAGAGTTCTTTCTGTAATCGATACTATGCCAGAAGATGACCAATTCATCTACGAGTATGCATGGGAAGGTGCTGGATTTAATAACGAGTATACCAACTTCTTTGGTAGATACGGTACTGCATCTAACCCACTCTTTGAAGTTAACAGACTTAAAGTATTTGTTGATGGACAAGAGGCAGATGCTGCGGTTCAAGGACAAAATTATCAATTCGATGCGAATGGTAATATTGAATTTGGTACGACTGGTGGTTCTACAGAATACTTTGGTGTTCAAAAACCAATGTATGCATATTCATTGACAACAGATAAAGTTAAGTTTAACGAACCTCTAGAGTTTGCCACAGTTGTTAAGATTTCATATGAAAACTATAATGATGTGGAAGAAAGAGATACTGGTAGATCAACTTACTTGATTAAACTTCCAGAAGACAGAGATATTCCTGCAATCTGGAACGATATTCACAAAGTTGCAAAAGGTATCTACAGATTTATTGTTCGTGAAAACGATGTGTTCAAACCATGGGATTATCATGTCTCTGCTGTTACACCACAGGTTGACAGTCCTGCATGTATTAACCCTGTTGAACAGTTATCGATTACACAGGATAAAACTGTTATCTTTAACTTCCCAACACCACTTGCATCACAAAGATTTATCTATAGTGACGCAGAAGCAGACTTGATCTGTATCGCTGGTGCGGATAGTTCTACTCAAGGTGGTATTATTAAGACATCTGCAACTAAATATGACCTTGACGGACAACATGTTAGTACATTAAGTCCACAAGGTGGTACTGCATCTACATCTTCTAATGCTGATCCACTCAACTTCAGAAGAGAGTATTTCTGGCACAATGTGAAACAGTCGGATGGAACAACTGATGCATTTGACACAACAGAAAACTCAACACATAGAACTTATGTGGGTATGATGTCTACTAAACCATTTGGTAACGGTATGAGAATCTTCCTCTTAACAAGAGGTGGCCCAATCAGACCATCATATAGTGACTACACACCAAGAGATGTAAGGGGAATTTCTGATAACTTCCCAACAGGTGCTGTTAACGGTGCTATTGAAACTCTTGGAGGAGTAGACTATACATTCGATGATGGTGAACGCTCAGGTGATTTAGTTACTGCCGATGATACATCAATTAATGTCGGTACAACCACAATTTCTGGTGTGACTGTCACTAGTATCTCTTCTGAGATTTTAGTAGGTGCTACTGCATCAGTAACTACAGTAGAAGGTGATACGATTACACTCACAGTGACTGAAGTTTCTTCTAGTGCCGGTTCCATTACTGTCAGAAGTAGTGGTTCTACTGTAGGAACGCTTGCTGCAGGAGCAGTCACATTCACTAAGAATGTTGGTTCTTCTTGGAAAGGGAATTATGTAAACTTTGGTTCATAATTTCTAAAGATTGATAAAATTATCATAAATATAGGGGAGACATAAAGTCTCCCCTTTTTTTATACCAAAGAAAAATGTCTGTAGAAAATATATTTTTATTTAACGATGTAATAAAAGTCAAGGTTGGAATTGATTCTCCAGTTGGAATCAATACCCCATCTGATGGCCAAGTTGTTGAACAAAATGGACTTACATACACTTATAATGCAACAACAACTTCTTGGGATATTACTGTATTATCAAATATAGTATTTGTTTCTGGACTTACATCTTCTATAACATTGTCATTTTCTGCTGGAGAGATTCTTGTTAATGGCACTAGTCAAGGCACAAGCACAACAATATCTAATAATGATGTATTACAATTATCATTAGAAAATCCAACTCTAAATCAATCCAATACATATAGTATTATTGCAGATGGTACAACAATAGATTATATTGTTGAATTGAATGATCCAGAGGTTGCAAACTTTGATACAGATAGATCAACTTCATCGACTAATGACGATCTTGAAAAGATTGATACGACATCTCCCACATTAACCGATTCTGATACGACTGTATTCCAAAGTATCATAAACCAATTAAATGTTGGAGATGTAGATTTTGAAAGTGTAAAAGAACAACTATCTACACTCATTCAAGAAAATTTTTCTGAAGTATATCAAGAGGCCCTTGGCGATTTAGAGGTTCTACTTGCCCAAGAATTCGAAGAATTTAGAGATACAATTTTAACTTCTGAAACTGAGATTGTAGAAACAACAGTCCAAGAGCGTGCGGAGATTACAGAGGTTATTACCGCAAAGGATGCGGAGATTGATAGCGTTTTAGAAACACAAGAATCTCAAGATTATACGCAAGAATTGGTTCAAGAAACTTTAGAGACTTCTATACAAGAAACATTTGTAGAAGATGAGGTTTTAGAGACTTCTGAACAAGAACTACTTGCCGTTACTGATTCTCCAGAAACTTCAGAACAAGAAACATTTGTAGATGGAGATGTGGTTGAAACTTCAGACCAAGAACTACTTGCCGTTACTGATTCTCCAGAAACTTCAGAACAAGAAACATTTGTAGAAGATGAAGTTTTAGAGATTTCTGAACAAGAACTACTTGCTGTTACTGATTCTCCAGAAACATCTACACCAGATACATTTGCGGAAGATGAGGTTGTAGAAACTTCAGACCAAGAACTACTTGCCGTTACTGATTCTCCAGAAACTTCAGAACAAGAAACATTTGTAGAAGATGAGGTTGTAGAAACTTCTGAACAACAAACATTTGTAGAAGATGAGGTTGTAGAAACTTCTGAACAACAAACATTTGTAGATGGAGATGTGGTTGAAACTTCTGAACAAGAACTACTTGCCGTTACTGATTCTCCAGAAACATCTACACCAGATACATTTGCAGAAGATGAGGTTGTAGAAACTTCTGAACAAGAGTTGTTGGCAGTAACAGACTCTCCAGAAACATTCACATCAGATACATTTACAGAAGATGAAGTTGTAGAAACATCTACACCAGACACATTTGCGGAAGATGAGGTTGTAGAAACTTCTGAACAAGAATTACTTACCGTTACTGATTCTCCAGAAACATCTACACCAGATACATTTTCAGATACTATTCAACAGGCTCTTTTAGAACAGGTTAGAGAAGAATTAACAGATAACGAAGAATTAAAACTATCAGACCTCTTTTCTGACCTAGAAAATATTTTAACAAATCAATTAGAATCTTTTTCCGAAGAAATAACTCCAGATTTTCTAATTCAAGTATTATCGGAATTAAGTGATTCCGAAGAATTAAAAACTGCAGAAATTCAAAACTTAGAAGATATTCAAAGTCTTTTAACTCCAGATATTTTATTAGATTTAGAAAATATTCAATTAGAAAATATAACCCAAGAATTGGTCAGAGAAAGTCTTTCAACAGTAATACAAGAATTTTTGGAAGAAACTTTAACTGAAACATTTATTTTACCAGAAACTGATGAAACAATTGAAACGCTATCAACACTAGATCAGGCAAAAGATGAAACCGTTGATGTAATAGAAACTTCTACATTAGATAGTTCAGAAGAACAAGATGTAGTAGAAGAAGTTACTGCAGATATTGATACCACAGTAGAAACAACAGAAGGTGTTGAACAAGAAAGAACAGAAGAGTCTCCAGAAGAACAGCAACTGGAAGAAAAGTTGGATGCTGCCAGTGAAACAGCAGATTCGCAGGACACCACTTCAGACGAACAAATTTCAGTTGGAAGTGATGGAGAAGTTGTCGAAGAAGATAGTGCAGATTCAACAACTTCTGATACAAGTGTCGATGATGAGGTCACAGAAACTTCAGTAGATGATGCAACTGTAGACGATGCCACAGACACTACTGAGTCGCCAGACGCAACTGTAGATGATGCCACAGACACTACTGAGTCTCCAGATGCAACAATAGACGATGCCACAGACACTACTGAGTCTCCAGATGCAACTGTAGACGATGCCACAGACACTACTGAGTCTCCAGATGCAACAATAGACGATGCCACAGACACCACAGAGTCTTCAGATGCTGGCGTTGATGATGATACGGATGCTACACTTTCGCCCTCTTTAGATGAGGAAGACGAATCTTCAGAGACTGTATCTGATGGAAATGTGGTTTCTGATTCTGAACTTGAAGGTGTTACTGATACCGAAACACCAGAAGATGCGTCAGACGAAACTACAACCCCTAGTGAAGTACCAGAAGAAGACCCAATTACGACTGAGACACCAGACTCTGAGGTTGAAGATGAAGTACAACCAGTTTCAGATGATGCAAGTGATGTTACAGATGAACAAACTGTAACAGAAACGGAATCAGACACGCCGGTTGATGAATCTGGTGATACTGAATCTGATTCTGATACATCAGCAGATCAACAAATAGAAACTATTACGGACACAGATACATCAGTAGATGAATCTGGTGATACTGAATCTGATTCTGATACATCAGCAGATCAACAAGAAACCACTAATGTTGGTGATGATGGTTTGGATGATGATAGTGATGCAACTTCTAGTGCAGATGAAACCTCTGATGATGATTCTACCCTTTCTGTTACCGATGATACTGCATCTGAAGATGACTCAACAACTTCTGTTACTGATGATGCCGAGACAGAAGATGATGGAACAACAACGGTAGTAGATACTGAAACTTCAGATGATGACTCAACAACTTCTGTTACTGATGACACCGATGTAGAAGATGACCCAACAACTTCTGTTACCGATGATACTGCATCTGAAGATGACTCAACAACTTCTGTTACCGATGATAATCAAACTACTGATGAGCTAAATGAACCAGTCATTGATTCGGAAGAACCGAATGATGAAAATGATGGTATAGAGGTTGATGTCGATGATCGTGATGATGAAAACCAACCGCCCGTATCAGATATAGATGAAACTACAGATGATACCACTTCAGTAGAAACAGAAACAGATGCAACAGAAGATGATACTACTTCAGTAGAACCATCTATAGATGAAACAGAAGATGATACTACTTCAGTAGAACCATCTGTAGATGAAACAGAAGATGATACTACTTCAGTAGAACCGTCTGTAGATGAAACAGAGGACGAAACTGATACCACCGAAGACGGCGCAGATGAAACCACAGATGAGTCTGGACAACCAACCTCAGAAGATGATACGGTTGACGATCAAACGGATACCACCGAAGATGGTACAGATGTAACTACAGATCAACCAAGTGACACTAAAGGCGAAGATGATACGGTTAGTGACGAAACGGATACTACCGAAGATGGTACAGATGTAACTACAGATGAATCTGGAGACTCGACAAGTGAAGATGATACGGTTAGTGACGAAACGGATACTACCGAAGATGGTACAGATGTAACTACAGATGAATCTGGAGACTCGACAAGTGAAGATGATGCTGTAGAAGATACTGATGCTGGAGTTGGCGGAGAACAGGATGTAGTAGATGATGCAACAGATACATCTACATCAGATGATGAAACCGTTGGTGACGATACGGACACAACAGAATCATCTGGGGATGACACTGTAGATGATACCGATTCAGTTCCCTCTACTGATGAAGACGGTGTTGATGATACCGATTCAGTTCCCTCTACTGATGAAGACGGTGTTGATGATACCGATTCAGTTCCCTCTACTGATGAGGATGGAGAGGATGACACAACTCCACCAGTTACAGATGGAAATGATACAGATAACGAAGAAGTTCCTACTGGTTCGGATGATGAAGTCCCAGAAGACCAGCCTGGGGTGCCGCCTGGCGAAGAAGATGATTTTGAAACAGACCCATCAGTAAGAGTTTCCGATGGAGAAGGACAAACTGACCAAGATGGTGCCGATGAAACATTAGATGATACACAAGAGGATGATACAACACCGGCGGTAGATGATGAAGATACTACTGAAGATGTTTCTGAGCCATCCATAACAGACACTGATGATACGGAAGACGTTTCTGACCCACCTGTTACTGATGAAGACGTTGCAGAAGATGTTTCGGAACCACCAGTAACAGATACTGATGATACAGAAGACGTTTCACAACCACCAGTAACAGATACTGATGATACAGAAGACGTTTCACAACCGCCTGTCAGTGACGAAGATGATACTCCAGATGTTTCTGAGCCTCCAGTTATTCCAGACGAAGAAACTGATGATGATGGTCAACCACCAGTTATTCAAGATGAAGAAACTGATGATGATTCACAACCGCCAGTAATTCCAAGTGAAGAGCCTGACGATGATTCACAACCACCAGTCATTCCAAGTGAAGAGCCTGACGATGATCCACCAGTTCCGCCCACAAACGATGAAGAAATTGATGAAGACGCACCAAGCAATCCACCCAGTCAGGATGATGGAACAAGGGAACTTGGTACAATCGTAATGAGAGATGGTGAGATAAAATTATATGTCTTAACGCCTGTCTTATCAGCAAATAAATATATTGGCCCATTTGTTGATAGAGAATTGGGCAACAGATTTTTTAGTTGATGGATAGTTAAGAATGCCACAGTTTCAAACCGCTAATGGACAAAAGATACAGGTTGCAACTAAACTAGTTTCAAATATTATAGTTGAAACTATTGATCCGCCACAAGTCGAATATGTAAATTACTTTACTCCAGATATTGATCCTAGAAATAATGCGATTGATCTAGAAAGAATAAAAACTTATCAAGGACAAACATATGAGGTTAGACGTTCTGATTTAGTATGGAACTATGGACTAGAACTCGATGAGATTGGTTATGCAAACTATTTCTATACAAATGGAATAAATTTAGCACAAAGATATTATGACAACTTAGTTCAAACAAGTGTTCATAGAGGTGGTATTGGGGAATATAATCCAAACTTTTATATTGAAGTAGAAAGTATTGGATTGGACGCTGCCAATGTCACCGCAAATTCCAGTGAATATCGATCTCAAAGGATTGATTATTACAATCCAATCACAAAACAAATTGATAAAAAACTCTATCATACAAGTCGAGGAGTTAGAGTTACAAAATTAACCAAGAATGGTAGTTTTTGGACATTTGTTGATAGTATTCAATATGACACTTTTGATATTACAGAGTCTCTTAGTACATTTTTGGTGACAGGACAAGACGCAGTTGTTGGTGAGGTATATGAACTTGTAGGGACATACGATATAAATGACTCTGATACTTTTGCTGCATTAGATTCTATGGGATTTATCGCAGGATCAGTTGAGTCTCCAACAATTTCCACCAGAGCCACATTACAAAATTTACCACCAGAAAATTTTACAGTTACTTTTAGAGAAGTTAGAACTGTAGGATATTTCAATGCAATAAATCTAAGAAATTTTATTTCTACTTTTTCTGATGGTGATATGATTATCATAAACACTTTTGATGAACCTAGTGCGAATAAAACTTTGTGGACAGGCGAATTAAGTAATAATTTTATTACAAATTTTGCAAATTCTGCATGGGATTATAGAAGTGCATATTTATATATTGGTATAAAAAATGGCGAAAGAATAGACGAACAATATGCCGAAGACACGAATGCAAAATTATACACTACGATAAACTCTGAGTTGTTATTTGGTAATGTTACAGCAACAACATATACATCAACTTACGATGAGTTTAATCAAGGTGCATTTAAAAACAAATATAATGTAAACAAAAGATATATTCCACAAATTAGTTCTACCTTAGATGAACAACAGGATGGGGTATATGTTGTATTAGATGGTTATAATAGAAAAACTGCAACCGTCCCATTTAAATACTGGCATCCAAGACATCCTTCGCAGAGAATGAATACCCTTGAAGATGTATTTCATTTTTCAGTAAGTGTTAAAGATATAGATTTTAGTTTATTTAATGAACATTTAAGAGTATCTGTTTATCACTCAAAAGAAAAACACGAAGATGTATTGGAAGACTTAACTAATTTTTATTCTAAAAATACATCTTCTTTAATTGATGAAATTGATTTTGATTTAAGTGGCCAAGTAGATAAAGAATGGGTACATTTAAGTATTGATTTACTTTCTCTCAATTTTCCATCCTACGATGGTATTGTTTGGTTTGAGATTGAAAGAATTCCTAGATTATTTGATAACCCATTTACTGATGGTTTGCGAGCAGATCAAATATTTAATTCTTGGTATAGATTTTCTCATTTGGGTGATGATGCGGTGTATCCATTTGATCCACAAGATGAATTGGAAACTGCATATGTATATGATATTGTCGATAATAAAATAGTTTCTACTCAAAATTTTAGAGGTTATACTGGATTTGTATCCTTTGAATCTTATGAAAATTATAATTTAGAAGTCAGGGTAAAGAGTGGAGAGTTTGATAATGATGCAGTTGGATTGGTTATAGGTTTTGTCTTTGAAGACGGCAAAGAATATACATTAAGTGTTTTGCGTGCCCTTGGCCAACACTTTAGGGGCAAGTCTTGGTTGGCAATTGCAAACTGTAATCAGGCAAGTAGTACTCTTGGAGAACCGTGGGAATGGTTGGGCCTGCGTCCTGATGAGGTTATTGATTATGAGTATGAATTTGATAAAGATATCAATCCTTTCTATCATGAAATATGGGATGGAACTCCTACTGCACCAAAACCAGAAGTTCCTGCTGAATTTTTAGACGCAGAAGTGGAATCACAAGGCCCTCAGTGGAATATGTTTCCGAATGGAACAAAGATAAGAATCGAAAAACGTGCAAATATTGTAAAACTTTACACAAGTCAATTTGATGACCCAGAAACTATTGATCTATCTACAGAAATTGAAATTGATTTGTCATCAGACCCAGAACTAGAAAGATTTATTTACTCTAGAATTGGTATAAGTAACTTTTCTGCAGCAAATGCCTCTTGGGAAGATGTTATATTTGAGCCCTTGATCGATGTAGAAACGGAGACTACATCCGAAGATTATCCAACGTCTAGAAACGGCTTCATTGCAGTAGGCGGAATGGGAACCGAAAGAACTTATATGTCAGAAGAGTTGACGGGCCCAGTTTCAAATCCTTACTTTATTGAAACAATTTCCCCAACTAGATTTGTTGTTGACAAACAAGAACTAGAATCAATCGCAAAATTTAATTTAAGAACTTTTGAATTGACAGTTGGAATGGATGGATATAATCAAGATGTTGTTGAATTGATGCGACCCGATTTATATGGAACGACAATTTTAGATTATAACAATATTAATATGATATTGCAAGCAAAAACTATTCACTTCGACTATTCACCGTTTACTGGTGGGAAGTCTCTGGATATTTCTAAAATATGGGAAATGGATTTTATTGATAGACGGCCAAGTACGCCAATATTTGAACAAACTCTAGGCGGACTAAAAGTAAAACAAGATTTAATAACAAAGATTTGGGAAGTAAATATTGCAGGAATGACTTATAACTTTGGAGATTTGCCAAGAGCCGAATATACTATAATAAGAGATAATCTTAATTTATTGGGCGAATTACCAAGGGCAGAATTTACTACATCTAACACACAAGACTTGATATTAGACACTAATACTGGTTTATATTATTTTAAACCTAGTGATGAGGCATCCGATATAACAAAATCACTATACTTTGGAAAACCAAAGGATATTAATATTCCTATTAATCATTACTTTGCAAAATATAAAGATTCTGCGTTTAAATATAATCAACAGATTGAAGAGGTAATGGATGTTGTAATTCCGCCAAATGATTACTTTATAAAATCTAGAGATATTGTTTTAGATAATACTTTATTTAAAGAGACTGTTAAAATATTTGAATTTGATTATCCTAAGTCTGTTTTCTTTGATAGAGCAAAAGATATTCAGTTTAATGTTGCACCTTTCTATACAGAAACTTTAGACAAGACATATATTAATAAATTATTCTTTATTGATTTGGATGAATGGAATACTAGTTTAAACTTTAGTCCTTTCCAATATAATATGAATGATGTCACTTATATGATTGAACAAAACTATTTACTTGCAAAAGATACTGGTATTGATCCTAAAAATAGTTTTAAATTTAAAATGCTCGAAGAAATATTTAAACCGAAATTTATTGTAAGTGATCAACCAACATATGAATTTGTTTTTGATTCTTTTATTGGTGTTTCGTCTAATCTTTGGGATGCCACAAAGTTCCAATCCACTTATTATGAAAAATATGAAAGTGGACATCCTAGAAGTGATGGTTCAGATGCATATGGACACGAACCTACTACTGTAGAAGTTCCTAAAAGTCGGTATAAAGAAGGAGCGTTTTTAGGATTCATAAAGGAAAATAGTGTTGGTAAAAACCATGGTAGTGGTGCATTTCATGTAGACCAAGAATATAGAGAAACACAGGTTCTTGGTGATGTTGGTAGTGGAGGAAAATTCTTATTTGAATTTTCTGAAGTAGATTGGGATTTAGACAAGAACGGTTCATTTGAAAGTGGATGGGGATTGGCCAGAGCAGCGAAAAAACAATATAATTTTACATATGAAATAATTAAAAACGATAAAACTGGTAGACTACCTGATTGTCTAGAATTGGATGGGAATACTATTAAAGGTAGACTCGGCGAAACTGATATGTTTGTGAGAAAAAACGCATTTGAAACTTGGATGAAAAGTCAGGGACAAGAAATAGATGGTGTATGGACTTCACACGCTGATAATATAGACTATGATTATTCTGATTTCCAATTAACCAATCCTAGAATATTTACTTTACAGATGACTGGTACAAACACTACTAGAGGAGAATTGGATGTAATACATTCTGGCACTGAAAGATATTCTTTTGATGAAGTTATTGAACAAGGAGATGATACCACTCTTGTAATTGATAGTGTTGGTTTTGATTACACAACCGAGGTTGTAAGAGATACTGGCGTCGAAACCGTAACGGTAACACGATACGAATATAGAGAACTGAAAGGTGATATTGATGTAACTTCAAATGAAACTACTCAAACTTCTGTTTTTGTTCCTAGTACTCAAACTGCAGCAATTGAAATTGCAAAATTACAAGAAGACTTAGTTTTTGCAACTGGAAACACTGCAACTCTTATACAAGAAAGAATTGATGAGTTGCAAGATATTATAGATGGAACTGTTGCAAGTGAGGGTTATTTTGCAATTACAGATGAATCACCAATCACAAATTTCAGATATGTTGCAAGTAAAGAAACATCCTTGCAAGCAGTCGTACACGATTTTATTATTGATAATAGTGGGGGATTGATAAAAAATATAGAAATAATTATGCCAATATGGAATAACTTTACATACGATAAAGATTTGTTCTTGCACAAATCTGATAAAATACAGACACCAGAGAATCAAGATAGATTAAAGTGGATTGCAGACCAAAGAAGTAAAGGTTATTACACATATGATACTACTAGAAATAATACTGCACTTGATAATGCTTGGATACAGGCAATAAATAATTATAATGAGGGTGTTATTACATATGAGGATTATAGTTGGAAGAAAAATTTTATAATTAACTCTAGAAGTTTTATGACAGAAGAGAAGAGAGAAGAATATATAGAGTATATTGACAGTTTTGTTAAACTTGAATTTGGAACAACGGATAAGTATAATGTAAACCAGGCCAAACTATCACAGGTTTCTATCGAATATTTTAATACAAATTATCCATATATAGAGTCTGAGAACAATCAATTTACATATTTGGAAAACATCGAACCGTTTGTACTCAATTGTGAATTTGAAGTTTCCGAAGAAGTATTCTATGACTTTGATCAGGATGCAAAAGTAATTAGAGGATATCCAGTATATGCCAGCTGTAACTAGAAAGGGCGACACCTGTACAGGACACGGTTGTTTTCCACCAAGAGCGAGTGTCCAAGGAAGTGGAAATGTGTTTGTAAATAGTATTCCAGTTCATCGACAAAGTGATGGATGGGCGACTCATTGTTGCCCGCCGCCCACATGTCATGGTTCTGTTCTTTCATCTGGTTCTAGTACAGTTTTTGCGAATGGATTACAGGTCGGTAGAATAGGAGATCCAGTCGCATGTGGTTCTTCTGTTGCCGTTGGTAGTGGAAATGTTTTTGCTGGTGGATGATATAAATAATGTATAAAAGATAAGACGGAGTTTTTCATTGGCAATTGCATATCCTATTAAGGCACTCGTACAACAGTCTGGTGACGTTGTTCTTGGAGAATTTTTAGAATCCGATTATATTGGTATTCTAGATGGTGGTATTGGCGCAGGGGGAAGTAGAGAAAGTAATGGTCTTCCTGCAACAGCAACAGATGAAGAATTGCTCGATGCAATCAGACAACAAATGCGAGATAATTTTGAACTCGCACGATATGAAACATATTCTTCTATAATCGCAATTCAACAAGAAGTTCCAGATGCTGGTAGAATAGCAATGGATAGTACTTCTGGAAGATTGTTTTATGGCACAGGAGAAGCTTGGTTTGAAGTAGGACAGGCACTTTTAGTTCAAGATAATATCACTGGTGGACTTGAATTTGGCGGAGATATTATTGTTATATACAACCCAGACACGAGTACTACATCAGTAACGGTAGATTTTACACCACTTAGAAACCAAATAAACGCAATCATAGGTGGCTCTGGACTAAATGCGGATGGTACTTATACTCCAAATGCAAATACCAATTTTATTTCTGGTGCAACTAGTCTAAATAATGCTGATGTATTGTTGGACGCTGCTCTGCAAAACGAAATTAATAGGGCAACTGGTGTAGAATCTTCTATTATATCACAAATAACAGGGGTCACTAACGACCTTGCAAATTTTGCATATGAAGGACACACCGCAGCACAAGTATCTGGTGCTGGAAAGGTTGGTATTGTTTATGATACCACCAGTGGAAAATACGAACCAACTAGTGATTTTGGAGTTGGTGGTTTTATAAAGTTCACCATGGAAGATGGTAGTAGGGATGATATTCCATTGACTACGACTTTCCACGGCAATCAAATATTAAGTGGTGTAGTTGAATTTTTTACGGCAAATGGTACTCAAGACGATATAGATTTGGTCGTAAACGGTGTATAAATTCTTTTTTATAAATAATAAGAAATAAATAATTGCAATTTAAAATAATAGGAGTTTATTAATGTCTAAGTCTATCCAAAAAAATGAAATCATTCACATGGACGGATACTACAGAGATCCAAAGCGTGATGATTTTATTCCGCTTATACAACAAGTAACAGAACAGTTCTTAGAAAATGGATTTGATGATGTCGGGCCGCAAATCACAAAGATTTCGATCAGAGATTCAGAATTAACAAAATATATTGATGAATTTATCGTGTGGAATTATGATTCTGGCGTAACATCGTCAACAGAAGGTGCATATGGAATTGATAATCCTGTCAGTCCAGCTGGTGGGCAAACATTCACCCCATTTTATCTAGACGGCGACAGCTCAATCGCAAGAAGAAAAGAAATCGATGACCTTTATGATGATAAAGATTGGCATGATCTATTATCAGAAACATTTCCATCTGCACAAGCTGCCGGTCAAGCAGGCCTCACTGCAGATAAAATATTGGGCCCAAATGCGGAATTATTTGCATATTTAAACCCACATCCAAATAGAAGGGGCGGTGGTGTAAATAGTTCTTGGGCAACTACAGTTACTATTGATGCCGATAGTGATCCAGCTGGTTCAACTAACGTAACCACTTATAATGCAGCTCAATTATCTGTTGGTATGGAATTGAGGTCAAATAATGGTGTTGCACTTTCGGCGCCATATCCAACAATTACTGAGATTAATATCAATGTTGTTACTCTTTCGGACCCGATTATTAGTGTGAGTGGACAGAATTTGGTATTTGGTACTGGCGATCCAAGACCTGCAACTCTGTTGAATGGACATTTTTACAAAGAGGCACCTTCTCCTGTAAAACTTTCACAGCAAAATCAAGCAGGATATATCGGACTTCCAAATATTTCTAGGGCAGTTTATCAAAACGAATACAATAAAATTAAAAGATGTCTGACAAATACAGCGAGAGAGGTTAAATTTTTACCAGACATTGAATCTGGAATTAATACACAGGCAAAACTTCGTCAATATAGAGAAGAGATAACAGCACAGGGTGATGTTTTTCACCATTTCTGGATTTCTAACTACAGAGATGAATTTTTCTTTCCTGCAGGAACACTAGAACCAAGAAGATATCGTGGGGAATTGATTTTAGGATACCTTCACACATTTAATGGTAATAATCTACAAAGAGGTGATAGTTATAAGTTTACTTTTGCGGTTACAAACCTTGCACCAAATTCGACTATCGAATATGAAATTGATGTACCTGTTGGTTTAGATAACAGTATTGTTGGATATACGCAAGATGTTTACGACATATTAGTAAAAACTGCACTATGCGATCCGAAGGGTGGCCCTTTCATTGCGTCAATTAATCAAGACGATAGAGAAGGTGTAATTGAATTTGAATCTAGAGAAGTTGGTTTCTCTCTTGCTGTAAGTGTAGAGAGAACAGAACGCCCTCAGGCAGTCCTTGCAAACAATTTAACTCAATTTACTGTTCCTATTACTACTGCAACATCTACTATTACAGATGGAACAACCACACTTGCAGCGGAACCTGTTTTCCCGAATGGATATTACCATCAAGTACAACTAAGAGGATTTGATGGTTGTAATATTGGGGACACCACCGTAATTACAATTTCTGGATTGGTTGATGAAACGCAAGTTGCTGCAGGAGTATATGATACTGCAAATGCAACTTTAGATGACATTGTTCTTGAGTTTAAGGCATTAGAAAATCTAAACTCTGCACAAATGACATCTCAGATTGTCGGTAGATTGCGTCAAATTGGTTATATCAACACCTATATGACAGTTAAATCTTCTGGTTCTTCAATTATATTAGAATATAATAAAAATTCATCTGCATATTTTGGATTTGGTGGAAAGGGTAGAGTTTCTGGACTTGCATCTGCAGATTCTACACATTTTGCCGACACAACAATTGGAGAAGTCACAGTGACTGACTATCCTGTTAATGGTGTCACCGTTGCAGATGTTACTGCACTACCAACTGCGTTTACAGTTTCTGGTACATATACTCTTGCAACACTTTTAACCGCAACAGATACTGGTAGAACTTCTAGTGGTGATGCGGATGTTGATGGTGATCCAATGGAGTTTGAACTTTCTCAAACACAATCTCCACAAATATCTGATGTATCAAAAGTTAGATTGCAATTTCCAATTGCAAGAGACTTTGGTACTTTTGCAAATCCAATAAATGGAAACTGGAAAGTTCAACTCGGTGCTGATGGAACGGATACTTCATATTTTGTTTCATATCAACAAAATATTTTGCATACAGATGGTTCTAGACCAGTCGGGCCGCAAATTTCTTTTGATTTAGACCAAAGAACTAGACATCCAAATAGTACACACCCTGGCCTTTCTTTGTCTAAAACAAGTTTTAAAGAGTTCGACACATATACTCATGAAATAGAAATTGATAGTTTTGAGTACATTACAGACTACTCTATGGGTCCAATTGTTCTGCAGACAAAAGGTGCAAATCCTTTATCTGGAAATAACGGAGACCAAGCTTGGAGAATTCGTTTTGATATTTCTAGAGGATACGAAGTGAGAGAAACTTCGCCATATATCAACGATGCAGTTCTTCAAGTAAGAGGAGATACTGATGCCTCTAATAGTTTTGAGTATTTTAAGTGTCACGTTGCAACTGAATTCCAGTTGAAATCAGATGGTGATGTTTCTCAAATTGAAGGAAGAGATGGTATTAAAGAAGCTAAAATGAGAGAACCTGGCTTCTTGGGTGCATTGCGTCCTCAGTTTACTGGATATCTAGAGAGTGCATCCCACTTAATTAGTCCTTTTGTGAATAGAGAACAATTAAGAAATTCTGTTGTAACTAATTTTAATCCAACTGCTGGTTTGGTAGGTAGAAAACATTTTGATGTTACAGGTACATTAATTGCGGGGTTATATGGGCCCTTTGTAGACCCTGCTGGGTATTCTATCACAAAAAATAACGGACAAGTTGTCACAGAAGGAATATTAAATGACAATGAATATAGATATGAGGAAAGATTTTTGGTAGGTTCTTCTACAGAACTGACATATGATACTCCATATAATTCTGGTTCTCTGAGACTTCAAAAAGGATGGTTTAGAAGAACTGGAAAATCGCATCCAGATGTTGCTGTATCGTATCCAATGTCATTTACTGCGACATTTGCAGATCACGGTATTGCATTGATGGTTAGAGATCAGGCATCATCAGATCAATCAGACGATCACGCATGGCTTGTTGTTCAAAGACACGTTGATTCTATTACTGGTGAGGCTGACTATTCATCAGAACATCAACCGATCCATTGTGTTTATGCAACTTCCGAACCACCAACATTGTTCTCTGATTTAGTTCCTTACTTTACTTCTAAAACAACACAGAGAGAAGAGTCTATTGCATATACTGGTATATATGATGTTGCTGGAAATTACTTGTATAATTTCACAATTGATGAAATGCAAAACCAAGAGTTGCTTGCACTGGATATGGACACCCAAGCAAGATTTAGACGTTTTGTTGTTCGTGAAAAGGATGTTTTGAAACCATGGGATAGACATGTTTTTGCTGGTATTAATGAAACAGATTCTCATGCTGTCATTAACCCATTAGAACAATTGTCTCTTAATGATAAAGGACAATTGGTTATCCAATTCCCTAACAGACTTGGGTCACAACGTTTCTTATACACAGGAAAAGAACTCGACTTGATTTCTTTCTGTGCTGCTGGTGCGGTGGGACAAGACACTCTTATCACCAGTGATAGATTTAGTACCACTGGAACAACAGATAAGAGGAGACTGTATAGAGGATTAATGTCATCCGAAGCTTATGGTAATGGTATGAGATTACTAATGCTAGTTGCTGGAAACGGCATCGAATCTACCGATGCAGATACAACTCTACTTACCTCTTAATTGAAAGTTTAAGGTTTCGGTCATACTGAGTATGGCCGAACCTAAATAGTAAGAAAAGAGGAATTTAATGACTAACGCTATCCCAATAAGAGTAGTCGTAGATGGTTCTGGTGATACAACAGGTTTAAGTGAATTTCGAACAAATGAAACGGTAGGTCTGGATCACGGTGGAACTGGTGCAACTAACGCTGCAGACGCTAGAACCAACCTTGGTCTTTCAGCAATTGCAGCATCTGGTAGTTGGACAGATCTATTAAACAAACCAAATACTGACGATATTCCAGAGGGCACAACCAATCTATATTTCACTGAAGAAAGAGTAGATGATAGGGTTGCAGCTCTTATTGTCGATGGCGTTGGCATCCAGAAAAATTATGATGATGCCGGAAATCTTCTAAACATCGAAATAAACTTCAGTGAATTTGATACTGATGATATCATTGAAGGTTCAGTTAACACATTCCTTGCAAATAGATCAACTTCTGATATTCCAGAAGGAACAAATCTTTATTTTACAGACGAAAGAGTAGACGATAGAGTTGCAAATCTTTTTGTTGATGGAAAAGGAATTCAAAAGTCATATGATGATGCCGGAAATCTTCTAAACATTGCAATTGACTTTTCAGAATTCGATACTGATGATATTGTCGAAGGTACTGTTAATACTTTCCTATCAAATAGAACAACAGACGATATAAACGAAGGAACTGTAAATCTTTACTATACAGATGAAAGAGTAGATGATCGAGTTGCAAATCTTTTTGTTGATGGTAAAGGATTAACTAAAAATTATGATGATGCTGGCAATCTTTTAAATGTAGAAATTGATTTTACTGAATTCGATACGGATGATATTGTCGAAGGGACTGTAAACACATTCCTTGCAAATAGAACAACTGATGATGTTGTAGAAGGTAGTAATAATCTTTATTACACTGACGCTAGAGTTGATACAAGAGTTGCACTTCAAATAGGTTCGAATTTAGATTTAAGTCAAAAAACAACGACAGACCTTGCTGAAGGTACAAATCTTTACTATACAGAAGCAAGATTTGATACAAGACTGGCAACAAAATCTACAACTGATCTTGCGGAAGGTGCAAACTTATATTTCACAGAAGAAAGAGTTGATGATAGAGTCGCAGCTTTAATTCAAGCAGGCGAAGATATTTCTGTTATTTATGATGATGTAAATAATACACTTACTATTGCACTAGCATCTAGTATCGATGGAATTAATCTATCAAACAACACCACAGATGATCTTTCTGAAGGTTCTACAAATCTTTACTATACAGATTCAAGAGTAAATATTGCATTTGATACAAGACTTGCAACAAAATCCACTACAGACCTTTCTGAAGGAACAAACCTTTACTACACGGATGCTAGAGTCGATTCAAACTTTGCAGCGAAAACAACAACCGATTTAACCGAAGGTACAAATCTTTACTATACGGATACTAGAGTTGCAACATATCTTAATAATAATGGTTACACTACCACATCTGCTGTTGCAGCACAGATCGCATCCGTTTCATCCGATTTAGATGATGAGATTTACGATAGAGAACAGGCGGACTTAAATCTACAAAGTCAAATTGACAATTTAGTACTTAATGACTTGACAGATGTAAATGCAAGTTCTCCTACTTCTGGTGATGCACTTGTATGGAATGGAACATCTTGGATTCCGCAAGCTCCGTTTAGTCAGGCAGATTTTGATTCTGCATTTGCAGCGAAAACAACAACCGATTTAACCGAAGGTAATAATCTTTACTATACAGACGCAAGGGTTCGTTCACATGTCGAAGGACAAGATTTAGACCTTGGTTCAAATAAAATTTTATTCTCTAATGTTTACTCTGCATTAGGAGACTTACCAAATGCATCTTCTTACCATGGTATGTTTGCTCATGTCCATGGTACTGGAAAGGCATATTATGCCCATGCTGGAAACTGGATAGAACTTGCAAACAATAGTGAACTTCCAACGAGTACAGATGACCTTCCAGAAGGTTCTACAAATCTGTATTATACAGATACTAGAGTAAGAAATGCAGTCAGTGTAACAACAGGTGTCGCTGGGTATGCATCTTCTACTGGTGTTTTCTCAATACCATCTTCAACAGACCACATAACTGAAGGTACAAATCTTTACTATACTGATGCTAGATTTGATGCAAGACTTGCTACAAAATCGACAACCGATTTAACTGAAGGTACAAATCTTTACTATACTGATGCTAGAGTTGATGCAAATATTGCATCAAAAACAACTGATGATATTACAGAAGGCACTACCAATTTATATTATACTGATGCAAGAGTTGCGACTTATATAAGTGGTAATAGAACATATGGAAATATCACAACCACTGGTTATATTGCAGGCCCATCCACATTAACTATTGACCCTGCAGGGGTAGGAGACAATACAGGAAAGGTTGTAATTGCTGGTGACCTACAGGTCGATGGCACTACAACAACCATCAACTCTACTACGGTAGAAGTTGACGATTTAAATATTGTATTGGGAAGTGGGGCAACAAATGCAGCTGCTGCCAATGGTGGTGGGATTACGATTGATTTGGGTACAGATGGTTCTGCGACCTTTACTTATAACTCTACCACTGATGAATTTTCATCAAACAAAGATATTAATGCAAATATAACTGGACAAGTTTCAGATATTAGCAATCACACCACTACTGATTTGGCGGAAGGTACAAATTTATATTATACTCAATCACGATTTGATACTGCGTTTTCAGCAAAGTCTACTACTGATTTAACAGAGGGTACAAATCTATATTATACAGATGCAAGAGTAGATGCGAATATTGCAGCAAAAACAACCGACAATATTGCAGAAGGGATAACAAATCTATATTATACTCAAGCACGATTTGATACCGCATTTGCCGCAAAAGATACAGATGGACTTACTGAAGGTTCTACAAATCTTTACTATACAGATGCAAGAGTAAATACTTGGGCGATTGCGAATCTTGCAAATGTTGCATTTTCTGGTTCGTATGCAGATTTATCAAACACACCTACAGACTTATCTGATTTTACTGATGCAACTGGACTTTTAGATATTGCTGCGATTACTGTTGGTGATGTTGCACCATCCAATCCAAATGATGGTGATTTGTGGTTTGATTCTACTGGATTAAAAACATTCATTTATTATAATGATGGAACTTCCTCGCAGTGGGTTGAGGCGGCAGGAGATGGTGGTGCATCTGTACAATCTTCTAGTACCGCCCCTAGCAGTCCTTCAGACGGCGACCTTTGGTTTAACGATAATAACCTTAAACTGTACATATATTACAATGACGGTTCCTCAGCACAATGGGTCGAGGCGTCAGGGGGTATTGCACAGGATACGGATGCAATCCCAGAAGGTAATAATAACCTTTACTACACTGATACAAGATTTGATACAAGATTCGCAACAAAAGACACGGACGATTTAGTAGAGGGTTCTACAAATCTTTATTATACGGATGCAAGAGTTGATGCAAGAATTGCGGCATCTTCATTAGGTTCTACGGACGACTTACCAGAAGGCTCTACAAATCTTTACTATACAGATGCTAGGGTTCAGGCTGTTAGTATAAACGAAATTGTTGAAGATATAACTCCAACACTTGGTGGTAACTTAAACGCTAATACATTTAATATTACTAATATTAGTGCAGATGGTTATAGTCTGCCAGTTGCAGATGGTACAAATCGCCAAGTTATTATGACAGATGGCAGCGGTACGTTATCGTTTGAAAATTTAGACACAATTCATACTGAAGTAACAAACCAAACTGGGTCAACTATTCTTAAAGGCACACCTGTTTATCAAACAGGAACAAGTGGCAATGCAATGACAATTGCACCAGCTGATGCAAGTAGTTCAACTACAATGCCAGCGGTTGGTGTTTTAGAACAAGATTTAGTATCAGGTGCTACTGGATTTGTTATCCATATGGGTAAAATTTCTGGAGTTGATACAAGTGCGTTCAACGAAGGAGACACAATTTATGTTGCAGTCGGTGGTGGTTACACAAATACCCCTCCAGTTGGTGAAAGTAATCTATTACAAAACTTAGGCCGTGTCACAAAAGTTCATGCATCCAACGGCGCCGGCGTTATTATGGGTGCAGGACGCACAAATGCTGTACCTAATCTAAATGACGGTAATATCTTTATTGGTGATTCAAACAATCAAGCAACTACTGCATCATTAAATACCTCTGTACAAAATTATCTATCGAATCTTTCTGGTAGTATCGTTCCAGATACAAATGTTACTTATGATTTGGGTAGCAATACAAATAGGTTCAAAGACATTTATTTGAGTGGAAGTTCTATCTATCTTGGAACTTTACAATTATCTGACAATAATGGGGCCCTTGAGGTAACTACAAGTGGCAGTACAGAAGCATTTGCAACAGAAACTTATGTTGACACTGCAGTTGCAAACTTAGTAGATTCTTCTCCAACTACATTAGATACACTAAACGAACTTGCAGCTGCCTTGGGAGATGATCCAAACTTTAGTACTACAATTACTAATTTGATTGGAACAAAACTTGCAACAGCAGATTTTAATACAACTGCTGATAGTTGGTTAACTGGTAAGACAACCACCGATTTAACTGAGGGAACAAATCTTTATTATACAGATGCTAGAGTTGACGCAAGAATTGCAATTCAAACAGGTGTTAATCTCTCACTTGCAAATAAAACTACTGATGATTTGTCTGAGGGTTCTACAAATCTTTATTATACTGATTCTAGAGTTGAAACATATCTTGAATCGAATGCAGCTGCAGACAGAATACAGTTAAGAACAAATAACGCATACTTTGGTGTCGGAACTGCGACTGGCTCAGCTGGTATGGCAATCAAAAATAATAGTGGCCAACCATTCTTCTATGGACAAAAATATTTACCAGCAAACAACGGACAGACTGACTTAGAACTAGAAGCTAACACTGGTGGTAAAATCAATGTAAATGCATTTAGAATTTATAATGTTGGAACGCCTTCTGACCCATCTGATGCGGCCACAAAATCCTATGTCGATTCTGCAATTGCAACAAAAGATCAATTATCAGAATTGTCTGGAACTACCGATGACATTTCCGAAGGTTCTACAAATCTTTATTACACTGATGCAAGAGTTGATGCTAGAATTACTGCATCCAATCCATATGATTCTTCTGATTTTGATACAGACTTTTCTGGAAAGTCTACTACAGATTTAACTGAAGGTACAAATCTTTACTATACAGACGCTAGGGCGGACGCTAGAGTTGCTGCTGCAAATATTGGAGTATTGAATGATGTAAATACAACTGGAATTGCGACTGGAGATTTCCTTCTGTATGATGGTAGTGAATTTCTACCAGTCGATTTTGCAACTGAAGTAAACACATATGCAGATACTCGTATTAATACTGCAAGTATACAAGACTTATCGGATGTAGATGCAGTTGATACACCAGCAAGTGGAGATGTTTTATTATATGACGCTGGAAATAGTAATTTTGGATTTATTAATCTTGGTAATGAAATTAATTCATATTTTGACACACGGTTTGCAACAAAAGACACAGACGATTTAACGGAAGGTAATACCAACCTTTACTATACTGATGCAAGAGTTGCCTCTTATTTGTCTGGTACAGGATATGCTACAACTTCATATGTCACAGCACAAATTGCAAGTATTTCTTCAGATTTAGATGATGAAGTATATGACAGAGAACAGGCAGATTTAAATTTACAAAGTCAAATAGATTCACTGACAACAAATATTGGTGCCTTAGTTCTTGATGACCTTAGTGATGTGGATACGACTACAACTGCACCAACCAATGGACAAACTCTCATATTCAATGGTACAACTTTTGTACCAGGCACTATTTCGGGTTATACAAGTACAGATTTTGATACGGACTTTGGAACGAAATCCACAACTGACCTTTCTGAAGGTACAAATCTTTACTATACTGATGCAAGAGTTAGAACTCACATCCAAGGCGCCGACCTTGATATGGGTTCGAATAAGATCTTATTTTCTAATGTTTATGCAAATACTGGTGATTTGCCAAGTGCTTCATCTTACCACGGCATGTTTGCACATGTACACGGTACAGGAAAGGCATATTATGCCCATAATGGACAGTGGGTAGAACTTGCAAATGTATCTGAACTACCAACTAATACTGATGATGTTTCAGAAGGTTCTACAAATCTTTATTACACTGATGCAAGAGTTGATGCTAGAATTACTGCATCTAATCCATATGACTCTTCTGACTTTGATACGGACTTTGGAACGAAATCCACAACTGTCCTTTCTGAAGGTACAAATCTTTACTATACAGACGCAAGAGTTCAATCATATTTAACCGCACAAGGAATTGCGACAGAAACACTGACTTCACTTGGAATTGCAGGAAATGTTCTGACATATACAGATGAAGATGGTAATACAACAAATATTGATTTATCTCTCTACTTGGATGATACAAATCTTGCAAGATTAGTAAGTGGTACATTAAATGGAACTACTGGTATTGCAACATTCACTAGAGATGATGCAACAACATTTACTATTGATTTTAGTCCTCTATTTGATGATACAAATCTTTCAAGAATTAATAGTGCAACATTTACAAATGGAACATTAACTCTTACTAGAGATGATGCATCCACCGCTGCAACTGTAAGTCTGGATGGAAGATATCTTCAAGATCTATCTGGCCTAACTACAGATAATCTTTCGGAAGGTTCTACAAATCTTTATTATACTCAGACAAGATTTAATTCTGCATTTGCTGGCAAAACAACTACAGATTTAACTGAAGGTACAAATCTATATTACACTGATGCAAGAGTTGATGCAAGAATCGCAGCTGCGAATATTGTTTCTGGTTCTTCTATTGATGACCTTTCTGATGTAGATACTTCAACCACAACACCAACGGATGGGCAGGCACTTGTTTGGGATAATACGAATAGTAAGTGGGTGCCTGGTGCGGCCGCCAGTGGTTCTTCTATTGATGTTTCCGATATTGCGCCTTCAAATCCAAGTGACGGAGATTTATGGTTTGATTCTTCAGAACTAAAAACTTATATTTACTACAATGATGGAACTTCATCACAATGGGTCGAAGCTGCAGGAAATGTTGCATCTAGTGTGCATCTTTCAGATGCAGCACCAAGTACTCCATCTGAGGGTGACTTGTGGTTTAATAGTAGTAATCTCAGACTTTATGTTTACTATAATGATGGTTCGTCCTCTCAGTGGATTGAAGCTTCTGGTTCTGTAAATTCTGCAGGACAAACTTCTCTTGATGACTTAACGGATGTAGATACAACCACAACTGCACCTACAAATGGACAAACTCTTGTATTTAATGGCACAAATTTTGTGCCTGGCACCATTTCTGGTTATGCAACATCAGACTTCAACACAGATTTTGCAACAAAAGATACGGACGATTTAACTGAAGGTTCTACAAATCTATACTACACAGATTCCAGAGTTCAAACAAAACTTGGTGATGTTTCTGGACATATTATTCCCGATACAGATGTAACATATGACTTGGGTAGTTCAACTCATAAATTTAGAGATTTGTATCTAAGTGGAAATAGTATTACTCTTGGTGGTATTGTTATCACTGAACATTCTGGTGCTCTTCAAGTACATACAACTGGTGGTGGAGCTGCACAACCATTTGCAACTGTTTCATATGTAGATACTGAACTTGCAAACTTGGTGAGTTCTGCACCAACAACATTAGATACTCTTAATGAACTTGCTGCGGCTCTTGGTGATGATCCAAACTTTGCAACTACAATTACCAACTTGATTGGAACTAAACTTGCAATTACTGATTTTAATACAACTGCCGATTCTTGGTTAACGACAAAATCTACAACTGACCTTTCTGAAGGAACAAATCTTTACTATACAGACGCAAGGGTTCGCTCACATGTTGAAGGACAAGATTTAGATTTAGGAACTAATAAAGTTCTGTTCTCTAATGTGTATGCAACTATTGGAGATTTACCTTCAGCTGCATCTTACCATGGAATGTTTGCACATGTCCATGCAACTGGTAAGGCATATTATGCCCACGGTGGTTCATGGATTGAACTTGCAAATGTATCAGAAGTATTTGATGGAACTTGGGCATCTCTCACTGGAACCCCAACAACTATCGCTGGTTATGGTATTACAGATGCATTTGACGGAGACTATAATAGTTTAACAAATAAACCATCCGTACCGTCTGCGTTAGACGATTTAACGGATGTAGATTTAACAACAACATCACCCACAGATGGACAGGCACTTATTTGGGATAGCGTAAATTCTGTTTGGAAGCCGGGTAATGTTGCTTCTGGCGGTGGAGGTGGAGCTTCCGTTTCTGTATCCGACACCGCACCTTCTTCTCCTTCTGTTGGCGACCTTTGGTTCAACTCCGCAAACACAAAGATGTATGTGTACTTCAATGATGGAACATCGTCACAGTGGATTCAATCAAACCCATCAGGTGCGACTTCACCAATTATTTCATCTGACACTGCACCTACAAATCCTGTTGTAAACAGTCTTTGGTTTGATTCATCAGATGGTTCATTATATTTCCGCTATGATGATGGTTCATCAGAACAGTGGGTCAATCTTATTGGTGCCTCCTTATCTGGGGGTGGCGGAGGCGCCTCAGTAACAGTATCTGATACTGCACCAACATCACCAAGTGCTGGTGATATGTGGTTTGATAGTCAGTATGCTACTCTTCTTATTTATTACAACGATGGCACCAATTCTCAGTGGGTCAGTGTTTCTGGAGAAAATAATTCAACATCTACGCCACAATGGCAAGAACAATCTGCAGATTATACTGCAAGTGCTGGTGATAAACTGTTTGTTGATTGTAGTTCTAGTGCGGTTATTGTTACACTTCCATCTTCACCAACACAAGGAGATGAAATTAGAATAATTGATGCGACAGGTAATGCCTCTATAAATAATATAACCATAAATAGGAATGGAAGCAATATTCAAGGTACTGCAGATAATCTAATAATAGAAACGGATAGGGCCGCATTTGGGTTAGTTTATTATAACACAACTCAAGGTTGGTTACTAATGGAGAGATAATAAATGGCTGTAAATTTTCCAGATAGTCCCTCAAATGGTGACAACTTTACCGCAAATGGAATTGTATATATTTACAATTCTACAAAAGGTGTATGGGCAAAACAATCTACAACCGCACCACCAGTTGTTAATGGGCATGTTTTACCAAATGCAAATGAAGTTTATGATTTAGGAAGTACAACACAAAGATTCCGTGATATTTATTTGAGTGGCAACACTATCTATTTGGGCGATACTGCCTTGTCTGTGGATGAAAATGGAGTTTTAGGGTTGCCGGCTGGAACTGTTATTGACGGCACGACAATTCCAAGTGCAGTAGAAGAATTATCTGACATCGATGTAACAATATCAGATGAAATATTTACATTAAATGTAGATGCACCAGATGCAGGCGCTGGTATGCATTGGAAGTGGACTTGGGAAGCTGGATCAGTTGCATATAGTAGACTTAAGATAACTAATTTAGTTCAATCAAATGTTCCATTATATAATCAGGGAACTTATACAGTCAATAACTTTGCAGCACATGAACTTCATGGTTCGATGACTCAAACTCATAAAATATATTTAAAATGGATAGAAGGTGCAGGAATCGATAATCTAGTTTCATGGGCAACAATTACAGACAGTGTGACAGGAGTTACCAATCCAAACATAAATGGTGGAAATGCAACAGAAGTACAAAGACTTGTCATAAATGTTCCATCTACAATCACACTACCAACTTTAAATACACCTAGTGTATCATATAATGTTTCTTTTGTATCATCAGGTGCATATACATTCATGGGCTCTGCCCATGGGGATAACCCAGATATTGGCCCCTTCTATCGTGGTGGTACATATACTTTTAATTTAGACTCATCACTTTCTGGTCATCCATTTTATTTAACCACAGACGATGGTACTAATTATTCTGCAGGAAATTATGTCGATGAATACACTTCTGGCGTAACAGGTTCGAGAAATGAAAGTGGAACTTTGGTATTTACCGTTCCAAATGATGCACCAGATACATTATATTATCAGTGTGGTAATCATAATCCTATGAGGGGTATGATTACAATTAAAGACTTGGCAGTAGAAACAAATGTAGATGGTAATTATGTTTTATATTTCCAACACGATCAAGACGGACACACAACTCCAGTTGAAATACGACCTAAAAGAACTCTTGCAGATATTGATAATGTATGTTTAGTTTATGATGGTTCTTCTGGAAAATTTAAAGTGCAGGACATGGGAGAATACCTAGATTCTACTTCTCAGTTTCAATCAAAGATTGCGAACCTAGTAAATACTGAAACTGCAGACAAACCAACAACTGCACAAGTAACAGATAAGATTAAAGATGAAACTGTATTTAATATTAACATGCATCAAGGCGGAGATTTACAAGTAATCACTGGTACAAAAAGGTGGTATGCTCCTTTTGATTTACAGATATCAGGTATTTCAGCAAATCTTGGAACCGCTGCAGATAATATTGTAGGTATAGATGTAAAGAATAACGGAGTTTCTGTAAAAACTGTTTCATTTTCTCCAAATACCACAACAACAAATATTGTTGCCCCATTTTTTACAATGAATGCTGGGGATTATTTAACAGTTGATATTACGAGTATTGGAACTAACTCTGTTGGCCAAGACCTCTATCTGCAGTTTACATATAAAAAAGTATAAATAGAAGTAAAAACATAATAGGAGATAACAATGGACTTTACAATTGATAAAGTTACCACTGATGAGGACGGTAACGAAATCACAGTAACAGAAAACTACACAGCAGACCTTGATGGCCAACATGCAAGTGTTTCAAAAGTAGTAGATGGTGAGGCCATCAAAATTGCAGACCAACCATGGAATCCACTTGGTGACGGTTCAAGAGCGTCTTGGGCGACAGTTGACGAAGTTGTGACTTGGTTTAAAGAAAACTTTTAAGGAGCGGAGAAAATGGCAGAGATTAAACAGGCAAGTAAAAGAAATGTGTGTTCAGTGTTCGAAGACATTAATCCAAACACAAACACCATTTATTTAGAATCAGAAGGACATAATAAATCAACCCTTGCTCCTATCTTCAATGGTTCTATGTATATGTACACGGGCCAAGCAAAAGATTCTTTGTGGGGCCAAAACATTTATAGAAACGATGATAATGCCTACCAACAACGCAGTGGTGATGGTGCATCGACAATGGCGCTTGGTAAAGAAGTTGCGTATTGCAATCAAGAAGATAACACAGTAGGAAACCACAGAGTAACGAATATTCCATTTTTTCAATATTTGAGTATGGAAGAGTCCAGAAGAGGAACTGGTATGCAGAGAATTACTGCAGATGATGGCACAGACCTCTATGTTTGGCAAAACCGTCCGATGTTTTATAATTGGTATCGTCAAATTTCTTGGTTAAATCCAACAAGAGAATTATATGAAGCATCACCATCTACTTCTTGGGGATATGACGGGCAGGGTTCGTCTGGTGAAATTACCGTCCCAACAATGGCAACTGAAGAAGAAGTAGGTACAAAATGGGTTTCTAATATCTGCCAACAGGTTAGACACGATTCGGGTTGTGCCAGACCTCACATGGGATTGGGAAGAAACTATATGTTAGACTATAGTGATACTAACGATACTTGGAATACTACCATGAGAGCTCCGTATAGTGTTCAATATATCGGTATGTCTACTGTAGATGGTAAACCAATTTACTTGTATAATAATCAAGACAACGATCACGATCAGTATATCACAAAACACAATGTGAGTGCGAATACAACTACTGATTTGCATAGATTTAATACTGCCCCAACAGCTGCAGGAACTAACTATGGTGGTACAAGAGCAACAACAACAATTGGTAGACATGTAAAATGGGCATCCCACACATTTGATGACCCAACAAGCTCTGGAAACAAGTGCTTTTATGTTCCATATCTTGATGCAAACTTAAATTATCATCCATTCTGGTATCAGTGGGATAAATCTACAGATACATTCACCAACAATTCTGATATTACAATTACTGGTGATGCAAGTTCTACTCACTTTAATAACCACACAGGTGGACAGGGCGATTCGTCTGATATGAGTGCGTATTTCTATAATGAAACTTTTGTTTCTTCTGGAAATAGATATCTATCACTTTTCCCAATTCACGGTTTCTATCAATGTCACGATAATACACCAACTGCAAGAACTGTTGTAACATATCAAGTGGATGCGGCAGATCCAAAACAATTGACGCATCACTCTACAGTGACAATTCCAGCAACACCAAGAAATATGGTGTTCTTAAATGATTCTAGAACAATGTTTGGTGTGATTGGCGAGAATGCAATTTATATCTTCAACTGGAATAATGTTGATGGATGGGTTTTGACTACAACATATGCTGGCAAATTCACATCACTGGGTAGAGATACAACCGATAGAATTTGGGCAACTGAAGTTGGTTCGTTCAACAGTTATGCATCAATGCACATCATTACTCCTTCTATTCCAGTTAAAATTAGTATTACCCCTGCTGCAACCAACTATAATTACGCAGGAAGTGATATTAACACAACCGTTGCAATAAGTGCATATAATGCATCTGGAGATAGAATTGCAGTTGATGTTGCATTAACAATTGATGGTTCTACTATGAACTTTGGTGGTGGTTCAACATCTACAACAGTAACAACATCTACAACTGCAGATGTATCTCAGGCAGTAGTAATTACTGGTGCAGGATTGAGTGATATTGTAGCAAGTGTTTCGATTTAACTACTAAGGTGAACCAATGGGTGCAATTAGTATTAGGTCACAAGGTGGAGACACACAAGGTATCGGAGTACATTTTGGTAAATTCAACCTAAATGTCTCTGATACTAGTGATACATGGTCTTCCTTGCCAACAGATAAATATGTAGGTGACCCAGAAAATCAATCGATAACAACTATCAATGTTTCAAGAAGTAATCCAAACCATTCGGTTGTTCTTGAAACATTACCTTTATTGGTAGAAACTGATTCCGCACCCTTTGAAACGCCAAATACACATACCTTTGGACTTGGATATTACACAATTAATTCTACTGGTGGAGATCAACAAGTTTCGTCAACTGATACTTTAAGTGTTGCAAACTGTGGAATTACATTGTCTTCAAGTTGGGCTCAACCACTTGGAATTGCAGTGAACGGATTGCAGTTGTATATTCCAGTAAATGGGTGGACTACATATAATAATCTACAGAATACTCAATCAAATATTGGAGTTGATTTACAAGGACTTGTCGCAACTCAAGAAATTAATACCAGTGATGCAATTGATATTACTTTTGCATTTACAACAACCGTTTATATGATAAGGCAGACAAACTGGAACGCAGTTGATACAACTGGTTGGACAAGTATTGGTAATGCTGGAAATATTCTTCAAGATAGTTCATCAGACGAAGCTGTTTATGAAAGAACATTTACAGCAGGAACATATACCTTCGATAACAACTCTGCAATGTATATGTTTGATCCAGATAGAACAACAACTGTCCCAACGGCAGGATTGATGGTGGAAGAATATGAAGAGTCTACTACATTCAATCATAATTCAAACATTAAAGTTGGAGATATAATCTCTACTAATGTTATAACTGTATCAAAAGAAATTTTACCAAATACTTTACCAACAGAAAGATTGACATTAAAAACTATAGACGAACAAAGCCGCCTAGTTTATTTTGACCAAATAAGTATCACATCAAGAAAAGATCTTATTTCTAACTTACCAGACGATGGATTCTTTAATACAGAAAAAAGAATTTCAGTAGGAAGTTTCAGTAATTTAACTCCTTACGATTTAAACGAATTGAACAAGTTACAATCTGGGTCTAGAAGTCACACCAGCGCAAGAATTATTGACAGTACTGGAGCCGAAGGTGAAGGCGGCGGTGGTGGCGGAACAGTCACAGAAATTCAAACATGGTACTAAGGAGATGATAAATGGCTATCAACTTTCCTACATCTCCCTCTGACGGTGATACTCATGTTGTAGGTTCTAAAACATGGACATATAATTCTACGAAAGGTGCATGGGTTGCATCTGTAGAAACTGTCCCTGCAGTTTTAGGTTCGATAACTTCTCATATAATTCCAGATGGAAATGCTCTATATGATCTAGGAGAAGCAGAAAATAAGTTTAGAGATTTATATCTTTCATCTGCAACTCTTTATCTTGGTGATGATAGTGTTTCAATCGTGGATGGTAAATTTACCAGTTCCGCAGCAATATCTTCTCCAGATTTTGACCCTTCTCTCGTTCCAGAAAATATGGAACTTGTAGCAAATGCAAACGAAGCCGGACATGGAATGAACTGGTTTTGGAGTTGGGGGGAAACGCTTCTTTATGGAAGAGGTGCAATTTCAAATTCAAGCACAGAAACAGAGGTTCCTTTGTATAGAGAAGGAACATATACTTTTGTAAACTTTGCATACACTCAATATGGAGAGATGACACAAGCACACTCTGGATATCTTAAATCAATTTTAGGGGCAGGAACTGATAATTTAATTCCTGGCGTAACAACAACAATCGAAAATAGATTCAATTCTGTAACTAATACCAATACTGAAGTTCAAAAACATGTTTGGACAATTCCAAAAGATTTTTCTGCCTCAGATATTACATTGACTGCACCATCAATTAGTATGAATGTTACAATCGATAATGGTGCATATGATATTAATTTGACAATGGGGACTGATATAGAAGCAATGTATCGTGGTGGGACATACACATTTAATTTAGATGTTACAGGACATCCGTTCTATTTAACCACAGACGATGGAACAAATTGGACACAAGGTGGTTATGTCGGAGAATATACAAACGGAGTTACTGGTTCTAGAACAGAGGTCGGAACTCTTACATTTACAGTACCAGTAGATGCGCCTGATACATTATATTATCAATGTGCAAATCATAGTGGAATGAAAGGTACAATTCATATTAAAGATTTAGAAGTTGATGTATTGAATGATGCAGACAATTCTATTAGAGTTTACTTTCAACATACTCAATTTGGACATAAAACATCATTTTTAATCAAAGACAAACCAGCAATACCAACTACTGCATGTTTGATGTATAACGGTACTAAATTCGTACCAACACACATGAATGATTATATTGATGGTTCTTCTGAAGTAATAAACAAGATTGCAAACATTGCCCAAGAAAATGTTAGTGGTTTTTCTGGAGACTATAATGATTTAACAAATCAACCAACACTAGCAACTGTTGCTGCGAGTGGTTCATATAACGATCTTTCAGATTCGCCAACAATTCCAACTGATATTAATGAACTTTCAGATGGTTCTGGGTTATTAACTGGCGGCGGCGTTGGTCTTGGAGTTGTAAGTTTAGTGCAGGAAGGAACTCTTGCAGTTACAACTGGTGCGAAAAGATGGTATGCTCCTAGAAATATAGTAGTAAATAAAATTATTGCAAGAGTTGACACAGCGTCATCTGGTGCAAATATAAATATAACAATAAATAAAGTTTCTGGTGGAACAACCACAACAAAAACAATGAGTATTGCAGCGGGAGCAGTAAAGTCGGAAGACACATCTCCAAATTTATCGTTGAGTGCAGATGATTATTTAACTGTGGATATCACTCAAATTGGTTCTGGTGACGCTGGAGAAAATTTAAGATTAACATTTACATATTCATAATTGGAGAAAACAATGGCATTAACAGACGAAAATTTAATTGCATCATATAGAAAAAAATATGCAATTGATTCTGATGTTGTTACCCTTACAGTGTATAGAGCTTCCGGCGCAACAGCAGAACAAATACAAAAAGATTATATCAGTGACGATGAAGAAGTTTTAATTTGGGGAACCTCATTAGGCGGCGGAGTTGAAGAAATTGTGGTTGGAGAGACTCACACACTTAAAGATGTTGATGGTGTTTGGACAGAATATACAGGAGAGGAAGTGTAATGTACGCAAAATTAGTATCTAGTGGTGTTTCTGGAGGAACAGCAACAGTTGCAGCACTAAACAATCTTAGAGGCGTAATGGCGGGAACGATTACATCTACATCTCAATTAAACGCAAGTGGACACAATCAAGGATTGAGTTATATTGGTGGAACGAGGCCAACAACTGGAATTTATACAGTTAATACAACTTCGACATCTACTTCATATGATGGTAGTGGTAGTTTTTATTTTGACAAGTATCATTATGCAAAGGGACAATCGGCGGGATATACTCCCTTTAGAAGAATTTATTTTTACACCGACAGAGATTATAGTTGGAGAATGAATATGTATGACTCCGCTGGTGGTAATGGTGTTCCTACATCGAACAGTTCTCATTTTTGGGGGGATTACACTAGCACCACATATCGTTATGGGCAAATTCCAGGCTATGAGCAGCAAGACCCTGTTACATGGAAAGAAATGCATCTTATAATGAATGATACAACATTTGCATTTCAATTGATTACTACTGGTACTGACACTCAGGCTGATTACGGAACATATGTTTTTTGTGACCTTGAATATAGTTCAACTATTGATGATTATGGATATTCTGGAAATACAAGATATTGTCCAACCATTATGGGATGGTGGGCATGGATGAATTGTATGGAAAGAGCGGATGGACTTAGTTCTGCTGGAGAAAATAACGCACATCACGCAATTCAAAATATTCAATTTATGGATCAGTTTGGTACTTATAGAAATTCCGAAAGAAGTGACCAAGGAAACGAACATTATGGGTATCACGCAGCATCTCACACCAACCGTCCAATGATAGAACCACAATGTAGAAATAGAGTTTATCAAATTCCACAAGCAAACGGCAATTTTGTTCATCAATTAGTTCCAGTGACTTATAAAGGACACATGGATGATGCTGATAATTTTGGCGATCCAAGAAGAGGTAGATTAATGAACTGGTATCGAACAACAGATAGTGCTGGATTTAGTGGTGATATTCTTACTGAAGGTACAACTCAATATAGAATTTTCAGAGTTCATAAAACTGGAGATGAGAGTATGATCAATGCGAATATCAACGCATGTTATGCATTTCCAGAAGACAATGTTCCATTTGGTGGGTGATAAATGGCAGATGCAGTTTTAGTTGGAGTACATTCTTTAAAAACAGCGGATAGGGTGAGAACAGCAGTTGTTCATAGTTTTCAACTTAAAACTGCAGATAAAACAAGAAGTGCAGTGAATGTAACATTCGATCCAGTAATTATTCAAAACCTTTATGGTGGGGGTGGTTCTTCTGGGCCAACTGACCCACAATCATGGACGGATAGTTAAATGACGAATTACTCAAGTATAAGATATGCAAGTAGTGGTGCCACTGGTAGTGGTACCACTGTCTATGCAGATATGAATGCATTGATTGCAGCAACAGGAACTGACGGGGCTCAGGCGTTTGTACAATCAAACAACAACATCTATGTGTATGCTGGAACTGGTTGGTATAAAATTGCTACAGTCCAAAATGACTCACCAAGCGCAATTACTGGTGTTAACGGTTCTTATTCACTTGCTATAGATGGAACACCTACAGTTATTACTGCTGTTTCTACAGACCCTGAAGGATTCCCTCTGACATGGACATACTCAACCAGTGGACTTGGAAGTATTGCTGCAATAAGTCAAGAAGATAATGTATTCACGATTACACCTAGTACTGATGATACCAATTTCGGAACATTCACTCTCACAATTAATGCAACTGATGGTGTGAATGGGGCGGTTAGTACAAACACATCTATAACTCTGCAATTTTATATTTTAAACAGCAATTACACAACTTTACTAGCAACAGCAGTTGATATATCAGACAATAGTAGTTTTACAGATTCTTCAACAAATGCATTAACACTTTCGCCTATAAATGCACCTACATCAAGTTCATTTAGTCCTTACCGCTCTGGCGGATATTCTACTTATTTTGATGGGGCAGGGGATTATATAAGATATACAGATGCCTCTTTAGCTGAAGGCACAGATGATTTTACGGTAGAATTTTGGGTTAGAAGAGACGGAGCTCAATCTCTAAATGATACAATAGTGGGACATGATACTACTCCTGGCTGGCAAATTTGTTTTAATAGTGACGGAAGCACTATTCGATGGATGACTAATGCAACTGACGCTTCAAGAGTTTTACCCGCCTCCTTGAATGATCAACAATGGCATCACATAGTTTATCAAAGATCATCTGGAACTTTGCAAGGGTTTTTAGATGGAGTATCTTTAGGAACTGCATCTGTGAGTACTAATTTTACTAATGACAAAATCGAAATTGGCGTAAATAGAGGAGGTACGGCGTATTTCACAGGCAATGTTCGTGATGTCCGTATTATAAAAGGCACAGCTTTTTATTCTTCATCAGGTTTTGATGTTCCTACAGAACCTTTAACGGCTGTATCAGGCACAGGATATTCGACAACATTACTTTCGTGTCATTTGCCGTACATAACAGACGGAGGAGCGAATTCTCTAACGCCAACGGTAAACGGCAACACCTCAACAAAACCATTCACTCCCTATGACAACTTAGAATACTCAGCAGCCGATCACGGTGGTTCAATTTATTTTGATACCAGTGGTTCTACTGGAACAAGTGGTGGATCGGGACAATATGTTCAAAGTGCATTATCCTCTGAACTAACACTTGATACTAACGATTTTACTATAGATTGTTGGGTATATGGTATTAGTAAAGCCCGTAATTATCCAAGAGTATTACAAATTGGCCCACAGAACACTCCGTGGGGATCAAGTCAATTGGCGATATTATATAAACACAATGATGATAATGATTCTATATGTTTAGCAATGAATGGCATTGGGGGCAATGCAATGCTAATTGCTAGTGGCCCAATAAATGATAATCAATGGTATCATGTAGCCGTTACTAGATCAGGAAGTACATTTACTATGTATATCAATGGTGAATCTGTCGGAACATACACAAGTACAGGAAGCGCAACAGGAACTGGGGATAAAGCAATTTTAATTGGCAGTAGTAGTGCTGGTGATAGTGACTTTAATGGGTATATTTCTGATTTGCGTGTTTTAAATGGTACAGTTGTATATACAGGAAACTTTACACCACCAACGGAACCAGTTAGTTCTTCGGCCGCAGCGGTTCATGTAGTTGGAACAGATGCATCTATCATAGATAAAGCACAAACCAGTAATTTACAGCTTGTTGGAAACACTACTGGTTCAACGACTCAGGTTAAGTTTGCAGATACTAAGTCAATGTATTTTGATGGAACAGGTGATTATGTATATATTGATGCAGATGTTGCAAACTTTGGAACTGGAGACTTTACTATCGAAATGTGGTTGTACCCAACAGAAAGCGATAATGGTATATTTAGAAAAACTACATCTACAGGTAGTTCGAGTCCTCCTTCTTTATCTGTATATGTAGTAGGAACTACTCCTTTAGTTGGAGTAAATTCAGGAACAGCAGATGGAAGCTGGATAACAGCTTCAAGTAGTTTTAGTAACAACGCCTGGAATCATTTTGCAATTACAAGAAATAGCGGAACAGTAACAATTTGGATAAATGGAAATTCCTCGGGATCAGCAACAAGAACTGCAGATGTAGATAATAATATTACATTCCGTTTAGGAGAGTGGCGTAATAGTTCTGAGAACTATAAAGGATATATTCAAGATTTTCGCCTTACCAAAGGTCTAGCAAGATACACCGCAAACTTTACACCACCCACAGAACCACTAAAAGGTTAATAACGGATTATAAATAATTCATAAAAGAGGAACAACATGGCAGTAAATTTTCCAGACAATCCATCTAATGGTGATAGTTTTACTTCCAATGGAATTGTATATGTTTACAATTCCACCACTACTGCATGGCAAAAATCTTATACATCCGTGCCACCTGTTGTTACTGGACATGTTTTACCAGATGCAAACGAGACATACGATTTAGGTTCTACAACACAAAGATTTCGTGATTTATATCTAAGTGGAAACTCTATTACAATCGGTGATCTTGTTATTTCCGATAATAATGGAGTTTTTGAGGTAACACCATCGGGTGGTTCTGCAGTTTCATTTGCAACTCAGGCAGATATTAATACCGCAATTTCTAATTTAGTAGACACTGCGCCAGGCACATTAGATACTCTTAACGAACTTGCGGCTGCGATTGGAGATGACGCAAACTTCGCAACAAATATCACCGCATCACTTGCAAATAAACTAGAAGCGTCAGACCTTGCAGGATATGTAACGCAGACTGGTACAGAGACTCTTTCAAATAAAACTCTTGCTGCAACAACATTAGCGGGACACATAATTCCAAACACAGATTCTGCATATGATCTGGGTTCTGCAACAAACAGATTTCGTGATTTATATTTGAGTGGTAATACTCTTTATATTGGTGATGTAGAAATTTCCGTAAATAATGAAGGACTTTTACAACTCCCTTCTGGGTCATTGATTGATGATGCAGTTGTTCCTACTGAAATCGGACAGATGACAAATGTTAGACTGGAACCCAATCCAGAAGTACTAGAGATGGCGGTAGATGCACCGGCAGCTGGTCATAGTACTCCATGGTTATGGACATGGAAATCGGGCGCTCTACCATATGCAAGATCGACTATTACAAATCAAGTTCAATCAGATGTTCCAATTTACATTGCAGGCACATATACTCTATTTAACTTTGCGGCACATGAACTTCATGGTACGATGACTCAAACTCATAAAATTTATCTTAAGTGGATTGAAGGTGCAGGCACAGACAATTTAGTATCGTGGGCAACATCAACTTTAAATGTTCAAAATATTACATTTGAAGGTGTTAATGGAGATAATGCAACAGAAGTTCAAAGATTAAACATTAGTGTTCCATCTACAATCACATTACCAACTTTAGTTGCACCTAATGTATCATATAATGTTTCTTTTGTATCATCAGGTGCATATACATTCATGGGTTCTGCACACGGAGATAATCCAGATATTGGCCCTCTTTATAGGGGTGGTACATATACATTTAATTTAGACTCATCGCTTTCTGGTCATCCATTTTATTTAACACAAGATGATGGAACAAACTGGGCCCAAGGACAGTATATTGATGAATATACTAACGGAGTTACTGGTTCTAGAAATGAAAGTGGAACTTTGGTATTTACTGTTCCAAATGATGCACCAGATGTTTTGTATTATCAGTGTGGCAATCACAATCCTATGAGAGGCATGTTGACTATCAAAAATCTTGAAGTAGAAACTAATGATGCCGGCAATTATGTTGTGTATTTCCAACACGATCAAGAACAACATTTTACACCAGTAGAAATTAGACCTAGACCTTCAATTGCAGGACAGTCGTGTTTAGTTTACGATTCTTCTCTATCTGAATTTGTTCCACAAGATATGGGCGATTATATTACGAAAACTCCAGTAATACAAGAAAGAATTGGAGAACTTGCGGAAGATAAAATTGTAGAAAAAGTAAATGATGATACTGTCACAAATCTTACAAAAGTAAAAGAACAAACTACATTTATTACAAATCTCAATCAACAAGGTGAGTTGCAATTAGTAACTGGAACCGCACGATGGTATGCTCCCTTTGATCTATTAGTAACTGGTATTAATACAAAGGTTTCATCTTCTGCAGATTCTAATATATCAATTGAAATTAAGAAAAACGGTTCTACTGTTAAATCCAACTCGATTTTGGCGGGACAATTTTCTAGTGTTGTTTCTGCACCAGAGTTTCCTATGGTGGAAGGCGATTACATAACAGTAGACGTAACATCTATTGGAACAACGAATAAAGGTGAAGATTTAGTTGTTCAATTTAAATATAGACAAACATAAACAATTTATAAATAGTAGAAAAATTTTAAAAAAATTAGGAGATAAAAATGAATGTATCTATCATAAAAGATATTGTTTCTATTGATGAAAACGGAGATGAAGTTACAACACAAGTGGCCACGGAATATGTGGTGGCATTAGATGATGGAGTTTTTACTGCAACAAATTCTGACGGCGATTTAGAAGTAAGTCAACCATGGAAATTTAATCCTGACGGCTCCAGAGCAGATTGGTCCAATATAGATGAAGCAGTTGCATGGTTCAAAGAAATTAAAGATCACACAGGAGAATAAGAAATGGCAAAAGTATGGGATTACCAAGGAAGATCAAATTATCCAGTCGTTATTGAAGACCCAAGGGCGGGAAATGATGGTTTCTGGCTTGATGGAATGAAACACGATAAAACTAGTTTGACTCCACAATTTAACAGATATATCAACTATCAAGATTCGACATCAACTGCATGGGAAACTAAACATAATAATAATATGTCCTCATCGGGTGGACAAGTAGGGCAGAGTCTTGCATTATCTAAATTACAAACAGGAATGTCAATTCCTAGTGACAATACACAAAACCATGAGAATTATATAGATCCAGCGCCATGGATCGATATGTCCCAATCAGGGGCCAGTGGTGAGGGCGGCCACACTGGTGGAGCAATGCGTGTTTTAACTAATAACGACCAGTCAATAAAAGCAGTAACCCATGTTTGGGAAAGTGGTTCGACTGCTTACAACGCATCTTGGCAAGAAATAGAAGACAGTGTTGATTTAGATAATTCAATACCAAATGCAAGGGGAAATAGTTGGTCGGACGATTACAGTAAACGTTATCACTATTGGGGAAAGTCATATGGTAATAACAATTATCAACCAGCACTTTCCAGAATGGATAACGGTTCAAGTAATGAAAACGACCCACACTTTCAACTTAAAGTTGGTTATAGTCAATGGCCATCCAACTGGGCATCACAGTATTCCAGAGATGTTACCTCTATGGGTACACATTACACTGTGCAGTTTTTAGGCGAATCTGTTGATGGTGGACTTTTATTTGCTGGAAATTATGCGGGCACTGGTGCTTCTGGTTCTTATGTGAGAATATCTAAAGAAGTTTGGACTTCTAGTCAGAATCCAACAGGAACACAGATGTTTTATTACAGTGATGTGCCACCGGCTGCTG